CCACTGATGCCATATTAAAAATTCCCCATAAAATGAAGATACATTTTTTGCATGTCCCAACCGATACCATGCACCAGTAGTATTAGCTTTGATAGTTCGGGTACTGCTGTGGAAAACTATATTCTTATTTAGTTCAGTAATCTTATCGTTCAAAATCTTTCCTTGAGTTGCATCTAATGCAAATCCTGCTACTGTAGCTAAAAGATTATTAATAACACTTGTCTTTGGGAATTTTGTGTCGTTTAAGATTTTTCCTTGTTTTGCACTTAAAGAATCAACCGTAGATTGCGAATTAAGATTATCTTGGATTCCACGCCATGAGTTTTTATATCCGGTATCATTTTCAAATTCTGATAATTTTGTTGGAAGATTAACCAAATCAGTATAATTGGCAGTAAATGCTACCGTTTTAAGATCAGCAAAAAACTTCGTTATTTTTCCAAATATTTCCGAAAGTTTATTTCCGCTAGATATGTTTTCCCTGATTTCTGCTGGTTCGAATGTTGGGGTCTGGTCGTTAGTTGTTACATTTGGAACATTGCCAAGTCCTATATTTTCAGCAGTAATATTAACATTACCAACGCGATAATTATTTTCTGCACCACCCTTAATACCCGTTACCTGTATTCCGACCATAATATCCCATTTTTCCGTTCTTGCCCAATAAACATTGGTTCCTGCACGATAAAAAATACCGCTTCCATCAACGAAACGTTCATCTGTTGTAAAATCATTCGATATATTATACATATATCCAATTCTAGGCTCTGTAGGAAGTTCTTCAAATGTTATCGTGCCATCTGGAATAATAGCGCCAGCAGTAGCAGCAGCGACAATTCTCTGAGCCTGCTCCAATAATTTTTGAGCCTCATCTACCAACTGTTGAGCCAACTCTGAGTATGATTTTGCATTATCAAAAATATCTGTTGGGCGAACTTCGCCTTCTGTACCAACAGCGTAACTCTTAGCTTGTAAATGAAACATTTCAGCTTCGTTTGCACTAGATGCTGCATTTTCTTCACTTTTACTTGTGGCATCCTGTGAAGCTTGTGCATTATTTTCAGATTCCTTTGCATTTATTGCTGATACTTTTGCCTGTTCATAATATCCCTTGGCACTATCAAGTTCTTCATTTTCACGCAAACTAGTATCGCCAATAGCATAGCTTCTGGATAAAACAGAATAATCATTAGCACTTTTTGCAAACTCTTTTGCTTCGTCTAAAACCTGTTTAAATGTAATATATTCTTTCTGGTCTGAATACACATAATCTGCTGGTCTAGGGCGTTTCCTTACCATAATTCTAAAACAATATACACTTTTCTGTTCGTTGTTTTTATCAATGAAAATATATCCAGTAATAGGATATGGTTCTGATAAAAGATCATTTGGGACTGTTGCAGATAATGTGTTGTCTTGGTACGTAGATTCTACAACCATAGCTTCATCAATGTTATTCTGATTAAAAAAATGTACTTTATAAGCTTTGTCTATTTCATCTTCTTGAACAAAGACTTTAACGTTCTTATCCCATTGTACTAATGAGTTTACTGAATTATTATTTATATCAAAAATAGTAATCTCTTGCATTTTACAACCTCATAAAAAATCACCAGATTACACAAGTAATTTCTGGTGATTTTACTTTCTTTATTTGTTTGCTTCAGGTGTAGTAGAGTGCATGTTCTTTTTATAGTTTTTCATATCTATTTCTAACTGCCGTTGACTTGCTACCCTGATATCATTTAAAATATCTCTTAGTATATATTCAACTACAAATATAGGTAACTGACTATTATTTATATTTTTAATAATTTCCTCAATAAATTCCTGCTGTATAATTGTCATTGGTTTTGCAGTTTTTTCATTCATAATTATTTCTCCATTATCCTATTGTGTTAAGTAGGTATTTTTGATGTTAAGTTTCTAGTAATAGCATCAACATGTGATTGTAAATCGTCGTCAACTACCACAATGTTAAATCTCTCGTTACTTTTTATGAGTTTTCCATCTTCTGAAATCTCTGAATAAGTAGCAGATATTCTACTGCCTTCAGCAGTTTTATGATGTGTAAACGATGTTATTTTTTTGATATTATTCATTTTCAATTAACTCCTTTTCATATGATTTTAAATAATTATCTGCTTGTTCAATGTAATCAATTTCTGAACCATTATCAGACGATATTATTTCTTCTAATCGTTCAAATGAATAATCAGCTTGTTTTGCTTTGATTTCCCAATCAAACTCCGTATTTGGAATACCTTTGACAATAAAATAGTTACATTCTTTTTGATAAACATATATTTGGTCGTTAGAATATGATTGTAAAAATACACTATAATTTTGTATAGTATCAACTGTCTCTGAAAAAATGCAATCTATATCAATATAACAAAATCCGTCATCACCAATAATTCCGTGTCCAATATCACCAAAATAGGGGCTTGTAGTTTCGTAACAATAAAGAAGCCTGTTATCATAAGAACGTGTGTTAATTATGCGTGATTTAGAACCGCTTACATTTAAATCACCTTCTATATTTACGCCACCTCTTTGTGTGATTAGTTTAATAGTTCCTCTACCAGTAGTTGATATTTTGAAACCATCAGTATTAAATGTCATAATTGAAGATGTAAATAATGGATCATCTCCATAATATTGTGTTCCAATAAATACACCTTCGGTTGGATTAGAAGACATGACCCATTTAAAATTATCACCATTTATTGAAACAGGAACACTAACGTTAAATGACTTTGTAAATTCTCCACTACTACCAGAAATATTTGTACCAGTAATATTTCCACTAAATTTCCCGTTCTTTGCTTGAAGACTTCCATCTGATAGAATCTTAAAATTTTCGTTTGCTGTAACAAGACCTTCTAGTTTGATTTTTTCTGCTTTAATAGAAACTTCTTCATTACTCTTATTTATTTTATCAATAATTTTATAATCATCTAATTCAGTACCATCCCCCTTTAAATGCAACACCCCATTTTCGTCGACAGATAATATACTTCCATTCTTGTTTGATAGTGATAGCAATGTACTAGAATTAGGATTCACAATAAAAGTATTTTTGTCATTGGTTATCTTTAATCCATTCTTATCAAACGTAAGAGAATTATCGTCAGAATAAATACCAAGGTTTTCTCCTAGAATTAGATTTCCAATTAATGTTTCAGCATTAACGCCATATGTATATTTTAGTTCGTTTGTCGATGGTTCATAATAATAATATCCGCCAATAGCAGTTTTTACATTTTCCCAATTATCATTGGTAATGAGTATGGAATTATTTAAAAAACGCATTTGTTCATCGTGATAAGAATCGGTTATTTCATCATATTTTCTTAACAGAAATCCATGTTCATCCCATGTTTGTGTTTGTCCATCAGAACCAGATAAGATTTTTGTTTTAGTTACATCAAGTCCATTTTGTACCCATTTGTTTACAACCTCTTGACTTTTTAAACCTTGTTCTGCTTGTCTTTGTACATAATCATAAGATGATGTAATCGAACTTGCTTTATCGAAAATCGATTTAGAATCGCTTATACCACCAATAATTCTAAGAACATCTGAAAAATCAACAGTAGATAAGTTTGCCAAATTATCATAATCAATTTCATATTCAATTAACCTTAATTTATAAATCTTGTCATCTATTTGAACTCTTAACCAATTCCCTATTTCAAAATGGTCGTATAAAGGTTTGAATTTTTTGATTGCAAAAATATTTTTTAAGTTAGAAGAAATAGAATGTTGAAGAGTAGAAGACTTATATATTTCTTTACTGGCAGTTTCAAGAAATTCTAGCGCTCTATTAAATAATTCTGTATTATTTAAACCGTCAGATATATAATTGCTATTAGAATACTTGTCTTCTCTGCGATACGCATAAAAGTCTAACCACAATTCTTTTCCAAGATATTTTTCAAAATTAAGATTATCTTGGATTTGCTGTTTTTCTTCAATAATGTAAGTTTGTATTCCGTGTGAAATTACGTTATTATCGTTTGAAGCTCCAGTGATTGTCTCAACTTCATTTTCTCTTATAGCGATTTCAGATTGAATTGCATCTAATTTATTTCTATATGGGAGGTATAATTCATCGTATAAACTAGGGGTTTTATCTGCCCATGTTTCTCTGTTAGCAATTCCCTGTTCAATTAAAATATCAATACATGATTGACATATATTGTAAAAAGAATTGAGGCTATCTAGGCAGTATTTTTTTAGTTCTTCACAGAAAAGATTGTGAGTCATTTTAAAAAGCCCAGATATGCTTAAATCATGCGCTTCTTTGGATAATAATTTATCGATTTGCTGTTTTACATATTTCTCGTAATTATCATTAATTGTTACAGTAATATCAGAAGTTGTTGTAGTATCTTCTTCATCAGAATAGTTTGTGACAATAAAACTACCTTTCCATGTTAAATTTGACATGGAAGATGTGTTTATTTTTACTTGATATCTTGGATCGACTATAGATTTTGCAAAGCTTAAGACTGCATTGTTAGCAGTAGAAATAGATATATATTTAATGTTTGAAACACTTATAGGAGACAAATTTTTAGATGTTAATAAATTGCCTTGTTCTTCTGCGCTAGTATCATTTAATTTGGCATCTGGCATTAATATAGACTTTAAATATAATGCTAAATCAATAGTATTGTAATATGCTGTCATTAGCCTGGGATATCCTATTATCGGTATATTGATTTGCTCTAAATTCTGGTTATATGCTTTGTATTTTAAAATGATATCATTATATTTTTTCAATAAAGCGTCATCAATGGATATATGATGATTCTTTTGATAATAATCAAATAATTCATCATACTGATTTATCTTATTTACTAGCTCATCTGGCATAATTTCTTTCATATCGTCAGAAATGTACCAAATATAATCAGAACCGTTAGGATTACAGTTTCGTATTGTTGCTGTCATTAAATCGTCGCCTGCTTCTAGCTTAAAGCAATTATTTACAGCAACAGTATCAGTTGTAAGTTTTAAATCATTAGCAATTTCATTCGATGTGATAAAAATAGAAGTATCTTCACCATATCCATCAGTTATATTGACACTATTACATTTTGGACACTTGTCAGTAAATTCTCCTCTATATTCACAGTCAATACAATTATGTTGTAAATCATATACAGATATGTCTCGAATGATATTTTCTTCCTTGTTTATATATGTTTCATATATGAATATACATCCGATTTCTTCAGCAATTTCCATAAAAGCATCATCGATGGATGTGTCATCAAATGTAAATGCTCTTTGTAATTTTGCAATACTGGCATCAACGTGAGCTATATGGTAATGTGGTGCTTTTTCAAGAATTCGATGTAGCAAAGATTTTTGGGGATTGTCTTTGTCAAATAAAATGGCAATTTCATAGTCATCTCTAGCTATGTCTTTCTCAGTGTTTATTTCTACGTTAAAAAGCTTTATCTTTGATAATTCTGCTTTCCCAAGCTCTATACCAGACACATGTTTTATAGTTTTATTTGTTTCATCAATTTCAACAGAAATTTCAAACCACGTATTCCATTCTTTACATAATACTAAACGAAAATTAACAATTCTGTCCCATAAGTGGTTTTTGATGTTATTTTCATATTTATTTACACTAAATGATATCTCAGATGGATTAACCATGCTATCTTTGACTATAACATTTTTGGCAATAATCTCTCCTAACTTATCACCATTTTTATTTGCCAAAATAATAGTAGGCATCTCAGGAGCGTGTGTAATAGGGTCAAATTTAAGCTTTATTTTGCTCATTTTCTACCTCCTCATATACCTACTTTTACAATAGGCGAATATTTTATTTTAATTATACAGGGAACCGAAATAGTAAGCATGTTTTGATTATTTCGGAATGTATTATATATTCTAAACCAATTCCAATTAAAATCATTTTGAATTTTATGAGATGGAAGAGAAGAGTAGATTATGGGATAATCTAAAGTTATTTTCTCACCTGCAATACAATTTTTTATTTCCATTAACCTATCCTCTAAGCTGTTATGAATGGCAAATGTGCCATCTTCAATAATATCAATTTCCATATGAGGATAAATATATCCTTCTTCGTCAGAAATGTCATTGATAATTTTTTTGCCGTTTGTTTCAGTATTATTTATAAAAATAGATATTGGCTCGTGTAATGCGAATGGTCTATTAGTTGTCATTTCCAACTCTAATCCGCATATCATATCTCCGAATTTCAATTTGCTGATATTATTAAAGCTTGATTCAAAATAAAAATCTACATATTCATCTCCTAAGGGTTTGAATTTATGAAAATCTTTGCGGTTTAACCACGACATCAAATCTCTTAAATCATGTACATTAATCTCAAAATTGCTATTCATACATGGGTCTTTGCAGATTTGAAACGTTGTTTTAAGACATTCTGTATATTGCGAATCAGTCAATTCGTATTTTTTCCCATTTAAGGTATTTACAGTATTAAAGGTGATTTGGGAACCATTAGAGACTGTTTGTAATCCTCCTGAATCAAATCTACATACCATATAACCCATATCACTTAAAGTGATGCCATCATATTCAAAATCATACAATTCCACGATTATCACCTCCGTATTTACTTGGATTTTATTCTTTAAAACTTTTATGCCATAAACGTTTAATCCTAACGTTTTTCATGATATTCTTGATTTCTGTCAAGTTAGACATTAATTGTCCATACTCATTTTTGATTTCTTCTAACTCATTTAACAACGCAAGCTGGTCTGTACATATATCATTAATAAATTCTGATAATTCATCTTTTTTGCTTACATCTATTTCTAAATCAAATATTTTTTCTTTAAGTTTTTCTATTTCAAAACTCTGTCTTAATATAGTTTGGGTTTGAAAATCCTTTGATTTATGTTTGCTTTTAATCATATAAAAACTTCTCCATATAATTTTTGAGCATAAGACAGGAAATTAATTCACCGATCAACAGATCTTATGCTGCTCTATATTAAATGAGGCTGTCTTTCAACAGCCCCATAAGTTAAAATTTTCTAAATCCTATATTTTCTCAGTGAACTTCCACCAGACATTTCACCTACAGTCGCAGCCTGAATTGCACCCACAAAATTTTTATTATGCATCAAATCGTGTGGCACGCGCTCCATGAATTCATCGTAGTTCGTAACATTGGGCAGATTCATGGTCAGGTGGATCTCATTATTAGCTACATTGTTATTCTTAATATTACTAATATTTTGCATTGCGGTTTTTAAGCTCTCTGCTCCGAGATTTCCTGCAATGTGAGTAGGTGATGTTGTTAATAATGTCCGAAGTGTTTCCATCTGCTTTTGACTAACGACCATATCTCCAGCACCTAACGGAGTAAGCACTGCGCCATCAGATTTTCTGATGATAGCCTCTGGCTTGTTGTTTTCCTGTGTCCATGCTAACTGGTCATGTGGGACATTCATCGTACCTTTAGCATATCCTTTAAGCTGACTTAAGTTTACCCATCCTAAGTTGCCGCTTCCGTACTTTTTCCCAGTGCTGATATGGTAGGGCTTTTTAGCGCCTTTCTTAATCTTTGTAATATATACAGTGTCCCCTTTGTGTTTGTTTCCAGAAGAACCTGTACCATTACTGTTTTTAAAATAATTTCCACTTTTGTAAGTAACAATGTCGCCTACTTCTGCTTTGCCGTTTGGTTTGTATTTTGGGTCATAAATTAAGTTGGTAGTAGCTTTCTTGGTAGGCGAGGTAGTGATTGGCTTTCCTACACCTGATAACATCGATGAAATATTGCTTGCCATATCATTCGATGCAGAACTTGAAGCATTATCAGAAAACACCTTCATGCTTGCAAGCGTATCCAACCGTGTGATCATGTTTTGGATATTTACATTTATTAATCCCAAGGTGTTATTTACGGTCGTAGCAGCAGACTCAATACCTGTCTGTAAATTATCGCCATAAGTAGTCAATACATTGGAAAGTTCCCCTGTGCTGGTATTCCAAATCTGCTCCATGGATGTTGATAAATCATAACCCACAGAATCAGCCTTTTCAGAAAGGGTAGTATTGATTGATGATGCATTTTCGTTAATCTTTGCGATCATATCTGATATCAGCATTTCGATATCATCTAACCGCTTATTTAAGATTTCCTCATATTCATCATACAAGGTATCAAGCATCTTTTTTTGGTCAGACACATATTTATCATATTCAGTTTCTTCCAGATTGTCTTTTGCTTCTTCCAGAGATACTTTATATTCCTGGATTTTGGCTTTAGCTTCTTCAGAATTGTCACCTTGGTAAGCGTCTAATATCTTCTGTAAATTAGCAATCTCTTTTGTCTGCTCTTTGACGCGCTTCTGATAGTCATATAAATCCTTCTGTGCATCCAAGGCTTCTGTATAGGTGTCGATCAGCTCTCTCAAAGAATCCAGTTCTTTTTCAATTCCGTCTTCCACCATATCCTTGATCGCCTGTTTCTCGTCTTCGGCAGCGAGGATCATATCCTGTTGCAACTCAAGAAGTTCCTGTCTGCGTTCGACCAGTTCCTTGTCATATGGGTCTTCAGCAATCTGTTTATCAAGATTATCTATTTCTTTATCATACCTGTCAGCTTGTGCCATGTACACATTGTAATTCATGCCGTGCAAGCCCATAGTAGTAAGCCCCTCGTTAGTGAGCTGTCCTTTGTCGTTATAAAGCTCCTCATTGCTCAAAAGCTCTGTAAGGAACTTGGATTCGTCTATGATATGGGAAATCTTGCCCTGTAGCAGATCAAATACTTCCCAACTGATATCACGTATGGAGTTGCCATATTGTATCATGGCTGTATTGGCTTCTTCAATTGAAAGGGTAACATCATCAATCTGGTTGCACATTTCGTACCAAGCTTCCGATTCTTTTTTAATAGCACCGCTGCTGACAGCTTCATTGAGTGATTTTGTCAAATCAGCTTTTTCTTTCTGAAGTTTAGAAATATTATTCCGCTCATTATCCATAAGAGCTTCATAGTATTTAATACTTACAATATATCCTTTTTCTTCAGCCTGTGTGATGGATTCATCAAGCATGTTCTTTTTATTCTCGATAATTGCCAAGATGCTATCATATTGTGATACAACATTATTGAAAGCTGTCTCGTATAATTCGCTAACCTTTTCATTCAGCTCCTCAACTGCATCACGGCAGTCTAACGCTTTTTCATCATTGTCTTTACATAGTTCGCTACACTATGCGAGTTATCAAAACTCCCCATACTTTCATATGGCATGGGACTATATCTTCTATCTGTTAAATATTTTTGTGCATAATAAAAGAGCAGGAGAGTATTAATTTTCCTACTCTTTTTATTCTATCTAGTCAACTAAAGTCTCAATCATTCGCTTTATATGACAAAGCTAAATTTTCCATATCTTTAAAATCAATACATCTTTTTGCCAAATCACTATCCGGTTTATCATATTTATTATTATAAACTTTTAAAGCAACTTTATCTAAATCCATTGTATTAATAACTTTTAATTCTGTTCGCATTAAAGATATGTATTTACTTTTTTCTTTTTCATTCTTAAATGTTCTATGTTTGTCTAAATCCTTATATTGTAATTTATTATATATATTTTTAGGAATTGGGAACATATAGTTTAAATTGATTACAGCAATTAATCTATTACTTTTTGGATCAAAAATTTTCTTAAAATCCTCATTGGCTTTCATTTTAAAATGCTTTTGTTTAGGATGAGATACTTGTGTAACATAATAGAAGTCATCAGTTTCAAACAATACTCCAAAAAATGGCTTATATTTATTATTTCCATAATCTGATTTTGGTATTCTGTTTTCTTTACTCCTAAGATAATTCAAATAATTTTCATCAATGACAAGCCATTCCATAATTTATCTCCTGTAAATTAACTTATAAAAAGAGATAGTTTCCTATCTCTTTTCTAAATTAATACGGTTTTATAGGCTCCGTAACCTCTATTAAGATAGTTTTAAGGTTCTATAACCTCTATTAATACGATTTTAAATGGATTCGTAACCAGCTTAAATTGAAAACAATTTGTTTTCTTGAAGATAGTATATGTTTAAAAAAACTGAATGTCAATACTTTTTATTGTTAAACTTTTATAAAATTTATTATTTTTTTATTAATAAAATGCTTTTTATCCTTTTATAATTATTTTGATCAATAGATTTTCTTTTTCAATCAGAACTTACATTTATTATATTATTTCTTTTTCATTTTAACAGATAGTCTATATTTTCGAACTGCCAATCGCTTGCAGCCCTACATTAAGGCTTTCGCCGCCAATTTAGGCTAGTCTCTGAACGTCTTCCATCAGCATAACCCGTTAAGGAAGTTCGCTGCGTCTGGGTGACTTGCACACCCGGTTGCCCCTGGTCTGATTACTTTTTATGGTTTCTATCTGCTTGCACATGCAGACTGTAAGCTATAAGCCTATACCGCATTCACGCTCACCGTTTCCAGTCACGTTGTAGCGAATCAGATATTATGGGGGTTCCCCGCAATAAAATAGATTAAGTGGCGTGAAAAATTCACCACTGTTGATATTCTTTGATTCTATTTGCTAGTTTCTCGTTTTTGATGGTGCTGATATCAATCTTACCTTCTCTAACTTTCTTGGTCAGAGATTTCCATGTTGACTTTTTATAACCATCATCTTTAGCTTTCTTGAGTGCTGTTTTATTTACTTTCGCAGCTTCCTGTTTATACCGTTTAAAACCCTTCTGTTGTATGGTGATTTCTTTGTTTACCTTGGAAAGCTCACTCTTGAGATTTTTGTTTCTGTCAGACCATGCTTTGTATGCACTGCTTGCTTTTAAGTCTAAGCTGTCTATTGCGCGTTCGACACGATTGATTGCTACCTCAATCCAATCAAAAGCTTCTTTTGCTTTCTTAGCATCTTTTGTGGCTTGTTTAGATTTTTTGTTTGAAGTATTTTTACTTTTTGGAGTTGTTTTCTTTGTGGTCTTCTTCTTAGTAGTAGATGAACTCGCAAAAAGTTTGCGTCCACCATTCCTCGATGCATAAGCTGTACCCTCTAAATGGGCTGTGCCGCTTAATCTTGCTGCACCTCTGGATGGAGTAAAACCGTTCTTAAGTAATTCTTTGGTCTGCTTTGCGTTAAAAACTACAGATCCAGCAGGAATATGAGAGAACTCAGCTCCGTTATCACCCACTGTCCACCAGCGATTGCCATACACTACCATTTCTTGACCCAATTCACCTGTTAAAGCATCTTCGCTTTTTTTGGTTTTCCAATTTGGATTTAACCACGTTTCGTCATCAAGTGTTCCATGTGCAAGAGCGCGTCTGGACAATTTGGGAATTGGATATAATCCGCCCGTCTTTTTTGATACTTCTTTTTGGCTAAGTGGGAGAGTAGTAGAGGTTTTATCTTTAACTGTTCCTTCTTTGTGAGCGGTTCCGTTTAATTGAGCTGTTGTCTTTACAAAACTCTTACTACCACCAAACGTTTTTAATGCATTTTTGACTTTATTAACTGCATTTGATACTGTATCTGAAACAGTCGCACTAATAGTTATCTTCTTGTCTTTTACTCCTGCTAATGCGTTCTTAGCTGACGTAGCTTTTGGAGTAACACCATCAGTAGCAGTCATATTTGTTTTGGTCTTCTTGGGAACCTTCTTTGTCTCTTTAACTACTTTTTTAGCAAGCCCAGACACATCATCAGAAGCTAAAAATTTTGTGATCTTTTCTTTTGGTATTCCTGTTATCTGTGATAAAACAGTAGCTAATACACCAGAAGCACCGTCACTGGCATTGATTTCAGTAATTTTTTCTTCTGGTATTCCGCTGATTTCAGAAAGTACCTTGATTGTTGCGTCACTGGCTTTGTCTTCAGCTAATAGTTCAGTTATGATTTCTTTCGGGATTCCGGTAGAAATGGAAATCATACTTTCGAGTGCTGATGTAGCTTCATCATTAACCTTTGCGTTGATTTCTATATCTTTTGGGTCGATATCCAATATGTCTGCTATATCTTCTTTTGCCAATCCAGTAGATTCTTTAATAGCCTCAAATGCTTTGTCGGCTTCTTTTGACTTTAAGAAACTATCCCAGTCAACGGCCTTATTATCAGAGTAAGCATCCTGGAAAGCGTTTTGCAAGTCATAAATAGCAGATATCTGGTCTTGAATTTTCGCACGGGCATTTTCATCTTTAACATCGCCAAATTTTGATTGTAAATCCTTAACCTTCTGAGACGCATTGGCATATCCTTTGCTTATAGACTCATCGTATCCCGTTTCCTTTTCACGTTTGTCCCTATATTCAGATTTCTTAGCGTTCAGAGCTGCTTTTTGTGTATTGTCTCCTTCGCTTGCCAATCTCTGCAACTGGTCTATCTCTGACTGAATTTGAGCCATACTGTATTCAAACTCGATATGAACAATCTGGTCTTCTGAAAGAGAAGATAAATCATCCTGGTACTTAGCGTACTCTTCATCCCAATTATTGATAAGTCCGTCAAGACGTTCCTTTCCAGCTCCCTCGCCCATGGAATCACGGAGAGATTTGATATTATTCAGGGTATTCTCATACCTTGTAATACTTTCTCCACTAAATGTCACATCATCCCACTCAAATCCATAGGATTCAAGATTGCGCAACAATGTTTCCGTAGCTTCAAGACTCATCTTCATTTTTTCTGCTGCTTCAGCAGTATTGTCGAACGTTCCCGTAAGCCCAGTTTCGTCTTCCTTTAACAGTCCTTTATCAATCAATGCATTCTGGAAGTTTGCAGCACTTCTTTTTGGATTTTCAGCATCAAAGAATTTCTTATATAGCTTTTCTGCGTCTTTGTATTTCTTTTCATAGACATCAGCAACATATTCAAGGTCGTCATTCTTTTTGAGTTCCTTTTTTACGCTGAATTTAGGGAGTACCCATTCAATAGACTTCTGTAGGTCGTCGGTTCCCCATTTATCCTGTTTTGCAAGCTCTCTAGCCTGTGTAGCGTAATCGGCAAATTTTTTCCAGTCAGCATCTTTGTTTTCAGATTTAAAAGCTTCATCTACGTCTGACAGGGTAGTACCAAGTATACTAGCTTTTTCTTTTGCTTGTTCTGCTGAGTTTGCAACATTCTGGAAGTATTTGATGAAATTATCTTGTGACACTCCGATATCATCAAGAGAAAGTCCCAGTTCTTTGAACTTACGGAGCGCATCTTCTGCATTTCCACTTTCGGCAACGATGTTGTTAAGATAATCTCCGATGGCATTTCCAGCAGTGGAAGAGAAGAAGGAGTCTAAGGATTTGAGTTCTTTTTCGGCGGGAAGCAACCCCATATTCCCGATTGCGTCATATGCAGATTTTACTTCGTTAAATTCATCTTCAAATCCTTTTAACGCATCTAATCCTTCGCCATTTACAGAAACCGCTGACAATAATTTATCCAGGTCAACTTCTTTGCTATCTAAATCTTCTGTTAGTTTTTCGATTGCCGTATTATAGCTTTCAATATCTTTTTCTGACTGTTTCCATTCTTTTGATTTTGGATCAAGTTCAGACATAGATTTTTCTAAGTTGGAAATTTTATTTTCGTAATCTTCAATAGCAGCAATATTTTCTTTGACAGCAGTAGCAACATTAACATTACTGACCGTTCCCTGATAAGTCTTTTTGCCACCAGGAACTTGCTGTGCCACTTGTTGTGCTACAGATTGTTTCCCTCTATTTAATGCGTCTTTTGCATTGTAAGCAGCATCCTTTTGTTGAGATAAAGATAATCTTTCTTTTATAGAAAGCTGAGATTCAAGTTTGCTGTTTGTTTCGGAAATTTTGTCAATTTCAACCTGATCTATTAATTGGATTTTTCCACTTTCGTTTAATTTTCCAATTTTCTCATCAATAGAGTCAATGCCACTTAAATCTACATTATATTTTTCTCCCAAAGATGAGAGGGTAGATTTGTATTCTTCTGCTTGAGATTTTAAGTTTTCTACCTCAGATTTTGTGCTATTTAGTCCATCTAAATGCTCTGATGTGTTTTTTATCGCAGAATCATAGGACAAGTTATACGCATCGGACAGTGCTTGTATTGCTTTGTACATTGCATAGGTTGTTCCAATGGTCGTTATTGCTTGACCTTTGAATGTGGACATAAAAGAACCTATACTTTTCCCAAGAGCATTAAAAGTTAATGATAGTGCGCTTTTGGTTCCTAATCCACTCTGAAAAATTGTAAATAGTTCAAATACTCTTTTAAACTGCTATGAAGTAATGATTATTTTTAAAAATTTGTTGGATAAATCTAAAAATAATGTTACAATAAATCAGAGGTGATTTTATGAATAGGTGTCCAAAATGTAATAAACAATTTTCTGTGGAAGTGAAGTTTTGCCCAATTTGCGGATACGAAAGTAATAATCAACAAAACGATACAGAATTTTATATTTGTCCTCAATGTCATATTGAGTATTCATATAAAATAGACCACTGTACTAATTGTGGATATTGCACATCAAACTATAAAAATAAAATAAGAGATATTAATAATGAAAGCTTAAAGAAAGCAACAATTAATATTCCCATGTGTCCTACTTGTCAATCAACTAATATTCGAAAAATATCAGGAACTAAAAAGGTGACATCGATTATTGGGTTTGGAATATTGAGCGATAATATTGGGAAAACTTTCGAGTGCTTAAATTGTAAATATAAGTGGTAAGATGAAATAAATCATGTTAAATAATGAAAACCAAACAAAGATCAAAAGGCTTTTGTTAAAAATAATTAAATTACCACAAATTATACATTCTTTCTTTACGAATGATGATTCTAAATCATACGTGATAATACGCAATTGTTATATTACTTTTTGTGATTTTCATGTTAAAAGATAAAAGATGTTTTATTTATAAACTCGCATGATTTAGAATGTTTGGTAATAAATGATGTATTAGAATATAAAGTGAAATTATAGAAAACATATTCTGAATCCACAATCATCACTAATATTGTTGGATTATATGATAAAATGTGGTATTATAAGGAAAATATATATGTAGGTGAAGAGTAATGGCATTAGTAATTTGTCCAGAATGTAATAAACAAATGAGTCAATATGCAAAAAGCTGCCTTAACTGTGGATTTCCGATTCAAAAATTTATGAATGATAATAATATGAATGATGAAACTAAAGCTTTTGTATGTCCAAAATGTGCAGATACTTATAAAATTAAAGGTGTTATATTTTTAAAGTGTGAATTTTGTAATACAACATTAGTCCAAACAGACATGAGTATCAAAGAGTTATTTCGATTTTCATGTAATAGTACAGATGAAGAATTTGAGTCTAAAGCAATTGAGTTAGCTAAAAAGTACGGAGACAATCAATTTGATGAAAATGCTTATAATGAAACCAAACTTAAAAAGAAACAGCGTAATCTGAGCATGAGTTCATCGAATATAAATCAATCTCAACAAGAAAATACACCCAAATGTCCTCTATGTGGATCGACTGCAATTACGGATGGTCAAAGAGGATATGCTTTGCTCACAGGATTCTTAGGAAGTAATAAAACAGTAAATAGGTGTATTAACTGTGGATATAGTTGGAAACCTGGAAAATAAAGTATCATGTCTTATCACAATAAAAAAATAATGATGTTTTACCATTAATGTGTATAATTTAACTTTGATGTTAATGGAAATATGTTGACCATTAACTATTTATGATTTGTTGGATATTCATTTATGCTTGATAATTTTCAAAATAAACATATGTTTAATCTTAACAAATTGATGTGCATGTGATAGAATAATTTTATTATGTAACAATTACAAAAGATGGAGTATATAATATGTCAGATGCACAAAGCTATATTCAGTGGCTTAATAAAAAATTAAAATTAAATAATTATTCAGTTCAGAATAATGCCCAATTAATGAATTGGAAAATAAATAGAGGACAAATTTACACATGCTTTCTTGGCGAAAATATTGGATTTGAAAAAAGTAGGATGGCAGCAAGACCATGTGTAATTATATCAACACAACGTATTAATCATGAAAGTGGTAATGTGATTGTAATTCCACTTTCAAAAAATATAAAATATGTACGTAGTACAAATAAATTAAAATATCCTTATCACTTTGTTTTAAAAAGATCCAAATATCCTAAACTTCAATTTGATTCTGTCGTACAATGTGAAGATATACGTTGCGTGTCTAAAGCCAGGTTGTCGAAATATATTTGCAATGTCAAACCCGATGACATGAAAGACATTAGGAAGAGATTGAAAAATGCTTTACAAATATGACATATTATGGTATGATTAAAACGTATAGAATATATTTGCTTACCTTATAGCCTACGAGATGCGTATTTATAATTTCCACTCTTATACATATAATTCTCGTGCGTTATTTGTTCGTAGGCCATTCGTTTAAAATTGTTTGAGAGTCCAAGTGATTCTCGCCGAAGTGATTATATGAAGAAAGGTAGGTTTAAGCCTATCTTTTTTCATATTCATACATAGCGGATGGACTGCGAAGCTTGTAATATAGAAGGTATATCATTAAATAAGACTTACTGGTTATAGCATTTAGCTCTGCAATAACAGCAAAAATCAGAGCCTAGAATTGGCCCTGATCCTCAATTTCTTTACACAATTTTTCATAATCATCATCGCCACTTAAAATATCTTCGGCAGTAAGCAATGTATCATACGCATGAGTAATTCCCTCTTCTTCATCATTTTCAAGATAATCCCTAGCTTCTTCCAATATTTCTGATTTATATTTTGAATATGCATTTGAATAATCAGTTTTAAATTCCTTTTTGTAAGAAGATTCATTTAAGTAATCGATGATATCTCTCCATGCTTCCTTCTCTTCGAAATCTGAAATCTTATCAGATACAATGGTTTTATCTATTTTTTTAGATTGTTCGTCTATTTTATCATCATTACCGATTTTCTTTTTTAGCTCTGATAAAACTTTTTTAGCGGAATCATATTCCCTATCTTCCAAATAATCATTACTATCTGAAATTGCGTTGTTTATCATTTCGCTTTTTGCATTTTTTAAAGTTGAAATATTGTCATTTTTCAAAGTTTCTTTTAACGAATTTATGTATTTATACAGTCCGTACCAATCTTCTTTATCCTTGTAAACAGATATTTTATAAGAAACTTCTTTTTCATCTATATTTCTTGATTGTTCTGATATTTTTTTATCTTTCCCAACCAACTTTTTTGCTGAACTTAAAATTTTTCTTGCGCCATCGTACTCATGGCTCTCAATTTTTTGATTTGAATCTGATACCATATCAGACAAATAAGTATCTTTCGCCTGTGAATATATTTCCGATACTGTTTTATCATTACCAAATACATCTTCATTAGAGTTAATATAGGCAATAACATCTTTTGGATCAGTTGTTTCAGTTAAAGAATATAATTCTTCACGTGCAGACACATATGCTTGTTTATCCAAAAGCGTTTCGTTTTCAGGTAATTCTTTAAGTCCTTCCCTAATTAAACTCCTGGCTTTATTATAATTATTATTTTCAACTTCACTATCTGTTTCAGTTACGATGTAAGACAAATATTGTTTTTTTGCAGATTCCAATAATTGCTCTTTATCGTCAACAACTCTGGAATCATCACTAATGCTCTCATAATAACCTATAGCACTTAAATATTTACCTTCATTAATTGCATCATCCCCATTAGATTTTGCTTCTAAATCAGCATTATCTCGTTTTTCTTCTTCTGTAAGATGTCTTTGAGATTCATATTTTTTTGGAAAAAAATCTAAATGTTCAATATTTACCGCAGTAAAACTGCCAAAGGCTATTAAACTGCCTATTAAAGTGATAGCAATTAAACCAGATAAAGGAAAGTTATTTTTGTTGTTATCGTTCATAATTGCACCTCCTAGAAATATTTTTATATATTATAAACGTTTCTAGCCTAAATGCAAGTATTAATCGAAAATTATTTGGACAAAAATAAAAAATATTTCTTGATATCATAACAGGTATATTTTACATCATATCTGGTCAGTTTATTGTATTTTTTATCTCTATTAAAAAATTATAATTTTATATCAAAACAATTCATTTCAAACAATAATCTTCTTTTTTCTTTTAAATCTACGTCTGCGTAATTCTAAGCTATACCCGCCCCTCATTGAATACTCACCAATACTATCTTGTAGATTCTTGTCATCCGGCACACTCAAATCCCTTGCAGCAAACGTATCTATAGTGCGTTTCTTGATAATTCTATGCCCATTAGATTTTTTACTCCTTTAATACAAATTATTTCATCCCTACCCATTTCTTGACTCTATCCACCAATTTCTTATTCACAGACTGGTAGGTGATTTCGATTCTATCAAAATTTCAAACAAATGTTTAGACTATTATTATATTCCAAGAAGTGATAAAATTAATTTCGTAAGAAGTCGCATTGTGCAACTGCGACTGTTGCACTCTTACATAGTAACTATTAATTGTAGCCGTACAAAATGTAAGAAGGTACGGTGAATCACCTCTTGGAAAATCAAAAACTTCATAGTGGATTTCCCACAGTATTTTCCAAATTATTTTATTCTCTTACAGAAGGGAGGAAGACTGTGGATAAAGTCTTTGACATCTTTATGGCTCTTATTGGACAAGTTCCTTGGTTTGTGTCAGGATATATCGTGTACAAGGTATATTCTAATAAACCAAAACACACATCCATAAGTATATCAGATAAGCTAACCATTGTATCTGAAAGATAATCAACACCATCTTTTGCCATTTGCTTGATTCATCAGGAGAGTAGGAGAGTAATCACCCAAACAAATACCCATGTCACACAACGGCATGGGTATTATCATCCATATTCAATTTTATACTATTCATCTACGCATCCAGAACCATACACTGATACTTACCTTTATCAGAATAAATCTCTTTCAATTCCCTCAGAGTTTCCGCATTATTCCCATATACCTCATCATGGATTTGAGCATATAATCCTGATTTGTCGATGATTAAAAATCTCCATGTATCTTTCTTAAATGTTACCTGTCCCATAATGTACACCCTCCTGGATATCTTTAATGTTCTTTGATAAGGTAATGATATCATAATGGGTGTGTAAAAGTTTGGACAGTTGATTTTTAATTACATATTATATTAATAGCACACTTTACACGGACGCGATTTTGGGCAACTTGATTTTGAGCCTTTATAAATTGTACGTGAACGGCTCAATGTAGGACAATTCTTTGTGCTATGATATACTTCACCACTAGGAACCCAATAAACAGTTTTCCCTACTTTATTACTACTTGATTTCTTTTTAGCCGAAACTTTAACAGTACAAGTTGCTTTTTTACCAGATTTCAGCAGGACTGTTATCTTGGCAGTACCTTTTTTCTTAGCCTTAATTTTGCCATTAGCTGTGACGGTTGCCACTTTTTTATTATTGGACTTATATTTCTTAACGGAATCCCCTTTTGCGTATGATGTCTTTAATTTATAGGTTTTAGATACAGCTAATTTAATTGTTTTTTTAGATAATTTTATGTATGGTTTTAATTTAGGAACAACACTTGTTTGTGTAGCTCCACACATCCAGCATTCCCGCTCTTTTAATCCTGTAGCATTAATTGTTGCAGATTTTGTCTGTTCCCATAAATCCCAATTATGTTTGCCAGTGGCAGAAATCTTCTGTTCCTCTTCTTTATTACATAAGTAACAATATCTATATTCGCTGCCATCAGTTCCGCAATCAGATTCTCTATATACAATCCAATCACTCCAATTATGATTACAAACATCTTCTGCAAATACTTGCAGAGGGAAAAGTGTTGCCATAATCATCACAATTAACAGGTTACATAATTTTTTCTTCATCACAACTCCTCCTTAGTAAACATGTTAAAAATATTATACCATAGTGTTGTGATTCGTTCTATAGAAATTGATTATTTAGACATAATAAAAGGGCAGGAGAGTGGCGAATTTCTCTGATTGCTCTTTCTTCTTTTGTTTTCTCTGAACCATATATTTGATTTTTCTTTATAAAACTAGAAAACTGCCATACTTAATAGCATGACAGTTTTCTAGAACTCATGTGTAGATTCATGGTTACACCAATCATCTACTAAATCTCCTTTATCCTTTCGTATGTTTCAAGGTTACACCTTTACCAAACGAATATCATCACTTCAAGGTTACACCTTTATTGATGATAAAGAGATTATAACATATTCTTGCCAATAATTCAACATTTATAAAATATCTTTAAAACCGATTATTTTTTCAAGATCGTCTCTTGCATGATATAATTTTTGATAAAATATATCTCCAAGTCCAAAAAAGCCTTTATTAAACTTGATTTTTCGAATCAATAAAGACGGTGACATGTCTGAAATTTGAAGTCCAATACAGTTATCTTCCTTATATATGAATCCTAACGAAGATAAATGTTGTTGAATGATTGTTGAAGAATTATATAAAGATCCTCTTGTTATATAGTCATAGTAGGAATTTTGCAAATATGAATTTTCTTTTAAGGTTCTTGATTCTATACAAATTTGCCCAATTGCGTTTTTATTACGTAAAAAATGAACAATATTATCCAACAGAGAAATAAAAGCAATATCATAACTATTGTATGAAGTTTTTAAATACAATGAAGTCATGATTGATTGCTCAAAATATACACCTATGGATGTAAAATTAAGAGTTTTTAATATGTTTTCATATTCTATCCAAAAGCTTACACGTAATTCACTATCTTCTTGAAATATTTTAAATTTATTTTTACTTTTTTTCATATCAGTAAAATGAAAAATAATATCTGTAGACTGAAAATATTTTCTTTTTAAAGTAACAATATCAGGTATTGCTTTTGTTACATATTCATCTTTTGAAATTATTATTCCTGACATGCAAAAATATGGATTTTGATTTTTTACAGGTTTTGTTTCGTCAAGAAAAATTAAATATTCATCCAAAATAGCTTCCTCCTTAGTACAAATACTATTGAGTATTATACAATAGAGTTCACTATATTTCTATAAAATCAAAATAAATAAATGCAATCGGATTAATTAAATACCCCTGTCAAGACCAAACAGCATTAAGGACACACTTCTTAAAAAGCGATCCGAAGATTATATTGGTTAACGACTCTTAACATAGCCGTCCTATCATCGCACGAGATAGAAGACCGTTCCAACATTAAGGATTGCGAATCCTAGTGGATTACCACCATTTTGTTATTTTACCTTGGACTATACATTATAAGCAAATACAATAAGGTCTGTATTTACTCAGAGGATCGGTAGTCTCTGAACATCCCCCTATATCATAATGATATATTGGTGTGCTGCTGATTAGTTAATCGGTTGCAATAACAACATACAACCTTTGCCCTTATTCTAGGTACTTAGGAGCATCGTCCCGATGCCTTTTATTTCACCTTATACCATCTCATTAATTTTTTCTGCTTTCGCTGCATATCACGCTTACCATTTTCAGATTACGTTGTAGCTTAATGAGCATTAGGCTTCCCAGTCAAGTTACTCCTCCAGTTTTAGAACATGACACCACACAATTGTACATGATACCATATTTGTCATTTCCTTTTGTGTAGATTAGACCAGTTTAATAAAACAAATCTAGGTTCCTGAATAATTTAATACCGCCAATAGTGGCGAATAGTGTAGGTAATGCGCCTCCGACATCTATAATTTTTGTTAATACATTTAAAAATTCTGATCCTGTATCAATCGCACCTTTTAAGAAGTCAGAATTAAATGCAACATTTGAAAATTCTTGGAACTGACTGCGGAACTGCTGGATTTTTGCTTCCATACTTTGCATCCATCGGTCTTGTTCCTTTTGAGCTGAACCTTCAGCATTTAAAGTCGCTTCATAAGCTTTTTGTATTTGTCCGGATTTAAAAGCCTGTAAAATAGCGGCACCTTGATTACCTCTGTTTTTACCGAACATGGTTTCAAGCAAATCAGCTTGTTCTGTTTGTTCCAAATTGTCATATACTTTTGAAACGTCTTCTAATATATCATAGTAATCTCTAAACTTAGTTGAATCAGCAGAATCCATTATGTTGACTTGACCCTTTGTGAGATTTAAAATGTGCGTTTGAATTTTGCTGACAGATTCTAAGCCGTCCGATTCTTCGCCTAGAGCTTCCAGATCGCCCTTCATACCTTGAATGCGCATCTGTCCAATTTTTAAAGCATTACCAAGTTCTCCAGCAGATTGTGTGATTTCTGATCCGCCCGTTAATAAAGCTAACGCCTTGTTTAAATCAGTTCCACCTAAAGATAGCATGGATGCAGCATGTGACATTCCTTCGCCCAAATCTTTAGCTGATGTCGCAAATTCATTTCCAAGTTTATTATATTTATCTACAATAGACAAAGCATTATCATAACTAATGTCATAAGCTTTCATGACAGTTACTAAGTCACTTACAGCGGTTTTGTCATCGACTTCGCCAACATTAGAATAAATAGAGCTTATTTTGGAAAGTCTTGCACTTTGCTCCATAGTGTAGCCAAGTTTTGCCCATTCGCTAGTTTGCGTTATATATGATGACATGTCTCGTCCGATTGACTTAGAGATATTTCCGGCATTATTCAGAAAATCATTATATTTAGATGTGGTTTCATCTGTAACCTTATACAAATTGGTCATAGCAGTATCAACACTTAACACTTCATTTGCCATTTGTTTCAATACATAGGGTATTCTCTGGATAGCCCCATAAGTAAGTGCAAATTGCCCAATCTGTTTAAATCCACGATTCATTTCTGCAAAAAAACTTTTCCCATTCAATCCCTGGGAAGAAATAGTAGATTTTAAGTTTTTGAATTCATTGTCAAGTTTAGCTTTATCGGCAACAGTTGTAGCTTGTCTATATCGATTTTCTAAATCTTTTAATTCTATTCCGTATTTTTTAACAGCTTTAGAATTATCTTCATAATATTTCTTTACTGCATTTGCCGAACGTTCTGCCACTCCGATATCAAGTGTTTTTGACCCTGTGTTACGGATTTGTGTCATTATATTATCAAATCTTTCTGCGGCCAGCGTCATATCATTAAAAGAATTTACAAACTCTTTATTATCAAGTTTAAATGAATTGTTAGAATCAAAATGTGCTTTTATCTTACTGAGTGTAGAATTGTATGCTTCAGCTTCTTTTCTGGCGGCTTTTACTAAATCAGAATCCTGTCCACTATATCCAGAAAGCTTATTTTTCATGACAGATGATTTTGCGTCATAAGCCCCATTTAAAATTTTATGTTGAGCATTAGAAATTATTTTTGAATACATTTCGGCTTGTTTTGTTGAAGACCTTATAGAATTATTGGCGGCGTTTTGTATTTGTCTTCCTATATTATCAACATTAAGATTCCTAAAACCTTTGTCATCAAATTTTATCTTAATTGTTTTATTATTAAGACTATTGATTTTATTTTCTATTTGTGTTAATTTTTCAAAACCTAGTAGTTTGGCGTGTATGTTAACATTATAATCTGCCAAAACATTCACCTCGCTTTTTCAATAAAAAAAAGAGAGGGTATTCCCTCTCTATATAATTTCAATATTTAACCAAATTGTGAACGAAAATTCTCTTTTGCCATATTTACAATTTTCTTTAGAGCTTTTTCATCGTATTCTGGATTTCCTAAAACTCCGTATGTTCCAGTTGCAGTGGCTTCAAATACTTCTTGTCCACTAAATGTTCCATCTCCTGGAGGATACGAGATTTGTGTACCATCATAGCCGGCAGTAATATGAGCAGAATCGCCTCCGATGCTCAACTCAATTTTGGAAGCTCCCTTAAGGGTTCCCGTTCGTTGTCTTTTGGGATTTCCTATAGAATAATATTGGTCATATGATTCTGCTAAAATTTCATTAGAATCTCGACCTGTGTTATTCATAGCGTTTGCTAATTTTCTTTGACAATCTTTATGTATCTGGCTTAATTTCGTAATATTGACCTCCTATTACATTAATACATCTTACATTAAAAACTACATTTCAAAGTCAAAAAGGACTTATCTTTTTCGACAAGTCCTTTTGATTTTATGAAACCGTTGATTTTTTCATAGGTATCAACATCCATTTTGAATATTCTGGTGCGTGCTTTTGGATATGTTCTTGTACATATTCATGAACTTTTTCTAAATTTTCAATATTTACATCTTCAAGTACACTATATCCGATAGGATTATCGTCAACACAAACCAGTTTGAAAAAATAATTATCCACTCACAACACCTCCTTGCCCGTTTCTGAAAGAATACTATCATATGATGATGTTATATTCTACAGGTAAGTAGTGGAATCACAAGAAGAAAGTGGTATTATTTCCATTTTTCTATAGTATTTTTTATTTGCTCTTTAATTTGTTTTCCAGTTCAATAATTTTATTATCTTTTTCTTTGAGCTGATGAGTTACATCTAACAATTCTTTGTTTCTTTTATAAATATCGCTCTCTGAATATTTTTTGATTACAGAATCAGCTAAAGAATCAGGATTAAAATTCTCAGCAAAATTACGCTGCATTTCTGGTGTTATTAGAGCATTTAATTCTCGTTGTTCATCAATCCATATATTAAAATTATTTAAAGTTTCAGTTTCAAGTTCTGTCTTTTCTGTCTCCTTTTCAACAAGCTCTAATATTTTACAAGAAACCACAGAGTCAACTTCATTTTGAATGTGCGCGATAATTTCTGCCTTTTTAAATTCAACAATATCATGTACTGTATTCATGATACTTTTAAATTTATTAGTTGAAATTACATTATTAACCAATGTCTTTGTTTCATGGTCATTTATTACAGCGCTATATATACTTTCATCTTTATTAAAAGAAACGCCTTCAATAAGATATTTAGAAATGGCAATAACTTTTCCTACCTCGGAAAAATAAGGGGTGTATTCGATTTCTCCGTCATCGTTTGTTTGAAAATACGAATTTACAATTGTATTTATAACATTAACTCTTTCATCAATTGTGATTGTTGAAATATTTTTTACAGTAATATTTGATTTGGTCATTTTATTTCTCCTTTAAATAAATATTAAATAAGGTCTGTATGGTACAGACCTTATAATGAATTTAGTTTATTTAATTAGTAGCTTTTTGATTTCATCAAGTGTTTTTCCTGATTCGGCTATTAGTGCAGAAATTTCTCGTATTTCGTTTTCCTTCTTCTGGTCTTCAATCATTTGATCATATACAACCTTATCTTTCTTTAGTTTCTTTAAATTTACTCGTTCTTCCTTAAGATCTGCCATAAGCGTTGCAATATGCTCTTCGGATGCTTTGATTAATTCGTCATAATTTTTTTCTTCTACTTTTTTCTTTCTTGCCATATTAATGACCTCCTTATTACACTGTGAAAAATTAATTTAAAATAATATTATAAAGATATCATTAATTGATAGAATAGTAAAGGATAAAAATATAACTTCAAGATAAATTTTCGATAAATTTTGATAATTTATGATAAATATCACATGCTAAAATTGTCTCAATACAGCCGCTCCAATACCAATTGCTTCGACTTCATCTTCTGAACGTTCCAGATTTAGATTTTCCTTAACCCATTCAAAACATTGATGTTTTAAATCTTGGCGTTTAATACCAGCCCCTTGTTTAAATCCTAATAGTTTTCGCCACCGACTTGGAGCAATTATTTGTATATCAATGTCTTTGGCTTTACAATAACCCATAATGACACCTTGTAACTGAGACAATTCTTTTAATGTCTTAGCATTCCTCTGAAGTGCTGTATCCTCTATATAAACAACAATAGGATTATACTTATTTAAAAGCGATGTAATGCTTCTTGACATATTATCAAATCTGATCTCCAAATCTTTAACTTTTGAAAAATCAATTATACCGCTTGTCATATATTTACCATTTTTCCATATGCACCAGCCTGTTAATTTAGTACTTTGATCTAAGCTGCAAAATATAGTATCTATATAATCATTCCTTTCTAGGGCAGTGAGAGGCTAGTTCAGCCTTTCACCCCTCATATTTAAAATGCCCTTACTTATTGGCTGAACTTAAAATAAGTAAAAGCATTTTATAAAAGAGTAATCTCAAATGAAATTACTCTTTTATGTTAAAATCCATTCTTTAATTTTTCTTTGTACGAATCGTTGATGAGTTCCATAGAAATTTCCACTTCGCCATTTTCTAATTTATTATCACGTAAAATCGTTTCATAGTCTTCGTAAAACATCCATTTTAATTTTGTGCCATCTTTTAATTTGCCAGAACTTTTAGTTTTTCCCTTACAACAATATAAAATGTCAGAAGAACTTGAAATATTATAAAAGTTAGCTGCTTTCTTTAAAGAATCAAAAATTTTATTAGTTGTCAAACAGATTACTTTTCTTTTATGGGAATTTTTGCATTTATACAAATATGCTTCAACATCCTCACTTGACATTTTAATATAATCATCATACCATAAAAAATGTTTTCCCTTTACGGATTTAAGAAGAAATTCACTCTTACCATTTTTGGCAGTATATTCTAATTGTGAGCATATATTATATATACTGCTTTGACTAACATTATGTTGTAACGCTGCATCATATGAACTATTATATATTTGCTTGTTTTCTATGCAATACACCAATCTTGTTGTTGGTAAATCTCCATGATATTTTTCTAAATGTTTAACTGATAATCCCAACCATTTTTCAAATTCCTCTTTTGTATTATTGCCTCTGCCATATATACTATGAAAATTATAATGGCAATTATGACATAATGTTACAGCATTAGTTTCATCTGTTCTTCCTTTTTTGTACCAGTTATATCCATTTAAATGATGAACTTCTAAATTTTCATGTGTTTTGCCACAACATAAACACGTAAATTTGTCTCTATTTAATACTTTTTTTATAAAATCAGTATATTCTCTGTAATTTCTTGAAATTTCTCTCTCTTCATCAGTTTTGTTTTTATTCCAACAATAATTTTTTTCTCCACCACAAAATACTTTTTTACTACAAGCATTGCAATAACATAAACCATTATAATTATAATTAGTATAACGATGATAAGGGGCTTCAAATCGTTTTTTACAAAAATCACACTCTAACGTAACTTTTGCGGTGCTATTTGGTGATAAATCCTTAACATTAACAATAATTTTAGTGCCTTTTTTAACAGTGTTTCCCCATTTGTGTTTAACTGTTGGAATATAATACCCTTTTTCTCGATAGTATTTTATATTAGTGCCATGAGCAACGATTTCTGCCGTATTACTTATCAATCCCATAAAGTACCTCCAATATTTCTACATAATATATTTCTCCATTAGAAAAGGTGATCTACTTATTTGCAGACCACCTATCTAATAAGTTATTTAATTTTTTATCTTTTACATAAACCCAAAACAATTTCTGTGAATTTGGATTTAATGCTGCTAATTTATATCTCAATCCATTTTCATAAAGAAAGTTACGAAGTGGGAGAGAATAACAACAATATAATTCAACATCCATATTTATTGTACAACTCCATGTTTTAAATTTTCTCGATACATTTCATTTATATATCCAATACTCTCTGTTACCAACCCATTTTCCATATGTTTCTTGTTAAGAATATCTTCATATTTTTGATACATTCTTAAGATATGATCAAATGACTCTCTATTATATGTTTTTCCGCTTGATAAATCAGTAGCAAAATTTATAATTTCCCATCTCATATCATCAATTTCTTTTTGTACAAACATATCCGTAAGGTTTTTGATATCTTTACGAATTTCAGCATTGTTTTTAACAGATTTTATTATATCTTCTTCATGTTTTTTTTGTAACTCAATTAGCCCTTTGGATGTTTGTATCAATAAATTATGCTCTTCTCGTTTTTGACGCATCCATTTTGTTTCTATTCCCAATTTGTCAAACAACCATTCAAATAACGAGACAATAGCTTTTATTCCAATAAGGACAGAAAAAGATGCAATAAAAAGAGAAGAGTAGTCAATAGCAGTTAATGCGTTTATTGATTCCATTTTTGCATCATTCCTCGTATTCTAAAGTTATATTCATATTCTTCATATCATACAAAGCTGTGCCGATTAAGCTGTCAAGATATTCATCAAAATCTTCGTTAGCAATCTTTAGGGCCTGGTAAGCAGAAGTTGTTAGTGCAGCAATTGCTTTAGTCTTGGCAAGCTCTCTAACTTCATTTTGTTTATCCTCTGTCCAAAGATCGGGCTTTCCTTTAATATCCTTAACTACCGTTTCATATACATCCTTAACTGCATCTAAAACATTTCGATAAAGAATGTTAGTATACTTATCAATTCGTTTCGCTTTTGCATACGCATTAATTTCAGTTCCAATATATGTAACTACTGGCAGTAATACAACTGTCCATATTGTATAAATCACCTGATTCCAATCAATCCCTTTTAATACTTCACTCATATGTTAAATCCTCCTAAAAGATTTATAATTCATTTTTTATCTCTCTGAGAGTTTGTACACCTTTTTTTAAATTTTCGCAGACATAAACTAATTCCTGCTCAGTTTCTTTGCCACTAAAAGTAAGCCTTATACAGCTATGAATATCTTTCACATCCATACCAATAGCAACTAGAGTTGGGCTGGGGGTTAATTCCCCACTAGAACATGCACTACCAACTGATACACATATTCCATACATATCTAGCATAACCATAAGAGACTCGCCTTCAATGCCTTTGAAGCATATATACAGATTGTGTGGCAGTCGATTTCCTGATTCGATAGTTGCTCCGATTAAATAGCTGTCTGGGATGTTTTCTATAATATAGTTGTGCACATAATCTCTATTGGCAGAAGAAATAGAAGAATAATCATAGTCTTCAATTGCCTTGCCTAACGAAGCAATCCCTAATACGTTTTCAGTACCACCTACTAATCCTTTTTCCTGAGTTCCATATGTTAATGGCTCAAGTTCTATTTCTTTCTTTTTATATAAAACCCCACATCCTTTTAAGCCACCAAGTTTGTGAGCGGAAAAACCACATATATCTACATCTAAAGATTTAACATCTAAAGATAAGGTGGGAACACTTCCAGTACAATCAAGGTAGACAATTCCCTTATAAAAATGTACAATATCAATTATATTTTTAACCTCTTGGATTGTTCCGATTTCAGAATTAGCATAATCAATTATCACAAAAGGTTTACGCCCCATAATTGCCCGTTCCATGTCATCTAAATTAATATAACCAAATTCATCTACATTTAGTGGGGAAGCATTGATATTTTCCATGATATTTAATATTGATTTATGTGCGATTGGAGAATAAAAAACCTTATAATTATTTTTGTCAATAAATCCTTTAATACCTAATGTATTACTAGCAGAACCGCTACATGTAAAATAAATATTATCAACTTCAGCATTGATAAAATTTGCAATGTTTCTACGTGATTCTAAAATAATTCTTTTTACCCCTGATCCCATTGAATGCATAGAACTTGGATTTCCATATACATCAAGTAAAGAAATCAAATATTTTTTCATTGAATTAGATAACGGGGTTGTACTCGCATGATCTAAGTAAATACTCATATTACTCCTCGTGATTATTCCATTTCATTTTATATTTTTCGTGATCTGATTTTGAAAATACAAACACAAAAACTTTGTCACTGGTAGGAAATACATCTAATAATTTTGCTCCCCATAAGACATAACTTGCGCTTTGTTTTGCGTTTTTAAAATAAACAGAGTTTTCAGGTTCATATCTTTCACCCGTAACATCACTTACTGTAATCAAATATATTATTGCCTCCTTTATATAGAATCGTAAAAAATAGGCATTCTACTAAACGCGAATAGTAGAATGCCTATTATATTCTTAAAATTACTATTCACATTATTTTGTTGTATTATTTTTAACTAATGTTGTCTTTTTTGATGCCTCTGTTACAGACATAATTTCTTTGATTTTATCTTGCACTGATACTTTTAATTCTTCTGTGTTAAATTTAATATTTTCAAGCTGTTTTTTAGCTTCGTCCTTTTTGAGATATCCATTATTATATTGACTTATGACTAAGAAAATTTTATAATGTTCCACACTATCTGTAATATTTCTCCAAGGTTTAATTACATCCTGATCCTTGCAAGATAAACAAGCTTTATATTTTTTACCACAAATTATACATGTGGCCATATCAGAATTATTCATATGTTACCTCCATATAACAAGTGCCAGGATAATTTCCTGACACTGTTTTTATACTTGTATTATTTTGCAATGTAAATATTAAAGAGTCTCTTTTCTAAATCACAATAATCCTGCATCATCTGCATAGAGAATGGATGTCCGCTATCAGTATTGAAACCAAGTTCCATATCCGTTTTCAGTTTTGCATTTGGGAATACAAGATAAGCAACGTATGTAGCTGTCTTATCACATGTATCCTTACCAATAACCTCAAGCATGAACTTACCTGCTTTTGGGAACTCAGATGCGTTATTCTGAAGCATTACAGCTTCTTCAGCATCATAATCGTAGAATACAGCAATATTACCTGTAACCCCAGTCGGTACAGTAATTGTCTTTGTAGCTGCATCAAGAGTAAATTCTGTAGCAGATACAGAAGTTCCAAGAGTATATTTGGTTCCAAGCGTACTGTCATTATTCAGTGCGTAAATATACTTAATTTCTGCACCGGTTGTTCCAGCCGGTACTTGTGATAATACTATCTTTCCACCGTTAACTACTAACTGTTCATACATAGGAGTACGAATCTTTTCTGTAGAAGATGCAACTTTCTTTTCGTGACCAAACTGAGCGGCAGATAATCCGAAATCCCATAACGCATTGGTTGCAGAAAACTCAGCATTTTTAGAACGGTCAAACTGCGTGATAACGTTTCCAATTGCATCAGTAGCATCAGCGGTTTCACTACTCATGTTAAGAGATGCATCTTTAATCTGTGTGATTGACCAGAGAGCTTCTCCAGTAGTGTCACTAAACATAGTCCCACGTCTCACTCTATCGATCAAAAAATTATTTAGTGAAAAACTCATTTTTATTCCTCCTGTAAATAAAGTTTTTTGTTGTTTTTTTTGCATAAAAAATAGACCTAACTTTCATCAGATCTACAAAAATAATTCAGTTCTTTTTTATTTATTTTTTTCAAATCAATACCAAATCCAGAATAACCACTTGATAATAATAATTTTGCATTTTCTACATGCTGTATTCTTTGAACCGCATCCATAAACGCATTGATTTTCATGTCCCAAACATTTGACCAATTATATTTAAACCCAGACATATTTGTCATCGTAGAAATTAGTGGTAATAAATGTGATTGATATTTTTCGTTTTTACTCATCTCATATTGTTCTTTTGCTTCATCTATAAGAACAATTTTTGTTGTCTCATTCATTGCATGTTCAATATTTGGTGTCAAATTATGCATTTTACGAACGTAATTGATTACTATTTCAAATATAGAACGATCAATTAATATATCGTTTTTCTGGTCATATAAAACAATTTCATCATTTTCTTTTTTTAAAATCTTAAATAGAGTAAGATCTAAATCCCCTAATAATATTTTTGACTCATTATTTTCAAATGTGCCACACCTTATTAAAAATAATTCATAATCAGATATACTATTCCAATCGATATCAGCCAACGACAATTGATATTTTAAATCAGTAGGAGTTGCTGTAATACTATAAACAAAAGAAAAATATTTCTGTTCTCCGAAATTACATATTTCTCCAAGCGTAGGTTGATGGATTCGTATTTTATCATTAACGATAAAATCCTCTCCCCGATATATTTGTAATTCATCATTTTTAGTAATCACTGCCATATTGTATTAATTACAAAAAGAGTCATTTACATCAATTGTTTCAAAAAGTAAACGTCGATATAAATAATCTTTATTGTAAGTTCCCTCAGTATTTAGCGTTAATTTCAATGTACCAATACCACCATACTCTGTAGAACCATTAAACATTTCATCAATCAACATAGAAATATAGTCACAACGATTATCTTTGGTGATTTTTCTATCCATTTTCATATGTCCATAATGGCAATAAATCCAAAACTCAAGAGAAGGGTTAATAAAATACGCATTTGTGTCCCAGTTATTTTTTCTCTGAGTGTGTACCATAATTGTCATATATGTTGCTACGTTTATGACAGTATCCGGAACCTTGTTAAAAGTAAAAATATGTGTATTTTCTAAATCCCCTCCATTTTCACATTCCTTTGCATCAAAAGCATAAAAAATTGTATCGTCATGTGTTATCGCATTCATGACATTTTTTTTAAACTCAGAAATACTTGTGCTGTTCGCTATTTTTAATCACCTCCGCTATTCGACTATATTTACTTTAATTTCTGATAGTACAGTTTCGCCAGTACAGACAGATACAAAAAAAGAACCCCCAATAAGGTTCTCGTCATTAATGGAAACGGTTATTTTATTATCTGTAGCAGTCTGTTTAACATCAAAATCAGAAACTACTTTCCATTTATAATCAACATTCTGCCAGTCAACATCATTTCCATCTTCATCTGTAAAAGTAACAGTATATGTACGACTGTACCCATTCTTCAAGTTGATATTTCCAGTGATCACACACCTTAAATCTGTCGTTTCATTGGGTTCTGATGGAGTTGGTGGGAGAGGAGTGTGAGAATTATTATAATTGCAAATCCATACTTCTTGTCCATTCTCCATAGTAACTTTTTTATCATCGTTTGGATTAAATGCATCAAATGACATAGTTACAATCATCGTGCCACCACGACCAAAATATTGATTATCACTCAGTTTAACTTTTCTATTAGTGAGTTTATAAATATCTGGTTGTTCACTATCATCAAAGTCCATAGGGAAACGCATATCACGTTTTAGTTTTTTGGTTTCATCATCTACAGGAATAGTTAATCCATATTGGTTATCTCCAACAGTAATAGTGTTGTTTCCTGTAACGCCATTTGAATATTTTGTAAAATCTTCTGCATAAACGTAGCGTTCAATAATTTTACCATCTAAATTCTGCCATCTGAGAGGAACAGTGCAAAGATACATATAACCAGAATGATATGTTTTATCATCAGTATCAACCAAAGTAACAAGCCATATCTGATTATTCCACTCAATATAATCGCCAAGATTAAACGGCTCAGAAGGTCTTGATTTTATCTTTTTCTTAAATGTATTATTATCTGTATCTTTAATAATCAATAGTTCAAATGGTTCACCATTTCTTTTTACAACATGATAATCAATCGTATCATCAAAACACTCATCTACATGACGGTTTAATAAATACAAATCAGTTTCTTGTCTGCTTTTTGATTTATATGTATTATTGATTTTTTGGAAGTAACTAATATCCATATCCAGTTACCTCCTTAGTCATCGTATTGGCTGTAATTGATTGTTTTCCGCTTACCAGTTTTTCTATCTGTAGAAATATATCTTGATATATCGTTTCTGTTTTCTGCTTTAATTCTCGCCAACATATTTTCAAATGAGGCACGTTCATTAGCAGGAGAGAATTGGTTAAGATCAGATGGAGTCATACGAATTTTAAATGCTTTCAAAAGTGCTTCATCTCTTTCAAAATACACTTCATACATAAGCGAAGCCAACAATCCAATTTCCCGTTGCGTCAACTCGAAACGAAACATTTCTAACTCATCATCATAATTATAAAAATCAACATCTGGCTCACATTTAGAAACCAATAAATCAATTGCATCATATAAATAACCTGTTGCCTGTTCCATTACAAGAGATTGTACTTCTGAAACAGACACATTATAATATGAAAAGAAATCTTTATCTTTTTCAATTTTTCTAAGTAATCTTGATATTACTTTTTCAAAAGAAGTTGTCTGTCCCAATTACAATACCTCCTCTAAGTCGTAGACTTTTTAGGTCTTCCAGCTTTTTTTCTTTGGGGGTGTAGAATCGGCAACAGCGTCTTCCTTAATCGTATTTTCAGATGTGATTGAAGTAGAAGTATTCTGCATGGACATCATCTGTTCCATCATCTTTTTCATTTCATCCAACTGATTCTGCAAAGCTGCATTCTGAGCAGACAGTTCCTTGACCTCATCAGGTGTAGCATAAGCCTTATTAGTATCTTTCTTGGTAAGAACAATAGAACTCTTACGCTGTCTATTGCGAAGCTCATCATATCTCTGTTCAACAATTCTGCTTACTTTAGTAGTAATGTCAACACCTTGTTTCATCAGTTTGAACATTATAATACGGACTCTATCAAAATAAGTCTGATTTTCAATATTTATAATTTTCTGTAATCCTTCCATAGTAGGATTTGTCAAAATATCAGCAATATCTTCATTAGAAAGAATATCCTGCCAATTTGCAATACGAAGTTCCTTAAATACTTCTTCTTTTACATCTTCATCAAAAGTTAGCCATCCAGTCACAATAATATCTGTATTACTACAAATATTCTGCAATTCGCTTAAACTAATAGGGATCACAGATGGTGTTTTACCGTCCCTAGAAGCGTTGAATTTATAGTGTTCTTTTGAACTGTCTACAAATACTTCATTTTCGTTATAATTCAAAACATTGATATTCTGTGTATCAATTTTAGACATATTTCCGATACCTCCTTTATAATTAGTGCGAGTTGGACATATGCCCAAAACCAACCCACGGTATCCCATTTATATAAAATCAGGAAGAGGGCAGTGGGTATCTGCTTTTCGTGAGCGACACTATCTTCCTGATTTTAAGCATAAAAATAGACAGTGTCTTTTCTAATATCCAAAAGGATTAATTAGTAAGAACCATCTTGTTACAATTTTCGATATTGGTAATACCAACAGAATAAGTAAAGTCCTTAACTCTGATGATAACCTTCTCATTAGAGTTGTCTAAATCTTCATATGTATGAAGTTCACCTTTCATATCCAGACCGCCAATTTTACCAGCCACACCGAAGATACGAAGGTCAGGTAACATAAGCTGACCCTTGCCAGTTTTCTTTGCACCAGAGATGGAAGCAATACGAACGCCATCAATGAAGTCTACAAGACCATAACGGTTAAATCTATCCTTCATATCATTGCTCATATACTGCGTACGACCATCCATTCTACCAAGAGCCTGTGCATATTTGCTAAGACAAACAGCTACAGCAGCAGGATCTCTATCAAGCAAATACAAATTAAATGCATCCATGGCAGTCTGAGTAGGAACCTTACCACCGGCTGTTACTAACTGCTCACCACCTACAATTGCATTGTCAATCATAGAAAATACATCATAGAAGAGTGCGTTCTGCAATGCTTCCTTTGCATAAGTGGTAAGAGTGGCAACAGACTTAAATCCGTTCTTTCTCAGATCCACATAGGAAAGGTCTGTTTCAATCTGACGGTTTCTCACAATAGGATTAACTGCTGTGAAGTCAATGTAACTTCTATCTACAGTACCGCCCTTTGCGGCTTCGTGCGCTTCAAGTGTATTCTTTGGAGTCTTGGTGAATTCCTCATCATCAAACTCTCCGATAGAACCCCTGTCAAACATGGAATCAAGCAGTTCGTCAGGAGCATTGTAAATCTCCTCATTAACTACCTTATTAACAAAGGCTGCGATTTCTTTTTTCTCATCGCAGCCCGTTTTTCCGATTTCTTTGCACCATGCATCAGAAATTTCATAAATTTCCTTTTCCTCTGTACTAAGATTTCTCTTATATTCTACTTTTTCAGCAACGTCATACATAACGCCTGGCTTTTCCATAAGTTCAGCAACTTCAATTTTTAAAGACATATATATGTTCTCCTTTCAAATCTTCTGTTTATTATTAAGAATTAGCAACTGCTGTATCAGAAACCTCGATTACAGCCAGCTTGTGACCATTATCAGTCCAGAAACCCTTAAACACATATCTGGATGCCGCCGTTGCTTTAGCCAATTTACCATCGGTTCCTGCTGCAACACGAACACCTTCTGTAAGTCCAGTTTCGGTATACTGGTCAGTTGCAAATCTTTCCCCAGGATAATAAGCAATTAGCTTCCCAAATTCATTTCCCTTAAGTGTTACAAAATCCTCATCATAATCGGACATATCACCTCTTGCGGCATTAATACCACTAGGAACACGTTCCTTATCTACGAAAAATACATCTGTTGCAGTAGCGGCAGATGCAAACTCAAAAGTCTTGTTCGTCTCATTCTTAACAACCGCCATACCAGTTACAATTTTCTCTTCACCAGCCTTATACATAGAATTCGCTGGCTTGTCTTTAGTTACCTGTAATTCTCTAAGCATATAAAATATCCTCCTTATTTCCTTAAAAAGTTTCTCATAATAGATGCACCGTCCACGACTTCATCTTCGGTGTTTAAATTTGAAGCTACATGAACATCATTTTTTGTTTCAGAAGTTTCGACCTCTGTTTCATTTTTCTTATCTACGGATGCAGACAATCTCTCACCGACAATAGCCATAAGAGATTTCTTATCCAGATTTTCAACATATCCAGAAAACTCTTCTGATTTTTCAATTTCTTCTCTTGTAATCTGACCAGACTTAACAACAGAAGCAATCAAATCTTCCTTCTTCTGCGCCAATTCAGCAGCCACTTTTTCCTGTTCCATCTGTGTGAATTTTTCTTTGTACTGAGACAGTTCAGTGTTCTCAGATTTAAGAGAAGTGATTTCAGAACTTGCCTTTACAATCAGATCATCTTTTTCTGCAATCGTCTTTTCGTATTCAGAAACAGTAGTGTTAATATCCTTAACAGATACAGTCAAAGATACTTTCTCTGGCTCAGATACAGTTACCACATCATTTTCAACTGTATATGTAAATTTGAGATAATCTAATTCAGACTCACCATCGTACTCACACCATACTTCATGTTCCTCTGGGAACAAATATGCGACCCAACACCAGTCATCATATTTATCTCTACATGCTTTTGAAATTCGTACCCTTAAATCATAAGAAGTAAGCGCAGACGTTTCAGTAGATGCGCTATCATCAGTTACATCCTTTTTATCTTCTTTAACTTCTGCTTCAGCAGTATCGCTTTCAACATTAGTATCAGTTGCGGCATCAGATACGTTTTCGGTATTTGTTGATACTTCTTCCGCACTATTGTCAGAAGATAAAACAGTATTTTTGTCTTTCTTCAAACTATTTTCCTCCTTTTCGGGTTCATTGTTTATGTCAAAAGTTCCTGTTTGATTTTCAGATAAATCAAGACTTAGAGCTTCTGCAACCAGTAATTCATCTTCACTAAGAGAAGATAGTGATATTGCTTTTGATGTGCCATTATAAGCAGGGGTAGTGGTGCTACCCAAGAAAGTATTAGCCAAGAAAGCATAATCTTTAAGAATTTTTACACCTGTTTTATACTCATATTCAGAAGTAGAAATCTCCCAACTTGAATTTAAGCCACCATCAGATTCATATAATCTTTTGACAGCAGCAATCATATTAGAGTTTCTTTTCCATATACGACATTTAGCAAATAGGCATGGAAGAGTTTTAGTGTCACCAGAAACAGTGGTCACGGTATCATCTTTAATTTCAATAGAAATATGTGTGCCGATGCTCTCAGTGAGAAATTCTACTTCTCCATTTGGAAGAACGTGCATTTCGTGACTTCCAAGGTCATCCATGTTATTTATTTTTCTATACTTTGCTTGCACTGGCATATTAATAAGAGTCTTAGCGTTTTCTAAGGCAGACTCTTCAAAACCTTTATATGGGAGCATTACATTATTCAAGTTTTTATCATCGTAGTAGCAAAGCCTGTTAGTAATCTCCAAATATAAATCGTTCTCAGCAATATCAATGGCTTTAGATGAAAAACATATTTTTTCAAATTCCATTAATCACATTCCTCGCTTTCAACGATTCCTAATTCAATTCCCGTTTTCTGAAATAATTCATTTTGGGAAATCTTATTTTTATCCAATAAAAAGGCAGTAGCATTACCACTACCATCAATAGATATTTTTATTTGTTTGCCACAACAGGGGCAATTAACTGTATAATCCACTATTACAATGCCTCCTGTCTGGTCTTATCATATTGTTGCTTGACTTTATTGTTAGAATCAGCAGGGCGACCACCCTTATTATCTTCTGGATTCCGTTTCTCAGAATTAGTGTACTGACTTCCATGAGGCTTAAATATTTCATCATATTTTTTCTCATTTTCCATTGTACGTTTCTGTACTTCGTCATTGATATCCAATCCAAGAATTTCAAAAGCAGTAGCATAGGAACAGTTCATTGTACTGAATAGAAGAGTAGCCAATGAATGTTTTAATTCCGCTTCTAACTGTTCTGTATCAATAACATTTACATCAGGCGTATAATCTAATGGATATCCATTATCCAAAATAATCTGACGATACCACTTCTTCAAAATGTCTTCTAATTGTTCAGATATTGCGTTGATTGTACGCATAAGCTGTGTCACAGAAATAGAAGCAGTAGAAACAGACTGTGATCCGCTGTCCATCAAAAATTGTATTCCAAGAGTAGACAACACCTTTGAACGATAAATATTATAAGTGTCCTTAGAAGTCATCTCCACTTTTGGTTCTACATAAGAAATCTCCTCAACGGTAGGAGGAGAAGTAACAACGACTGTATTCTGCTTAAAAGCATCCATAAAGTTAGAGTGTGCATAACTTACTTCTGGGAAGAAATCTTTATTGTAGTCCTGTCCCATAGTTTCTTTGCGCATTTTCTGATGAATAATCTTTTTGGCTTTTGCCTTACTATTTATCCTGTCTGAATCCGCAAAAGTATCAAGCATACTCAAATCTGTATATGCTCTTAAAATAGGAGAAACACCATATTTACGGTTAAGATTATTGATACGGATAATGCCGGTGTATTTATGGTCTAAAACAGCATAGTCCTCTTTATTAATGAACGCTTCATAGACTTCTTTTGGATAACTGTTCTTTACTTCTTCTTCCATATTTTCAAACATCAAAGGCTTTTTCTTCTTGGTTTTCCGATATACCTTTTGAAGTCTTTTGCGTAATTCTTTAATATTAAACCATATTACAGGCTCTCCGTTTATCATTGTCTCTGTGATTTCACAAACACCCAATGGGTAAATATCTACGGTATAATTATCTTTATCCTCGTGACGCAAATAAGAAATCCAGTTACCCTCAACATAAGAAGTGGTGATTGCGTTTCTGGTCAACTGCTGTACTTTGATAGCACTATTAAAACCCTTAATAAACCGTTTACATTCATCTAACTTTTTTTTCTTATTTCTTCCTTCATCAACATTTCCGTATGTAAGTTTAATCTCTGTATTGATATTTGTATCAATTGATTCTACCGTCTTTCCAACAATATCATTTTTGTTAATGAGTTTTCTATTATAGGCATTTATCCTTAAAACCTTATTCAAATCATTCTGTGTATTAGTGGAAAGTTCTTCGATTTCCTCAACAGATATTGATTTAGATGGTGATATACCTTCATTAAGATATACAGAATACTTTTTGTTCTCTGGGTCATACTGGCTTAATGCAAGCTGGAGTTTCTGGTCACGAATTGATAATGGGGTAGTAGCAACTACTGTACCATCATCTGTTTTAGAAACAAAGATAACATCAAAATCTTCATTAGATTGTTCCTGAATATTATCTGTTTCAGATTTCATTTCTTCTGACATTCTCGTTTATCACCATCCTTTCTAAAAATCTATACTTGACGCAAATGTTGGAGCAGAAGAGTAATTTACTTTTGGTTTATCTGTCGTAACAGTTTGTCCACGCCTTAAATCATACAAATAATGTGCCAACATGATGACAGTATAAAAACGGTCATCATGCATTTTTGATTCTTTGTCTTTTGCTAAAGCATAACTTTTTGAGGTTTTTTCTGCATTTTCATACTTGTATATAGAAGTAATCTCACTTTTCATCAAATCTATATTGGCTAATGTAAGAATTTCTTCATCTGACAACTGATAGTTTTCAATTGTTTCAGTATCATCATCCTCTTTTTTGGCCATAGCAATAAATTCCTGCTTAAACTCATATGGGAATTTAATTACGCCTAAATTCATTAATTCTATGAATTCATCAACCATCTGAGTCCTATATTTTTTGGGGTTAATAAGCCTTAATTTATCTATTGCATTGGGATAAAGCTGTTCATAACCTTTGTATATTTCATGCGATTTATCAATTAACCCACGGTGCTTTCTGCCATCACGCCCCACCCAATCATTTAATAAACCATCTGCATAAGTAGAGGTTCCGCCTCCACCTGCACCTTGATCAATCAAAAGAATATCTATGTTCTGATAATCATTGTGCATACCATTATATATGTCAAGATAATTTCTGATTTCTTCCAACTGTCTGTTAGAATCTAATTTATATCCTTTCTTGCTTGTTTGGTCTACAAAGTTTACACAGTTTACAATTTCGCCCATGTACCCATAATTTTTATCATTGATAATATTCATAGCACTTAAAATAGAATTATCAAGTGTACGAGCAGGATCTAATGCTAAAGCAATTCTTGTATTTGGTTTATAACATAGCTGTGGAAGATAGAATGATTCATTCCTACGAATGGTTCCCCATTTTACAATCTGATTTACACCGCCATCACGAGTAGGCTGGTTGTAATATTCACGAAGAGCCTTTTCACGATTTGCTTTCATTGCTGCATCAACTTTATCTTGCGTAAGAAGGGCAGTATATGGCTTTCCCTCCATAAAAGTTTTTATTGCGGTATCACAAATCATATCTACCACTATGTAATCTCTATCTCCGGCAATCATCTTTTTGGTAAAGTTCTTATAATGCTGATAGAAGATTTTGCTCATATCGTCCTGTGAAGAAGCATATACAAGCTGAGTAGGACATTTTCTTTTTAATGTCTCTGGGTTAAAATCCTTTGCAACAGAAGTTTTAAATTCTGTATTCTGGGTAGCAAATGCTTCACAGACGGCAATTAATTCATCAGATGAGAACGCTGCCTCATCAAAGAAAACTAAAGTAGCACGTCTACTTCTGTTATTATCAGGATTTCCGTTAAGGGTAAAAATTTCACTACCATTATAAAACTCAACATGAAATCCAGATTGAGCATGACCAAAACCTGTTTTATTATTTCCAGATTTTTTTGTTTCCTTTTCAACAATATCTTTTAATGAATCAATTGAAGCTGCCGTTTTTCCAATCCGTAATACAATTTCTTCAATTTTAGAGAATGTTTCTTTTGACTGATCACCGACAGAAGATACAATATAAATGGCTTGATTCTCATATAAGATTGCCTTCAAAATCATAAATATTGCGCCTAAGAAAGATTTGCCAAAGTTACGGCTACAACACCATAAAACGTGAGGCTTATTCCAACTGGCTTGCAATATATATTTTTGACTATCTATGAGCTTTATACCCAACAGTTCTTCACAGGCGATACATGGATTTCTGCGATAAAACGCAATGCTTTCAGAATCTAATTCACAGATACGTTTTTTCCTTTCGGACATTAATTTATAATACGCCATCTTCAGCACCGTCCTTTATCTTTAAAAGTTCCGAATTTAACGCATCAACAGTAATTAATAACTGACGTACCTGTTCCTTTTTATCATCTAATTCTTTATATAAATCATCAATTAATTTTAGTTGATTTTCATATACTTCTTTTTTATCATTTTCATCAAATAAACAGTGATCCAATAAAGCCTTTTGTGATACAGATATTGCCCATTGTGTTCCTTCTCCACGAAGCTGATCATAATAGTCTGCTTCTGCTTTATCAAAATTCTTTTCCCTTAAATCTCGCATAAGGTATGTAAGTGTAGATTTACCAACATCCTTATTTGAACGGTTCTTTACCGAAATCTCATTTTCCTTTGCAATTTTATCGTTACTTGCAACTAAATCCTTTTTTATTGTATTTAGTGCTTTTATATCATTTGCATCTTTAATTGGGTCAAGGTTTGCAATTCTTTTATCGCACACATGAATTTGCTTATTATTATTAACAATCTGCAAAATTTGGGACAACTTATAAGCATCTTCAGCAGAATCTTCGTCATCTAAATATGGAGTCAATTGATTGAATAAGAACTTGCGATCTTCTTCTGGATAATCTTCAAAAGGGTCATATCCAATAATTTCAATTGCATAATCTCGATTTTGAGCATCCTGTTTAGACCATTTTATTTCTTTTTCTTTCTCATAATCATTTTTTGATTTTCCAACTTCATTATTTAAAATTGATTGAGAAAAATCCTGATATTGATACTGCCTACCATTTATTTGCCTTAGATACAAGCCCATGCTAAAGTTATTATTATTTTTAATGATAGAATCATAAAGAGAGTAGTAGTATGGGATATCTAGTTTGTAACACATAAAAATACACGCTGTATTTGTACCATATTTTTTCTCATAAGAAGAAAACATATCACCTACACATTCCTTACATAAAGGAACAAATTTAGAATTTTTCTCAAATGATTCTGACCAGGGAGATTTAAAAAAATGCCCAACTGGATTCTCCCAAACTTTTCCGCACCGAAGGCATCTATATTCGTGAGAATCGTCAAAATTATCAGATGCATCGGCAACTTTGGCTTTTCTCGCCATATAAACACCTTCTTTCAAAATTATTTGTTCAACTAAAAAAAGACAGCTGTGATGACTGTCTGAAAACACATAGAAAGAGTCGGACTTTCATTTTCGAGTGGAATCGAATGTCTTGCCGTTGGACGATATGTGTGGGAATAATTTTATTTGTTTAAATATTAGTATATTTATTTATTTGGTTTGTTTGTACATTAATCTGTGCTATAATTAAACTAAAACAAGTTACCAAACGATAATTTTTACAAAGTATAAGGTATAAATAATGAGAAGAATATTATTGATATTTATTATAATTTTAACATTGTCCATATATATAAAAGTCGATGCTTCGGAAAATGAATTTGTACCAGAAGATGCATTTGAGTTTAACAATCATTCCTATAAATTATTTGATTCTGGATGCACACAGAAACAAGCAATTGAAATATGTGAAAATTTGGGCGGGCATTTGCTTACTATTACATCAGAAGAGGAACAGACGTTTATAAATAGTATGATAGAAGACTGCACAATGAAAAATATATGGCTTGGTGGTAGTTATGTAAATAACGAATGGTATTGGATAACAGACGAAAAGTTTACATATGTAAATTGGAATGATGGTGAACCAAATAATGTATTCAATTCACAAAATGCGATTATGATGTATACATATCATGGAGCAGATAATGATAATAATACTATCGAAATTGGAAAATGGAATGACGAAAATGAAAACGGCAGAAACTGGGACGGCTATACTTCTGAAGAAACTGGTTTTATATGTGAATGGGATTTTCTATCTACACATAATAGTATAAATGACCAAGAACCTCAATCAGTAAACAACGGTGAAAAACAAAAAGTAAGTAATGATATTTCTTCTCCCATACCAAACATAGAAAGTAATCCAATAGAAGATGCCAATATTAAATCAGGTAGTCCAATAGAAAGTAAAAGTAATAACGATGGCGTCAATATAACATTTCATATTGATAATTTAAGCATCATTGGAGGAATAAGTATATTTGGCGGAATTAGCTTTATTGGTGTAATTATAAAAAATAAGAAAAGGAAGAAAAATAGAAGGAATGATTCTACTTATACCCAATGAAACAATTCTTCTAAGTAGTGATAGCGGAGCAGTGGTTAAACTGCTCCTTACTATTTTACTCAGTACATAATTTATTCTGTTTAGATAACATCTTTCTGATATATTCCAGTCCTTTCCGTGTAGCATATGTAGCTGGTCTATAATTACCATCACGACAAGGAGTTTCTTTTACTTTGAATAACCCCTGTTCCATAAATCTCTGATATGGAATATTCACATTTCCTTTATAAAACATAACATCATTCGCCCTTAAAAAAGAATATAATCTCTTCAATCCAATTTCAGTTCTTTAGCTACAATGTTCATAGGCAGTAACCCTTCTGTGCTAAGAATAGTATCATAAAATTCCTTTAATTCAGCATTCTCAGCTTTCAATTTTTCATTACTGCTTTTTAGATCTTTGATGACTAAAACCTTTGTTTCCTCGCTAAGTTCTGGGAGATAATTATTTACAAATTCTTCTTCCATATCTGTTTCGACATAGCCACCAGTTTTATTGATTATAGGGAGGACTTCTTCGACCACCCATTTTCTGAATGGTTTACATTTTTCAGTATGTGCTTCAAACATAAAATCATATAACTGATTTTCGTTCATAAAAAGTTGTCCATCGTGGACAACCGTTGAAATATCGGCATTTTTGACAGTTTTATCAATTCGCTCAGTACGAGGATATTGTTTTCCCTTTGCTGTCTTCACATATCCAAGTGCCATACCAATTGAGTAAAGTTCAAACATTGGAACTCCGTCAACAATCTCAATAGTTACGTCAGTTGCCTCAAATTTCTTCAAAATTCTGTTTTCTGTTTTAATCATAGTTTTTCCTTTCTTTGCATTATAGTAGCGAAACACTAAAATATTTGTTTACGTTATTTGCCGATAACGTGGATCGTTATCTGATGTGGAACAGTTGCGGCAACAACTATTCCTGAAAGAAAAAATCATATGATAAATGAAAACTTCTTTTGGGACGTAACTATCCCACATCAAACAACGATGTCTAAACATTTATTCTCTTTTTATTTCTTCAAAACAACACAAAAAGAGCCATGATATTTCACATGACTCTTAAAAAAATCTTATTAAGTTTCCCAATGAAATGCTTATTTAAACGCAAAGCAGAACAATCGAAGTCCATTCTTTTCAGAACACATCCGTTAGCAGCGGAGTCCCAAACCTTATGGGTTTACTTTGCATGTAGTAGGAGAGTAGTTACACTGCTCTCCACAAACTTACACATTATCAGAATTCCATAATAAATCCACATCATATTCTTCTAAAGCTACTGGAACAATTTCAGATCTATTATATGTATTCAGAAGATCAATACATTTTTCTTCAAACTTATCTTTACTGGATTCTTTATATGAAACAGTTTGAAATTTTCCAGTACCGACTAATTCGGTTTCAGTACGTACTTCATGAGTGTCTGAATCTTCCACCTCCTTAGAAATTTCTTCCATTATTTCTTCTTTTACTTGAAGGAATCTATATATGGATTTATCTTTTTTATCTCTAATAAGAACACTATAAGCCATTTATATACCTCCCATTACAGAACAACTTCTGTTTCACCTTCAAATTTTGTATTGATACTTCTTAATTCAGTCAGTTTCTTACCAATTTCTTCTTTTACTTTTACAGAAAACAGTTCTGCATATGCCTTACCTAACTTTTCTACTGTGTCAAATACATTATTAAGCGCACTGGAAGGAATCTTCGTTACATCAAAAGTCATTACAATATTCATATCCTGATTGATTGCGTATTCCTTATTGATAAGATTCTCAATTTGCACTTCTTCAACGTTTGTACTATCAACTGGATCAGATGTAACAACTGGATCGCCAGTAGCATCATCAATCTTCATATTTTCTTTAAATGTAATATCGCTAAACCTGACACTTCTAGGGAAATCTGTTAATACCTGTGCTTCCTCGATTTCTGTTGATGTCGCCGTGCCAAGTTCTGCAACGCTAATATCAACAGTAATAATATTGTTTTCAATAGTTTTATTTACTTTTAATTTCATGTTTCTTGTTCCTCTCTTTCATTTGAAACTACTTGGTTGTACGCATTTTTTATCTGAATTGTGAGATCATATAATACATCTTCATTGATCGTACAATCTAAATTTGACATATCAATATTAGGATCTGAAATTGTAAATTCTAAGGTGCCATTATTTTTTGGTGCAAATAAAACTTCAACATTGTTACTTAATAGAAGAGTAATAGAATCAATTTTCTTTCCGTTGTTGGATTTTATAGTTCGCACTTGCCCAACTTTTAGACGTTCTTCTTCAATAGATAATCTACTTGCCATTTATTCACCAACTTTCTTTTAGTAATTTCAAATTTGTATAATGGGCAGAAGAGGACTCGAACCTCTGATGTTTCTTGTGTGCCTGATTTACAGTCAGGTGCAGTCGCCGCTATGCATATCTACCCATGAAAATAGGAGAGTGCTGAAGACTCTCCTGAATTGTTTTGTCTTTCCAGAATGCCAGACCGTCCAGCAGTCATTCGCTAATTTATAAAAGCCACCACTATCAGAAATGGCTTTCAACCATAATCAATATGGTTATCTCCAAATAAAGGTCATCATTAACACAGATGAGTACGAACATCTTAACGATTTATTACTTTGAAATTGGAGTTCTATTTGGCGGCTATACAAAAGCGTCGTCAGCATCTTCTTCATCTTCTCGTACAACATATATCTTTGTTGTCTCACTACTTTCATGACCTAATAACTTTTGAGCGGTTTCTATAGATCTGTTTTGATAGCATACAAGATTAGTTGCCCGTGAAGCTCTAAAAATATGTGGATTTATTCTACGTCCCATTATTTGAGTAAATAACCCTTGACACCATCCATTAAATGTGTCTTCTCCTACTTGGCGAACATCACCATTTGAGTGTTTTATTACAAACATATAAGGACAATCATCATCGCCACGTACTTCTAACCACTTGTCTAAGAATCTCTTTACATCTTCTCCGAATTGCAACTTACGAACTTTCCCTTGGCGACTACGTCCCTTACAACGAATATCATGTGTTTTATACGAAACGGATTCTACTTCGTGTTCAATTCCTTCTTCATCAGTAATTGTAATCATCTTTCTCTTTGGTTCATAATTCACAACCTCTTTAAGAAGCTGCCTGGCTTCAGCCCTACGACAGCCTGTTGAATATGTAAACTTAACATATGCCAATTTTTCCCATTCTTCACGCTTTTCTAATTCTTCACAAAGATAATTAATTTCATCAGGAGTAAGAGGAATTTTTTCATGAACTTTTCCTGTTAATGCTATCCTTTGCTCTGTTGTCACATAATTCCGGAATAAAGGATATTCTTCCTCATAAAATGACTCTATAAATTTATTAAATGCACTAACAGACGATTTTTTAAATTTCATAGCAGAATCAGAAAGCCCACGATTATTTAACCAATTCAGATATCTAAGAAATTCTTTTTTCTTAATTTCTGTACAATTCTTATCTCTTAGGTTCTCATGCACCCACCAAAAGTAAATTTTTAATGCGCTGGTATAACCAATCAAACTTTTTGGAGATAAATGAGTTTGATTACTGAGGTAATCAGCGACCATATCTCTGTTAAATTTATTTACTTGCGACCACATTTCATCAGTTATTTCATCAGATCGTTTAGCGATTTCTTCACCCAATAATCTCACTTCCTTTCATTACAAAATAATAAAAAAGACTTGCTACCTAGAGATAAGGGATATCCTTGTAATTCTCTTTACCTGTCTAACTGACAGACCATAAATTGTTTACACTATATACTTCTTCAAACAAATAAGACTCACACTCAATTTTCTAAGTGTAAGCCTTTTCATAACAATCTGATTAAATATCAAATACTTTCAATTCAGTTTCCTAACTTCCCCAACAATTCTTTAACAGTAATTTCTTCTCCGATAGAAACACACTCATCTAAACGATAGAAGAGTAGTTCTTTGAGAATTATTAACTCATCGTCTGTGAGGTCTACGGATTTTACAATTCCATCATACAAAGTTATTTCACCACCAGTCTGAATTATAGTGTCTTAACAGATTTACTAATCGTAAATTTCAATTCATCATGTGCTGGCTTTGTCCATTCCTTGCCTCCTGCAAGAGCAGCAACACCACTTCTCTCGGCAACATGTTTTACAGAAAACGTACCAATTCCAGGAAGAGGAACCTTTTCATCACGACTCTCGTTCAATGCTCCAAGCAAAAACTTTCCATAGGCTTTCATAACTGCCTCTGCAACCTTATTCGTAACTTCTGCCTCAGAAGCAACTGCTTTAATCATATCATTCTTTACCATTATAAAAATCTCCTTTATTTCAATATTTTTCAATAAAATAGGAGAGTAGTACATACTCTCCAACACATGTGTTTGTGACTTTGTTGACCAAATATAATAATCGCCCACTCGTGACGATTTTGTTTGTTAAAATAATTTTCCATAACTTTCCATAACTTTCCAATCTGTAGTACAATAATATTATCACACAAGAGAGGAGATGACCAATATAGCGACTACAGGAGAAAAGCCAGGAGCAGGTACATACACCTGTGATAATTGTGGACAAGTGGTTGTGTTAGATGATAATACAGATACATTACCGCCTTGCCCTAAATGTAATGGTACAGAGTCCCATTAATCTGCTAATGTAAAATGTTGGATCTCAAATGGCTTACCAAACCATTGTCTCCAGACTGTGAGTTTCTTTTCTCCATTCTGGAGACTGTATTTTGAGTGATATTTTAATGGTAATAACTGTTTTAGATAATATATAAGTTTATTCATTTTCGTCTCCAAATAAAATTAGTAATTCATAGTCAATCAAGTTCAATAGGGTAACAACACTTGATTCCCTTATCGTTTACTACCAATACTGTTTGTGACGGTTTTCCAGTAAGTCTCTTTTGTCTAGTATATTCATCTCCACTTCCACCAAGACTTCCTGATTGTACAACTTTAATTCCAGAAACATCAGTCATTGCAGGATAATGTTTATGTCCACACACAACACAATATGGTGTCATTTTTGCCCATAATATTAACTTAGATATTGAAGTGTCACTTGTAGAATCAAAATCACCATGCACTCCAAAATATAGTTTGTCTCTTACAAAGAATATAGATAGTGTATCATCAATATCTTCATCAATAACTGAGATGTTTTTAACATTTTTAAGCATGGACTTGATAAACCATAAAATAAGAGTATCTAACCGTTCTCCAAGTAATGCATCTTCTTTTTCCTCAAGACGACTATGATTTCCAGCAACTCCACGCAATTCAACTGTTTTGAAATATTTCCCTAGTTCATATACAAAATCAGAAATGTATTCGCAAGCAAGTTTTACTTGCTCAATAACATTTTCTTTATTTGTGACAGAAATGGTTTTATGTATAGAACCACTTATAAGATCTCCAAGAAGAAGGCAAATGCAATTCTCTGTATTATGAGTTTTCTGAATCTCTATGATTTCGGATAAATACTTCTCCAATCGTTCTTTGGCAATGAGAGAATCATATGCACCATCAAAACCATAATATGTTGCACCTATATGAAGATCAGATAGACATACAATCATATCATTTTCGCTATTTGAAACAGCAGGAGAGTATGTTACATATCTATCATTTGCGACATTAGATAGCATATCTTCAAATTTCTCTATTGTTGTTTCTAATCGTGATTCTTCCCTGAGTCTTCTGTTAATATCGAGTCTTTCATCATACAATTTGCGCTTTTCTTTTTGAATTTCCTGTTTTTGTAGCCGTAATTCCTTAAAATACTCATCTTCACTAAGTTTATTAAAAACACCAGCTTCCATAAACTTTTTTGCCATTTGATAAGGTTTACGCCAAGCTGCTTCGGAATAAGGTTTATCTGGATCACCAAAATACTTATTCATAAGGTCAGCTATACCATTCCAGTCAATATCTAATAGTCCAGAATCTTTTGCCTGTCCTAATCTCCATAGATACTGAAATTCGTTTTCTGTTTCTTTTCTGGTTGTATCAAACAGAACAGTCACCACCTTTACTTTTCAGTGTCTTCAGATGTAATCAAATCTAAATCCTCATCGGATTTTAGGCTCACACCAAATTCAATTGGCTGATTTATAAATGCTTTGAGTAAATCAGATATTTTTACATCCTGTTCTGTATCATTTTCGTCAGTATAAGTAATAAATGTTCCATCTTCCGATAAAATTCCTTTTACAGATAATTTATCAACAATATTTCTTTTAAAAGAGAGTTTAGATTTTGCCATTTGAAAATTTCCTTTCATTCATATATTTTATATTTTTTCTAATACGTATTTTTACATATGGTGGGCTATTGACGATGAGCCTAGCAACGGAGGTTTATTTTATCAAAAATAAACAAAAGAATTGCTGAAGCACAGGAGTCGAACCTGTTATCACACAGGTTATGAGCTTGGTATGGTTTATGTATCCGTTCCACTCGCCAGCAGTGTGCCTATTGGGATTTGAACCCAAAACCTATCGGTTAAAAGCCGATTACTCTACCAATTGAGTTATAGACACAGAAAGAACAGATGACGATACTGCTAGAATAGCAGCACCGCCACCTGTATAAGAAAAAATAGATTACTCCTTATAAACGCCTTCGGTTCAGGACGACTCTCGTAAATATTATCGGGAGTTAGAACCATGTATATCTTCTGGAGTAAGTGGAGTCGTACCGTCTCGCTTGGCGAACTTAACGGGTCTATATCACGTTCCACAAGTTTTTTCATATAACATCATGCCAACTAATTTATAGTTATATGTCAGACGAAAAATTTTGATTGCCCACTTAAGGGTTCTTTATAGTTTTCAGAACCGGCAATGAATTAGTACCGATGGAATCTTACGGGCATGTCAAGCTACTTTTGGAAGTATAGACATTTACATATATTTACCAACATAAATTAAAAATTCGCATTTATGGCTGCGTGCACCACATACAATTTTATTCTCGCTAAGTATGATAGAAACGATAAATCACTGTTCTGAATTTGTTTATTTAAGACTACAAGCCCAAAGGTCATTGTAGTACAATCCAATTTTATGTCTTTAACTTAGAACTGGGGACAAAACGTATATGTTTTTCGTTTTCAAATCTTCTTTCCTTGCCAGTAGAAATATCCTTTCCGACATATGTTTTATAGTATGGACAGAATCTTCCAAGCCCTTCTATCTTTACAATATGACCCTCTTTAATTTCTTTACCAACAATATTTATAAAAGTTTTAATTATAGAATCAACATTATTCTTCTCAACTTTTCCATTAAGATTCTTCCATGTTTCATCAATTAACTCTGATTTTACTATCGTTTTCACCTCTTTTTCTTTCTTCCTTAAGGGAACCTTATCCTGACCTTTAAATTTTTTCGCTAGTAGCGTAAAAATTTAAACTTACAAAATCGCTTTGGGGGAACTTTTTTTAGAAAAATTGATACTATACACGCAAATTTCTCCTTTTTTATCCTCGTATAAAAAAGTATTAATTTTATCATATTGATTCAATATGTTGGTTAATATTTCATTCTTGTAATTAAATAAAATATAAAATAATAAATTTTTAATTGATGAATTCTCCACATTATCTAAACGTTGTAGTAAACGATACATTGTATGGGAATTAATTTTCATTCGATCAATCTCATATAATAATTCCATTTTTGCACGATTTCTGTAATAATATTGATATTCATAAAAAGATGGATTATATGATATCATTTTTATATAATCAGATGTTTCATTTGCCAGACGAATTATTTTAACAACTTGTTTTTTGTTAACTAAATTTTTATCGAATTCTTTTGGTTTAAAGATATCTGCTAATGGGATGAAATTACTTCCCATAGATTTTTTTGATCGTTTTTTGGCAATACAATTATGAAGATAGTCCATGCTGGTATTATATTTTTGATAATCTTTTCGATTAACATTTTTATAATTCTTAGTATCTGCAATAAACCCCAAGAAATATGGAGTCCGCTTTCTCCCATCAGGTGTAGTCAATAAGTTCTCATATTTCTTTCTCATCCGTTTCAGTTCTTTTGTAGTATCTACAGGATATTCCTTTTTTGCTTTATCTATTTCAATATTACTCATAACATCCAACTGACATACATCATAATATATTTCTTTGATATCATCATATTGTTCTTGTACGGATTGTCCAGATTTTGACACTATATCCCATAGCAATGAATTAAGTTCTTGTGATAGATTTACGATTTCACCAATTTTATTATTACTTGTTTTATCATCTAAGTCAGCCAAATCAGTAGGAGTATAATGCCTTTTTGATTTTGGAGGATTTATATTGCGTGTTGGAACCTTGAATATATGGTAATTCTTTTTCGCTGAATCAATCAATATCTTATTATCTGTAATAAGCAAAGTATCGCTGTCAAACCTTTGTACCCTCGGTTTCCCGATATTTATTAGGGGAGTAGACTATCTCTTCATCCTCTAAAAGAGGAGGTTGGCACTTCCCAATAAGCATTTCATCTTATCAGTAAAGATTTCATAGACTGTTCTAGTCAGTATATCCTAGTCGTTACACCTTCAAACACATCCCTGTGTAAGCTTGGCACGGTATCTTCATATGGTTTATTGAAATTTAGGCTATTTTCTTATAAAAATGTTTTAAGTATTTCTTATTTTTATTAGATGCAATAATAATATTGCTCCTAATTGAATCTATATTAGCTTTTGTAAAATTATTATCTATTAAATATTCTGCACAAGCACCAATCCATCCAAATGTATCAATGTAATTCATTTCTTCATCGTATAATTCTATTTTTACAGCACGACCATTTTGTTGTGCAGGTCTACTTAATTTTTCTTTTGCTATATTTGGATTATTTTTGTAAAATTCAGATAATGAATGGTTTCCATAATTAGGATTATTCCTACCATTAAAATCACGTTGTTTATATCTTCCGTTATTTGAACTGTGTTGGATATTTTCCTGATGTGTGCACCATTCTAAATTATCAACTCGATTATTTTTTCTATTAAAATCAATATGATTGACCTCTGATTTATTTTCTGGATTTGGTATATAATGTCTTGCTACGAGAATATGTATACCTAAAGTTTTATTATTACCATTTTTACTTAACGTTACAGTATGATATCCATCAGAATTTATTTTAGGGGTTTTAATTATGCCTTTTCTAAACTGAGAAATGCCATCCTTCCTAGTAATTATTCTGTCCATACTTTTAACTCTACCTAAATTACTTACTTGATACAAACCTTCATAATCTTTAATATTTTGCCAAATTTCTGTTACTATAATATACTCCTCCGTATTATAAACCACTTAGATTTTTACCGTTAGCAGATAAGAGCCTACCTTATCCACACCTTATATTTATAAGTTCACCAACTTTATTTTGAGGATGTTACCATCCAAAGCAGACTATATGGTTAATCTGCACCACTTAATCTTTCTAATATATTTTCTCCAATACTGTTAATACAAATGATATTTGTTGTAAGATTAAAATATCTATCGATAATTTCACAAGCAACATTTTTGGTTATCAGGATATTCCCAATTGTGACATGTGGACTCCTGCTTCCCAGAATTTCATATCCATAAGGATATCTTGTACTATGTACTGTTCCAGATATAAGAATGGATGAACCATCAAATTTTCCTATTGACTGTAATAACATTTCATATGGATTTCCAAATAAGGTTGCATAAGTTCCGTTGAGAAGAATGTGTCCTTTTCTCATATTTTTTAAATATGAACGGCATAAATCCTTTTTAAACTCATAATAAATACGTGTTTTATGAAAATCACAGTTATAATTCAGCAACTTATATACAATCTCATTTTTATTCTTCATGATATTATTATCTTCAAATTCAATCCTATCTTCTGTATCACTGAATTTTAAATGATATCTCATCACATCCACGTCAGTATTGATTAAATTAATATATTCCAACCCATCTTTGGTTATATGCTTAATTTCATTCTGTGATAACTGTAAAGTATTCAGAAGCTGGTAATGAGCCTGAACCATCCGCCCACCAAAATAATGTGTATCCTTGTCATGCTTCACAATACCGAAAAATGGATAGATATTTTCCAACCATGTTTTTAGATTTCCAAATTTATAAAACTTAATACTGGATGGAGTAGTAATAAGTTTTATGTCTTTTATATCCTGTGCTATTGTTTCACCATTTAGCTGTGAAATATCAGTTATATTGTTATCTTCAAAAAACTTTTGAATATTAGTATTAAAACAACATGACTTAAAAAACTTATTTCTCAATAACAGCATTCCTTTTGACAGATATTTTCCCATCAATGAAAAATCAATCAAAGATTGCCCGTCCCAAATGGAATTAGAAATCTCCATCTGCTTTTCTTCTGTCTTAAGCCATCCATCCCCACCTAAGTCAGTACATACAGCATTATCACAGAATGTACTTGTCCAATCATCAATAACAAGTATATTTTCTGGACGGATTTCAAGTGTATCTATAATACTGCTTGTGGGCAATGATATATATGCCTCAAATGCAGCAATATCTAATTCGTCACCTGTTTTTATATTTAATCCACATTGTTCAGAGAGATGCATATCAGAATATAGGCGTTTATCAATAAAAAGACATTTTCCAACTCTTGCTGATCCACTAGACCTTTTAAATCTGCAATAATGAATGCCATTACATATAAATCCGTTTTCATAACACCATTCTCTCAGCCATTTTGCAGATTTCACGGTTTTTATTGTCTTTATTAACAAATAAGTATATGTCATTTTTTTCTCATCATAAGTACAGGTAAAATAAGATGGCAGAAGAGTAGTGTCTATAGAGTTATAAAAGGGTTCATCTACTTTCAGTGCTACCAAAATTTTATTACCCTCATTATCTGTATCAATTGCATATCCGTCAATCAAATCATAGTCCCTTAAATTATAACCGTTTCTAACATAAGTATTTTTTGCAGTCTTATTAAACTCTTTGACGGCGTATTTAAAAGTCACGTTTATAACTTTTGATGAATATTTTTTTCCTTTATGCTCAAATGACAAAGAATCTTTTTTGCCATATACTTTTCTTGCCACATCTCGCAATTCTATTAAGTCTAAACTGTAGTCAAAGCTATTGATGTATTTTCCCAAATTATCAGTACCATCCTTACGGGTAAGTTTATACCCATAAGGAGTGCTTTTGATAAAATTATTTGATAAGTACAAATCCTTGGCATCAATTGATGGGATATATAAATTATTTCTCATTACTGACGCACCTCCATTACACGATATCCATATTGTTCCATATTTTTCATAACCAGTTTCATTTTATTAACTAAAGCATTACGCAATCTCTTGTCAGAAGACAGATACCCTTCTGATAAATCAATATGTTCTTTTGTCATGTGCCACTCAGAAGGATTAATATATACTTGATCTATTTCCAGGTGTAGAACGCCAATACAATTAAAAATTAACGATGCTTTCCAAAAACCATTTTTACAATTATTTATCTGAGACACTAAATCAATGACCGTATTGAATCTTTCTATGAAGTTATCAATTTCTCGCTTCGCAGATTCTATTACACATAAAAACTTATCTTTTTCAAGCGTGAGTTTTTCAGTATAAATGATTCCGTTATAAATTTCCAAATCAAAATATATGCCAGATTCCTGATCCTTATTGCATTTTTTCTTATATCCAACATGGACTTTAGCATCAACATTTTTATAATTCCGCAAATCAGAAATAAGTGCCTGTGTTTCTTTGCTCTTTATATAATTCTCTAAAAAGTCCTTCTCAGCCCTATCCTTTAATTCATGCTGGATTTCCTGAGACAATAAATCAATACTCAGTTTTTCGATATGTCGTCCTTCTAAAATTGATTCAAGCTTATTCATCTCTGTTGTCTTTAAAACAGTATAGCGATTATTATTAAATCTAACTTTATATCCATTTTTCTCAAATTTTGATAATTCTTTCTCATAATCCGTTAGCTGTTCTTTGTATTCAACAGTCTTGTTAAATATATCTTTCAGTTCTGAAAGTTTATTTTTGGGTATTTCTATCTCTTCAACACTAAATATATTTCTTTTGAAAATTATCTTAGGATATCCAGTAGACTTTTCAAAATCCCATCCATTATGTTTGCATCTCAAATAAAAATCATTATATATAATATGCTCTGTCTGTATATTCAGCCTGATACCAATTTCATATGTTCTTCCTTTGTAATTTCTTACATCAAAATAGACATTTTCATCAAATGGAATACCAATGGAATTCCTGATATTACCTATCACTTTTTTATTAATTGTGTCCAATACATCTTTCTTTAAATGAGACACACATTGCTTTCTTTTTATAATTTCAAAGCATGAAACCATATCTTCATATGGCATAGTGTCAATACATTTTAAAATATCTTCTTTTGAACTATTTTCAATAATTTTTTGCCAGAACCAGTCTAATTTTTCTATCCTTGCTTTATAATCAAGAACTTTTTGTCTTGTTAGTTCATTCTTTATCTTTGCAATTGTTGTGGCATATAAGTCTCTTTTAATATATGTCTTGGAATAACAAATGCCATCATGGTACAAGTATGTAAATTTTGGGATGATACTTATGTCAGTTTTACACATATATTCTTTAACATTGACTTCCACGACAGAATTTCCAAGAGCGTCCCACTTACAAAAATAATCATCTCCTGTTTTCCTGTTGGTGAAAAATATTTCAAAATAAATTGTTTCACCAGACGATGTATATACTGTAATATCTGGTATATATTTTCCAAAAGGAGTATCCCATGCTGTCTCAATATTTATAGAATCTACTTCAAATATATCATCATCTATATAAAATTTACTTCCCTTTTCAAATAACCAATTTTTACAGAAGAAATGTAATTGACTTTCTTTTGTGCATTTTCCCGTAATATGATAATAATGCGATTGCTCCTTGGTACTATCTAGCGCCCTTGGTTTTACAATTCCACCACAACACGGACAATAATACTCTTTGTCGTGCTTTGCTTTTTTTACATGAATAAGATTGGCAAATTCATCGTTACTATCATAAGCAACGATCAGTTGCGGCAAATATTCAAAAATATCCATATAGTTCCTCCTCATATAATAATAAGTTTTTATAGTTATTACTTCTCTATCACGTCAATAAAATTTCTATTCAATACACAAAATATACAGGAACTTTATCAATTCCTTTAATCTCTGCAATTCGTACAGAAGAATATCCATCTAATAAATTGAAATCTTTGTCCAAAATAATTCTGGATTCAAACTCACCAGTACGGTACCAATATTGCATTTTCTTTTTAAACTTTGTTTTACCTATTCTGGTTTTTCTCCAAGCTGGATTAACTTTAATTTCTTTTGTATAGACCCAATATTCATATCCAGTTTCATATTCGCCAAATAATTCTTTGATAAATCTAATAAAACTTTTCATATGTATCCTCCATAGTTTTAACTTCATATCCCAACCATTCCAACAAGTCTTTCATTCCACATAAACAATCATAATGCCGATATTCCCCATCATCATTGATTAAATATTCTTCGCCTTCTGAAATCCCTTCACCACAAACAGAGCAGTAGAATATAGATTTTTTGGGAACAAAATTAGGACAGGAAGAATGACATGTATTTTTTAAACATAAATTACAAATTATGCAGCACCTCCTTGGTATAATCAAAAAATTTGTTCATAAACATATCCAGTATCTGATGTATAATATATTTCTTTGATTTCTAAATCTTTTATTGCCGCCATACAGGAGGGACATGGACGTGACATTCCAAATGGCTGATCTTTCCTGATTCGATATATGTATAACTTGACTTTTGAAAAGTTGACATCCAAATTCCGAATTGAATTTATACAGCTAATCTCTGCATGTAGTTTTGGCAACATAGTCTCTGACGGTTTGCGGTATTTATTATATTTCTTTTGTATTGGATGGGTTTTATTGCAATTACACCCAATGCTTATGATATTTCCTTGATACACTGCCACGCATCCGATGTGTATTTTATGAAAATCAGACATGGTGGCAGCTTGTCTTGCTTTGCAAAAATATTTGTAATCAATTTTCGTTATCATTTATTTTTTCCAATCTTTCACGTTCAAACAGTTCATTACCACGCTCAAAACATACCAGTTCATATTCGTAGCGTTTTACATAACGATCAAAATATTTTTCTCCGTTTTCATTAGCCACATTAGCAGCCTGGTAAACAATTCTACAAATGTTTTCAACAATGGTTTCCCTAGTTCCTGATATGTATTGTGTGTCAACTTTTTTAGAAGACAACATCATCCGATCCTCCAAATCGGTACGATTTAACCACATAGAAAGAGCATATTTACTATTATGTTTGTCAAAATGATATGCACATTCTACAAAGTAGTTTTCATATCCAAAATCGGATAATTCAATTGTAAGTGTGTTGCCTTTGAATTTTGGTTGCATCAATTCTCTTAAACTTCTTTTCATTAACATTTTTAAACATCCTCCATATTCTAAATTGTATAGTTGTTTTTTTACACAAAATTTCACGGTCGATAATTTTATCAATAAGTGTGTTAAAATTTTCTACGCTAATGTGTATCATTTGATTTCTAGCAAATAAATGTATCTCAGTTGTGTTTACTTGCTTGGTATTTTCTCATGCGTTCACCGGTAGCAATTTTCTGTTCTTCAGATAATTCTCTTTTCTTTGCTCTGAAACTGATCAGAATCTTATCTTCAACACGATATGTCTTACCTCTACCCGTATCAGCGATGAGAGAGTACATATCAGGACTTGTCTTGCACAATTTATCTAACTTGGTCATATATGTGGTGTCAGAAATATAGATAGTAGCAAAATTTTCATCTCTCATAAAATTGATACATACTTCCTGTTCTGAAACGGATACTGAATTGGATAATTTTGGTTCTTCAATAGTTGCTTCTTCTTTTTTATCAATGTCTGTGTATCCAGATTTATTTGACATCTATAATCACCTCTCTAACCAAACTTCCCAATAACCATCACAATATTTTGTTCTTAAATCGCTAAAATGAAATTTCAAAAGTTCCTCAATCTGATATATAAAATAGCAATAATCCCTTTGGTTACTACGAATATTCTTTAATACATCGTTGATAAATGAACAATATTCCTGCCAATTTGTCTTTCCGTGATATATACCTTGTGTTTCTTCATTCCACATTCCTGATTCTTTTGAATATTGTCCTGTTAGTTTTGTAATATTTTTGTCATATGGCTTAATGAATGTTTTTCGTACATTAAATTCTTTTTGCCATTTTTCATCTGTAAGAGTGGAAGATGGTCTTCCATTTGTATTTGAGACAATTCGCATCTCTCTAAGTTCTTCTAAAGTCATATGTTTATATCTTTGCCGTTCCTTTCGTCGATTAGATTCTTTAACATCTTTTATCTGATTACTAATTCTATTTTTGTTTGGAAAATTAGTATTAAAGTCTTCAAGATCAACTTTTCCTCCAAATTTTGTGTGATCTACTTCATAAATTCCATATCTGTTAGTTGTCTGTGTCATTAGTTACTGTATTTTCTCCTTTTCTGTTTGATAAAATTTTTGATGTTACATTTGTTTTAGTTGTTGTCATAGTCTTTATTTCTCCTTTTGATGATAGAGTAGTAGTGGTGATGAGGGATATTGATTCATGCTTACAATGCTTATTTCTATGTTGCAGAATTAGTCTTGGTAAAATTTTTTACTTACATAATTTTGAGTTCTCAAAAATAAAATTCCATATTCCAATTCCTTCTCATAGTTATATTCTTCTTTTGTACATTGAATTATTTGATTATTTCTCCATATATACCGATAAGGACAGATATAAATAATATCATCAGTGTGCCAATTATCATTAGAATCTTTATATCTTGGCATCCTATGGGTTTTTATTAAACCAAGTTGTTCTAATACTTCTGTCGCTTTTGCAATCATTTTTCTATCACTACCTATAAAAGCAGCTATAGACTGAAACTGTGAATAAAATATTTCTGGTTTATTCTTCTTAGATTTTTCAGAATGTCCAGATGATTCATTCGTTCTGATCCAAGTAAATGCCTTGATATAAGCTAATAGAAGAAATAATATACTTTTGTTAAGAGGCTTATATGGTGATTGATACTTATTTATTGACTCTACTTCAAAATCATATAAAATACCAAAATTGTTTTTTGGATTCATTTTTTCCATATTAATCAATGATGACTGAAAGGTATTCTGTATATATTTCTCTTTATCAAAATCAATGATGTATCCATTTTTAAAGAACCAATCCATGCAATCTCTAAACTTGGTAAAAATATTTTTTTCAGTACCCCTATGCCAGTTTGGTTTATACTTACACCACTGGATCATATAAATTGGAGAGTAGTGAACAACGTTTTCCCATGTTTGGTTATAATTTAAATAGAGCAAAGCCGATAATCTGTGTTCTGGTAAAGTATTTGCCAAAATTACTTCTTTTGGAATCTTTACAAAACGATTTACTGTATCTGGTAATTCTAATGTAGCTGTTGGTGATTTATTATTCTCTATGTAAAAAACGCCTCCTTTCTTATACCCACTTAGTTTTCTGTTTTTTTACACAATCATATTCTGTTTGTAATATTTGTTTTCTCTCTTCGTATGAGTAAATTTCCTGAGAAATAATTAACTGTGTATCATATCGTTCTAATCTTTCTACATCATCTAATTGATCTTCAGAAAAATAATTTCGTATCTGTTCATTAGAAGATATATTATGTTCTTTGCGATATTGAGTAGCCGACATTCCAAGTATTACAGTATTTAGTAATGAAAACTCAATAGAGTATAAATTGCCATTAGTAATCCATTCAGGAACGCCATTAAGTAATTCTTCTCTTTTTGTAATCAATGCACCACGCAATTCTTTGCAGTTAATGAGAGTGTTCTTACGATTTTGATTCCAATTGGTACGATTTTTAAATGCTTTCTCTATAATGATGAAATATCTTCTGACCAAAGCACCAATATCTGTACGCTCTACCATGGCTAACTGTTTAGCGCAATCAAGAGTAAGATTATAGTCCAGAGTCTCTTTTGGGTGTAAACTGCTATTTTTTACGGTTTCGTACTTTCTGGAAACCGTAAAATAATCAATCTCTTTTATCAACTGGTAAGAATTGATACGATTTTCAATCCAATCTGTAAATTTCCAACCATTATTTAATTGTTTATGTAAGTCTCTGGCATTAATCTTTGAGTCATTTCTATCAGACTGTAAAATGGGCAAATGTGCCTGATATTCAATGATTGTAGAGATTTCTTCATCTGACAATCCATATTGTTTTAATTCTTCCTTAGTAAATTTTCCATCTTTAAATGAATCACTTTCATATACTTTTTCTTTTCTTGGTTTTGTGGCATTTTTATTTGTAATTCGCATAGTTTTCTTCCTTTCATTTTCTGTAATTTCTAAGGTATATCACATCACAGTGTGATATACTTGAAGAAAAAATGGCAAAGTATGTCACGCCACAGTGTGCAGAATCAGCCGTCTTTTTATAAATAAAGACTGATTATATAAATAAAGACTACTATCGTAATGAATGATTCATATACATTCATAATCCATTACTCTTTTAAAAACTTTTTGATTGTTGATGGTTAATGCTATAAGTGTAGAACTGATATAAAATATATTTCTCTTTCTGAAATCACTGTTTATTGGTATTATGGTTGCAATTATTACTGGAATAACTTCAATTGCTATTTCTATAATTGCTTTGCGACAAAATTCAAAAATGGTTAAAGAAAGCAATAAGGCTCAAATTGAAATATTTCCTTATAAAGTGTATGGTGATATATATCCTAAAATCCGGATTCAAAACTTTGGTTAAACAACAGGAATTATAATTAATGTAAAAACTATTCCTGAAATGCCAGTAGAACAAATGGTTATTAATTCATTTGATTTTTATAAGGATTTATCGCTTGCTCCAAACCAATCTTTCACCACAATATTCTGTAAAAAGGATTCAAATGATCCAGATGTTCCTGTTGAAGTATTTGATGTAATACTTACATATAAAACATTAGATAATATTGTAAAATCTACATTTCATATAAATTACAATTTCTTAAATGGTTACACAGAAACTAAATCACCATCCAAAACAACAGAAAGTGCACTTGATAAAATCAATCAAAGTATTCAAGGACTTCAGCAAAAATAGTGGCTAAGTCGTTTTTAATTTCTGCTTTGTCTGCCATCTATGGTTACACTGATTCCATGAGATATTGTTTCACCTTTACCATTTTTGATGGTTGGTTTTTCAAATGAAAATTTCTGAGGTATTATTTTTGGTTTTGTCATATTTTAGTTATCTCCTTTAGTTTTGAGTGTTATATGTGTTTGGCTATTACTTCTACATTTTGATTTTGATAATGTTATAAATTTTAAACCTCTATTTTGAGCCGGTAGGAGAGTATATATACAGTAAAATATAAAATATGTAAAATATACCCCTGGTATATATGAAATGATTTATATTTTGAAAGGTTATGCTGATAATTTATATTTCTACATATGCAAAAATTAAGTTCTGAAAAAAATTTAATTTCCAAGTATTCCGTTAGAAATAAATTTGACTATGAATTAATATTTTTTTATATTAAATTATTGGAGCAATTTTGAATTTTGATATGCTATTTTCAATTTTCAATCACTATATGATAATTTATAAGTTATGGGGAATAAATTGAATTTTTGGATATGATTTTTAGAAATAGATATAATAAAAAAATAGGATACAAGAAATTTGCATACTAAATATAATTTATTTCATTTACTATGGCTTCAGCCAGTTGCTTTCAGGCTTGGCAATTAATCTGGCATTGTTATATGCCATATCTAAAGTCAAACATGTATGCCCCTGATAATAGTTCCCTATTTTGGTAACTGTTAATGCCAGTGAAGGAATTTCATCGTCTTCTAAACATAAAGGTAATAATAATTGTATCTTTCCTTCGTAATATTGTGGAATTGCCAATTTGTAATTAGCCGATACTTTCTTTTTCATTGTTTCAATTGAACCATTAAGATTATTGAGAATGTTTTTGCCGTCTTTTAATTTCTCAGGTATTCTATCAAAATTATTAATATCTTTTAGAATATGTTTGTAATTTATATTTATTTCATAGTGCCAATCAAACAATAATAGTGACGGATCTTCAAAATAATTTGCTTTTGGTGGTCTTTCAGATATATTAATATTTCCCAATTCATAAGCAGTAAGAAACTGTAATCCATTTTTATCATTATACGCATATATTGGCTGGTAAAATTCAGTAAATAATCCTGTATTCAAAAGTGCATAATCCTTATTGATAATAATATTTTTTTCTGATGATAGTTTTCTATAAGTATGTGCCATATAATTTGTAAGGATTTTTTTATCAGGATATGTTACACTTGACCATTCTTCTTTAGCTGCTAATTCTGATAGCTCATTGGTATAATCATTCCAGTTTACATTAAAATATGACATATATTCAAATCCTTTCGTGCTAAGAAATATTGAATTAAGCATATCACATTTCTCAGATTCATGAAACGGAAATGTTGGCAAATTATGTGTTTCTATATCATATGACTCATATTCAGGTAATTCTTGTGGGATATTTGCATCAAGTTCAGATTTTGCCTTGCTGTATGCCTCCTGATCTGAATGTGCTTTTACTAAATAAATATGATTATATGGTTCATATTCATATAATGGTGTTGTAGGTATTAGATATAATTTTTGAACTGTCATAATGTTGTCTCCTTTTAATTTTGTTTTGTAGTTATTTGATTAGTATTATGTTTATATATTCTCTTTTTTAAGGATGAAAACAAGAGTAATTTTATATGAGTTCGGTGAGAGGGTAGTTTTGATAGAGTTATAAAGTGTAAAAGGTATTGATTTTATTGGATATTTTAAGATTCTTAGATGATATTTTTTAAGAAAATTGAATAGTTGTTTTTCTATTTTAAATGTGATTTGGGTTTGGTTCGAGAATGTGTTGATTTTTTCAAGGAATTTTGAAGTTTTGTAAAGGTATTTAGGGATTTTAGAGAGTGATAAAATTGAGAAAAGCTAGGAAAATCAAGGGTCTACCGAACACAGTACCGAACTGAATTTTAAGGTTGATGTGTGAGTTGAACACATATGTACAAACACACGTTCGTAATATTGATCTAAAATGTAAATGTACCCCCATATACAAACAAAAAACATATCATAATAGTATAGTATTATGGTATATTTACTGTCATTGTTATCGAATGTATGTTTTGTCTTTTGCAAAACAACTGGTATGTTTAATACGGCGAACTATACCATACCAGTTTTGTTCGGTTTGAACATTTAGTAAATAATCCCCACTTTATCTAAAAAATAAATCAAAATAACGAACATAATCCCCACTTTTACACAAGAAAACAATTAAAAAATGGCACAATCACCCACTTTGCCACAATACCAACGCCTTGCGTAGTTTTAATGATATTTTTAAACTGGGAGGTTGTCCGGTTATTCAATAGGTTACTAGCTCTGAATATATCCATCCCTTTCCAACTTTTCCACAATAGCGGTAGTAGTCCATTTATTCCGATTCATTCCACTATCAGCCATAGCTTTTTCCACAGCTTCATAAATTGACTTCTGATATTTTACAGTATACGCAACCATATTTTCTTTATCGTATTTATCATTAGCTTTCCTTTTTGCTTCATTGTATCCCATCTATAATATACCTTCTACAAGCTCATATTTTCAATTTTAAGGCACGTTATACGTGTTTATATATAATCTACCACATAACATTTATTCTGTCAATTTTGGGCATATTGCAACGTTATATTGCTATGATAATAATTGTACAATATACACAAAAACAAATAATTATTTTTGTACAAAAATAAGCCTAAAATACACGTATTCCGTGCAAAAAGTTCTTGCATTTACCCGTATTACGTGCTATAATCTATATATAAGTTAAATATAAAATAAAACATCAAAACAAAGAAGTATATAACAGCACACAAACACCACAACACAGAAAGGCAGGTACACAATATGAGCAAGCACACAATCACAATGAAAGAGATTCAGAACATGATCAATAACGGTATTACAACATTTTCTAAAAAAGATGATAGTCCAAGAGGTTGTAAGACTGTAGCAGCAACTGAAATTCAAATAGGCGACAAAGTTGTAATTGACAACTACTTTACGCTTATTACTGAATAAATCCCCTGATGAGCAACGGTGAGAGCCGGCGAAACTACCCAAACAAGGGTAGTCGGGATAATAACACGATCCTACATAAGTACCAAACAGCACATTGATAATTAAATAGACTTTATACCTGAGTTGTGATATACTATATATATATTATAGCAATTAAGTACAAGTCATTGTTTGAAAGTAGGTGATCATATGGGTATGACGAATAAGCAATTCCAAGGCTTTATAAGACTTGCTTTAGAGTTACTTGAAAAAGCATTACAAAAATCTCCAGATAATGAAGAACTAAAAAAAGTAAGAGACATTTTTCAATCAATGTTAGAAGACGATTAATTATTATCACAATTCACAATTCACGGTGTAAAGTCTATTAAATTATTAAGGCTTTACACCTTTTTAATATAGAAATAATCTGATATAATGAAATAATCAATATCAGCATATCAGGTTATAGGAAGGTGGACACATGGCAATAAGAACCAATAAAGAGTTATCACAGGCAATAGACGATTTAATTTTAAACTCTGGTATTAAAAAAACTTTTATATCTGAAAAGTTGGGTATAAGTCGGCAAGCACTAGATAACATGATGACAAAAAAGCATTTTTCTATTGATGATGCTAACAAAATCCTTAATATTATAGGATATGAAACAGAAACAAATATTAAAAAAAGTTGAAAAAAATCATTAAAAACAGTTGACAAGTAAAGGCAAATAGTCTATAATAATACTTGTAAGGAACGCAAGGGAATATAAATCGGTATCACGGCAGCATCAATAAGACCTGATACATTCTCAACATGGCAGTGTCAATAAGTCCAGGAGCGATAAAAGAAAAATCCCAGTTCCAAACGAAACTGGGAAATTTCAAGAAAAGTGTATAAAACACTTCATCCTCAACAAATGAAGTATAACACAATTCTTGACAATCTGTCAATCGGCAGAAATTTCCCAAAACAAAGTAACTATTAACGTCCTGTAAAGTGGAGTGCTAACAGGATCGTAACCAAGGCAAAGTAACAAGAGATTGCAAACGAGGTTAGAGAAAAGATAATTGATTCATTAAATTTCCGCAACCTAACGGGGAAACGTGACAGATAGCAGCGTCAAAATGCTATCCGTGTTAACTGGACACGCTGACTACATCGGGGACGTGATAGTTCATATCATATCAGACGTAGCAGGGAATACCATCCCAAACCAGAAAATCTATGAATATGTGTGAATGCGAGTAGGCAGAAACAAGAGTTTTGCGGTGACTGATTCTGAAACCGTGACCTGTGGGGTGTGGTAGCCGTAACGGGAACGAGAGACAATCTACTATAATATAGATAGCTCTTTTGATGATAATTTATCGCTGTAGAGGATGGACAGGAAGAAAACACAAAACGATAGACTATATTATTTACAAGCGTTCACAAAAATAAATCCTTGTAAATATCATTGGTGGTTGTAAACCGTGGTTATGGAAGGCTGAGAAATACGTCTTCCAACCGCTGACAAGCGGTATATAAATATACATAAGAAATCTTTAGAGAGTGTCAAGCAATAACGACACTCTCTTCATTATTAAAAGCGGTCAACTGCTTTTCAAAAAGGAATGTGATGTTCAAGCGAGAAGGAAAAGAGAAATAAGTATTACATCCTGTGAGGGCTGCCCATGTGGTCATAAGTGCATATACCAGGCGCAAGGAAAAGTGATAACCCGTGACACAAGCTTTTTCATGTTTGAAAGATTGCACGTATAAAGAAGGAAGTAAAAATGTGACGCAAGATAAGGGCGTTAAACTTTCAATCGCTCAAGATCGGCAATGCGATCAATAAATTGTGCCGGCATCGGGAGCCTGTATATCTCCCGTAAAAAACAGATTATACACGTTATGCAATGAGAACGAATCTTATAGGCTGGAATAGTCAGACGGTGCGGAAATCTAAGGAAAGTACGGTAAAAACTAACCAGGATAAAAATAAAAACCGTGTGCGTGTCCGTAAAGCGCATTTGCATAGATAAAAATATCTATAAAAGTTTGATAGCAAATAGAAACGGCGTCACAGGTTAGGGCTTAAGCTACTATGGCGGAGATAATTACACATAATTTTATTATTTACCATACCCATAAAAACAGAATCAAACATGAAGACGGCTCACAGAGTAAGAATTGATTGAGTGAACAAGTCGGGATCAATAAGTCAATCACCGCTTAAAAGGTGCTTAGTCTACATCATTGAAAAGTCTCTTTTGTGGGCATGGATAAGTAATAAAAAAAGAATATAGAATTGTGGAGGTATGACAATGAAAAATTTAATTGTAAAAGGCGAATACAATCCAGAAGTAAAAACGATGTATTATTACATTGAACCTGTAACAGTTCATAAGTTGACAGCAACAACAGAAGAAAATAACAAAGCAACCTTAAAGGATTTTTATACAGCCGTTGAATGGTTGTTAAGTCGTGGATATGATGAATATCACGAAGAATACAGTAACACCATAAATCCAGCACAACAAAATATATTTACTGCTTTGCGGTCTTATAGAGTAATACGGAATGGACACTACAAGTCAGTAAAGATTTTTCAAAGGGCTTTTGGAGGTTGTGTTATATCTGAATGCAACTTGCAGAATGAAACAAGCATGTAATCAATAAAACAATTATTTGAAAGGAAAATGGTCATGAATAAAGCTATTGAAAAAATTAATAAATTCCTCAAAGCAACAACTAAAACGTTGGAATTGCGCTTTGATGATGGAATGTTTTTGCAACTTAAGAAACATGTCAAAAATGGAAAACATTTTCTTGAAGTCCATACATCCGGATATGATGGAACGTTTGAAATCACAGAAGCATTAGAGTGGATTAATTGGACACTGTATGATTACTCGGCTAATGGATTTTTAAGAAATTTTTAACAATAAAAGGGATATTTAAAGGCAGATGGAAAATAAAACCGTCTGCCTTGCTTGTTATAATGCAGCCTGAAAGCCTGATCAACTTTCAGACAGTCCCAAGCCTGTAAAATGCAGAGGGTAACAAGAAATTAACAGAGAAATAGTTATTGATACATAGATAATCAAAGAAAGGTTAAATGGTGGAAATTATGTCAAATTACTATGATTACAGAGAAGTAAAGGTTATGATCGCTCACAAACTTATGTCCATGGAAGGTTGGAAAGTGTATGGATATACACCAGATGAAAGTGACAGCATGACAGATTATTGGAGTCCGGCACATTGGGATGGAGTAGCAGAAAAGAATGGTTATATCTTATGCGTGGATGTTTACGGCGCAGCAGAACCGCAGGAAATCAGAAAATATAATTACTCTGGTTTTACATATGATCGCAGCATAGCGGAAAAAATCAAAAAGTTGGAAGCTATGACCGTTGAACGTGGAGCATCGGAAGCAGAAGAAGCAAGCGCAAAATTATCTATTGAACGTTTGCAGAAAAAAGCAGAAGAAACAACGGAAAACGCAAGTAAATATATTGTTGTTGGTACAGTTCCCGGACATATGGCACACCCTCCAAAAATGAATTGGCATATTGAAAAAGATGGGATCATTATTGCAAAGGGTAACGGCATTTTGAAATTTGCCCATATCTGGAAATATTACAATTATAACCGTGATATGGAATGGTTGAACGAATATAAGAAGGACAAAAAAGCATATGCCGATAAGCACACACAAGACCTTGTAAACCGTGGATATTATGACAGTGAGGAAGACGCAAGAAAGAATACAGAAAGACATATTGAGGATTTAGAGGAAGATATCAAGCTGATAGATAAGTTTGAGACATTCATCAATAAAATTGATACTACTTGTGGCGGTTTAATTGGAGAAGGTGACGGAACTGTATATGAAAAAGTAACCGTTACAGAATACAAAAAAGAAAATAAAGTTGTAGAAGATACGACTGGAAGCATTAAAGAGGGACAGCTTTTCATTCTGAAATCTAATTTCAATTATGGATGTTATAAAGGGCTTGTATATCGTATCCATGAAACAGAGAGAAACGGACAGAAACATTTTCATGCTTATAAACTAAATGGAAAACTTACAAAGGAATGTACAGGAAACGCAAGCCGTAATAACTATTGGTTTGTTGGTAGTGGTGATTCTGAATGCCTCACAAAATGGATTGAAAAGGGTTCTATTGCATGGTGTCATATTGAAGAGGTAAAAACGCCATATGAGGTGGAAAAGGTTGTAAAAAAGACTATTAAAGCAGAAAAGAAAAATACGACATCTACCACAACGGAAACGGCACAGACAGAGGAAACAGACGTAAACGCCTATGCATATGAAGTATCAGAAGACACGGACACACGTACAGGAGAAAAAATATATCTTGTGAAGGTTGCGGAAAAATTGAGCCGTGAAGAGTATATAACCGTAAACAAGTATATTAAATCTTTGGGCGGATATTACTCAAAATTTAAACATGCGTTTTTATTCAAGGAAAATCCATCAGAGAAGTTGAACGTAATTATAGCGGAAACAACACAGACGGCAGAACCGGCACAGGAAGCACAAAGCACAAAGGAAGAACCAGAAGCGAAAAAAACAAGTATTTCCTATACAATTACAGAGGATCAGCACACGCAAACACACGCGAAAATCTGGATTGTGAAGCCTGAAAAGGAATTAAACAAGTCAGACTTTGCGGAGGTTAAGCGGAAACTTGCAACGCTACAAGGCTATTATAGCAGTTTTAAACGTGGTTTTATTTTTAAATATGATCCAACGGAAGCATTACAAACAGGATAATATAAAGACGGTTGAAATATACCGCCTTATAAAATGGAGGAAATGATAATGTTACCAAAAGAGTTTTATCCTACACCACAAAATATTATTGACAAGATGCTTTTTGATTTAGATTTTACAATGATAAAAAGTATTTTGGAACCATCGGCGGGTAAGGGAGATATAGTTGAGGCATTAAAGAAGAAAGAAGGAAACCATAATAAATATTATGGCAAACAATACTATCAGTTTGATATTGATTGTATAGAAGCTGATCAGAATCTGCAGCATATTCTTAAAGGGAAAAATTTCCGTGTTGTTTATAATGATTTTCTTACATATAACACGATGAAGGAATACGATCTAATTATTATGAATCCGCCTTTTTCTAACGGTTGCAAACATCTTTTAAAGGCTTTAGAAATGCAACAAAGAAATGGCGGTGCGGTTGTGTGTCTTCTCAATGCGGAAACTTTAAAAAATCTATGTACAAATGATAGGCAGTATTTACAGCGTAAACTCACAGAATATAACGCAAAAATTGAGTTTATACAAAATGCTTTTCTGGATGCGGAACGGAAAACGGCGGTTGAAATTGCGCTTGTAAAGGTTCAGCTTCCAGAGGTGCAAAGAGAATCTTTTATATTGGAAGGATTAAGAGAAGCAAAAGATCAAAAAGAATTTCAGGCAGAGGAAAGCACAAAACTAATTGATAGTGATTTTTTCAAGGCTATTGTAAAACAATATCAGTTAGAAGTGGAAGCAGGAATAAAATTGATTAAAGAATATTATGCAATGCAGCCGTTTATTTTGTCACAGTTTGGAAAAGACGAAAAGACAGGGGAAACGATACAAAAAGGCGGCTGTATTATCTCCATGACTTGTAGTAAAAATGGGCTTTCTGTTAATGAATATATAAAAATGGTGCGGAGTAAATATTGGAATGCACTTTTTGAAAATAAAAGATTTATAGGGCAGCTTACAAATAATCTGCAAAGAGATTTTTATAATAAAGTGGAAGAATTAAGTAACTATGATTTTTCACTTTATAATATCTACCAGTTAAAAATTGATATACAGAAAAAAGTTGTTAAAGGAATAGAGGATACCATAATAGATCTTTTTGATGAATTAAGTTATAAATACCATTGGCTTGATGAAACGTCAAAAAACATTCACTATTACAATGGATGGAAAACAAACAAGGGATGGATAATCAATAAAAAAGTGATTATTCCTTTAAATGGTTTTTATGACCTTAATTATTCATGGGGAGGATTCAGACCGTCAAGGCATGATGTTGTAAGTAAATTACAGGATATAGAAAAATGTTTTAACTATCTTGATGGAGGGCTAACAGAAGCGGTTGATCTGGAAGAATCCCTAAAGTTTGCAGAGGAATACGGAGAGACAAAGAATATACAGTTAAAGTATTTTACTGTCACATTCTACAAAAAAGGTACATGTCATATTGTATTTAACAATGACGAGTTACTGAAAAAATTTAATATATTTGGTTCTCAGCACAAAGGATGGTTGCCACCTTCCTACGGAAAGAAGGATTATAAAGATATGACAGCAGAAGAAAAAGCAGTTGTAAATGAGTTTGAAGGAGAAAAAGAGTATAGCAAAGTTATTTCTAATAAAGAGTATTACTTGTTTGATGGAAATAATCTGAATTTACTGGAAGAGAAAACGGCATAAAGCCGATGAAATTGTAATTTGAAAGGAGGACAACATGATTAATTTAAAGAAAGGTGTAAACCTTAAAAAACGTAAAAGGAATAATTGTACTTACACTTGTAAAATAAGCACAAAAAAACTAATCAAATAATTTGTATGTAGTTAGAACGGCTATAGAGAATATAAGACTATAGCCGTTTTATAGTGCTTACAAAAAAGATAAATAAAAGGTAGGAGGTTGAAAAATGCAGAATAATATAGTTGCAGAATATGATTATTATACCTTGGATCAGGCAAGAAAAATTATACTTGCAGAAGAAAGGCAAAAGAAAAATGAAATAGTAGAATGTTATCTTGCTGGTGCTGCAATGTTTCTAATGCCGATTTTAATGTTTTTGCATTGGCTGATAGTTGGATATTAAGGGAGGTTATGGTATGATAACTAATATATGGTGTTCTTGGAAAGAATTTGATGAATACGAGCTAGATAAGAAATACAAACTTGTAGATTGTGGAATGAGCAAAAAACACTTAGGCTATAAGTTGCTGCGAGATATGGAGAGAAATATCAATGTATACGTAAGATAAATCGTGTATTTCATTGGACAAATAAAGCCGAAACTAGCCATTTGTGGCTAGTCTGTATAAGATAGCGGCTTATACAGTGATGATGGCAAGCTGAAGGAGGTAAAACTTTATGTTGAATATTATGGCGCAGTTAGAAAACCTTGATAATAGAGAGTGGAACGCTCTATTTGCCAATATGGAAAGAGAAGAAAACAGAATTGTTGCAAGCCGCAAAAAGGACTTGTTATATCGTTATTTGGGAGAGATAGATTGTCCTGAAGAAATGTTTTACAAGTTTGCTACAGTTGATGATGTTAGAAAATGCGGTGGTAAAACAAATTGGTTCCTTTGCTCTGATGGCTCTTTCTTTACTTGTGGAGACTCTGCATCTGATTCACTTTTTGAAAGTGGAAAAGTTGTTAACTATAATTTTCCTTTTGAGGTGGAAAGAAACGAAAAATATAGCAGATTTTCTAAGGATGAAAGAACTGCCTTTCGTGTAGAGTTACAAGGAATCAGCGAAACAGAAGCAAAAGAAATTGTTTGTGATGAATTGGGGATTCCGGCATATAAAAATATCTATGTATTTTCAGTTACAGAAACTCTTTTAGATAGTTCTAATAATTCTGAGGAAGTAAATACATGCACATGTAACATAGAAGCCGATACAGAGGAGGAAGCAAGAGAAAAACTTATTTTAGAATGTCGTAAAGTTGGTTCTATTATAAGTAGTGGCAAAAGATTTACAAAAGAGGATAATAGAAAAATGCGTGAATCTGGGGAATTTTTTGGATATAAAGGAGGTACACCATATACAATCATTTTGAAAAGCAGAAATATTATTCTTATTGAAATAAAAGAAAATCATGGGTATTGGGATTAAAATACCCATGAAACTACTGTTTTAAGATATGGAGGAAAGAAAAATGACAAGTTTTGAATTAATGAGAATAACTAGAAATACATTAAACCCTATTGGTAAATTGATTTATGATTATTTCAGAAAAACGGAAAATAGAAGAGTGTGTTTAACAAATGCGTTAGACGCACAAGATTGTTTTTTGACTATTCAAGAAGCGAAATCGTGGATTACTAGACATAGTGCGCAATAATTTCAAATTGCGTCTTACAAGCCTATTTAATGCCTTAAATCATATATATGTACGTTGCGTTAAGTCCTTAAATAAGGCAAATAAATAGTATAAAAATAGGAAATAATTTTGATTTATTGGATAATATGTGATATGATAAATTTAAAAAGAAACGAATATGAAATTTATGACAAATTTAGAGATTTTAATGATGGATAAATGCACAAAAACTGAAGCGGAAAAGCATTTAAAGAATGGAACGACTGTATTTGAGGGTGAGGATTTCGAGAAGCATTTTAATGATTATATGGACGAGTGGGATATTGATGAGGAAGACAGAGCAGAATATAAGTCAATGATTGATGATAAGAAACCTGTTACCGATTGGGGAATTGTGGAGCATGACGGCATAACATGGTATATCGCGTATGTTTTATAAATAATTAAACAGCATAGAAATAGAAGTAATAAGCAAGTGACAAGTGGGAATGTTGCTTGCTTTTATTATGGGAAAATTCAAAGAAAAATAGAAGAGGGCTTATGCAACAGTTAAAAACAGAAAATTGTATTATATGTGGTCAAAAAGCAAAATATTGAAAAGGTTATGTCAAAGGATTATATAAATATGCTCTTGGATATTCTGAAAGAAAAGTAATTGCTGGATTTTGCAAAAATCATAAAGAACACGAGAGCAATAATAGTGGATGCTATGGAGAATATGATTCTGAAAAAATGGGAAGATGTATTCCATTATTTAATAGGTAATGAAAAATCGTTTCAAGATGGGAGGATATAATGAAAAAATTTAAAATATATATACAGACATGGCTTGATGGTAAACAGGTCAGAAGCATAAAAGATGTACCACCTGAAACAATATGGGAATGTGTTTACATTTACAATTCCATTATACAGAAAGAAAAGCCGTCATTTATCAATGGAAAAGTAAAAGAAATTTTAGATAAATGTGGAATTAATACGGTAACAGATGGAATCGGATGGAGGATTGTATAATGCAAAATTTAGGATTATTTCAGCAAAAGCAGTATATCAGATGGTAGCTGGAAATGAATATATAGAGTATTCAGAGAGATGTTTATTAGACAATTTCATATTTTAGGATAGTCAGACACAACAATATTTCTTGTGTTTAGTCCATTCCCTTACAACATGGACGGCTTGTTATGAGGTATTTGCAGAAGGTGGAAACGGCACGGAAATATTCGATATGTGGGATAAAATGATGGAAAATAGGGTTTGTTTAGCGTGATACGGCGATTTATAACCAATTAGAAGGCACTAACGAATATTTCCGTTAATGCCTTTTATAGTGGCTATAAAGATGGAATAAATGGAGAAGTAGAGAGTAGAAAGGATGGTTGATATTATGGCAAACAAAACATTATTAAAGAGATTTACGGAGCTTGCAAACAATAGAAAAGCGGAAATTGTAGAACTACAACATATGTATTTATTGAAACAGATTGAAAATGAAATCGTTCAGGAGAGGTTTAAGGAAGTGTATAACAAAGTTTTAGCTGAGAATCCCTTTTATTCTGACCGTGATTGTAAACTGCTCAAGAACGGAAACAAAATTTCTAAAGGTGATAGGATTCTTTCAAGTGATGATCAATGGTGTATGAGTACAGAAGATTATGACAGATTCTTGGAAATTTGCAGAAAGGAAAATTTTGTTGCTGGTCTTACATATGAAGATGGAAGATATACTGAGGAAACTAATACAGAAAATCAGTTAAAAGATATTAAAGAGAAGTTGATCCGTTTGTCAGTAGAAATTTTACCTGATGATTTTCCAAATAAGAAGTTGCTTGAAGAAGCTATTGAGTACAGAGGACATAATTCATATAAGACAAGAGAAACACTTTTTGAGTTGGTTATGAAGCTGAAATAGGGAGGATAGCATTTAATATGAAGCGGAGGACATATAATAACGTTTTAAAAGCTGTGAGATTGATTCAGAAAAAGGGATATGAAAAGAAAGAATCTTTAGAAATGGCAATTAAAATATTTGATGAAATGGAATTACTTAATAATGGAATGTCTATTGAATGGAGAATTAACCAGATTGTAGATAAAGAAACATGGAAACGAGAAGCAGAACTGTATAAGTCTTGAAACAATGGTTTCAAGTACATAGAATGGAGGATTTTTGAGAGTGATCAGAAACAAGATAAAATTTGTCAGAAATAATTATTAGATATATGGAGGTATGGTTATGGTTGATAATTTAGGACGATGGACGGAAGAAAAAGATTATAATACATATCCAAAAGAAAAATGGTGCGATATGGATTATATGGCAGCATGGATTGTCTGAATTTGATTTTGAACCATAAAAGGCAACGAAATAAGGTTAAAATGATTTTAAATTAAAAGGAGAATAAAAATGAAGATTGTTATTTGTTACGCAATACACGAAAAGAAAATTGTAAGTTATGATACATTTGCAAGTGAAAACGATGCTTTTATTTTTATAAAAAATGATGCACAAAAAGTATATAATGAAGAAATTTACAATGGAAATTATTAATATTGCATAAAGGAGATAAAAAATATGACAAAAAATGAAGAAATAATATGGGAAGATCTGAAAGAAAAAGCCAGAATGGCTGGTTATATAATTTTTAATCGTAAAAATTTAGAAACAGAAAGGGAATATGATGAAGCTGTAGAAAACCTAGTAAAATTTGAAATTGAGCATGGAATATTATAATTTGCTAATAAAGGAGAGGTAAAGACAATGATAGAAATTGAAAAAGAAGATAAAGTTATTTTTAGTGGTTCTAAAGATGAGTGCGTTGAATTTTTGAAAAAACTTGGAATTATTAATAAAAATGAAACTGATATACGTTTGCTTACAATGGCAGCACTGGCTACAAAATTTGGTTTATCTATGTTTAGTCGATAAAAATTAGGCATGTGGTAGGAGAATAAAAAATGAAAAATGTTGTTAATGATGAATTAAGAAAAAAACAGTTGGAAATGGAAAAAAGGATTAAAAAGGAAATAGAAGATCCTAATTTTTTAAATATGTACACAAGAAAAACCTTAAGGGAAGTTATGCTTGCGCTGTTTCCATATGAATCCGTAACACATCCAGTAAATAGAGCATTTAATGGGATGACAAAAGCCAGGATGTATAGAAGGTTATTAGGCTATGCAATATTAAAAAGATGGGAAATTTAGGAGGTTGGTGATTGTTATGACTAATAGAGAAATATTCTTAGAAAAACTTAAAAGTGCAGATGCGCGTGATTTTGTAAACTTTATTATTGGATATGGGAAATGTACAAGATGCAGTAATTACTATTGGGATGGAAATCATAGAGAATGCCATGTAAACTTAAATAATTCCTCCTGTGAGGAGGGAATTGCTCAATTCATGTTTTCAGGAGTTGAGGAGAATCTACAGATTAAATATCACAAGAAATATTCAAATTTCCATTCTTCATTTCATGCGATGTTGGGAATGCATCTTTCATCAATTTTGTTTCATGCAAATGTTGTGAAGAAGTTAGAAAATGCTTGCAAACATTGCGAAAATGATTGTTCGAAATGTAGATTGCTTTGGAATAATGTCCTTGATATGTCCCGTAATTACGCAAGTAATCTTGTAAAATTTTATAATGATAATGATTACAGTCTTGAGGCATGTAATGCTAGAGATTTGTGTAAAAGGTATTATGGTAATGCTTTTATATTTATTTCAGAAATTTTAATCCCACGTATACAAGAGCCTGAACTTCAGATACAAGCCAAGTTACTTATTAAATTAATAAATGATAAAGAATTAATAAATGATAAAGAGGGAAATTCCTAAAAGCATGACACTAGATTTTACCACTTTGGGTTTGAGTTAGTTGATTAAAGACTGGAAATCAGGATTTTATCGAAAATGAATGGAGGACAATATGAAGAATAAGAGATTAACGGAAATTGCTAAAAAAGTTTATTTTTCAGGATTAGGACGTATAGATTGGAATGAAGTGGAAGAAGAATATAAACTATCGAAAACGGAACTTAATTATGTGACAAGTATAATCAGAAATTGGAACAGAAAATAACAATGAAATCGGAATTTCATCGAAAGGAAGGTATATGTGTATGGCGTGTTATGTTGTGACTAGGAAAGGAGACAATAAAGTTTTAGATATTGGAAATTTAGTGTCGTATTCTATGCATGGACATACTAAAGTTGCCCATGTTTATCATCCAGTTGTTGGTAGTCAAGTGTCTGGATTTTGTTGGTGGGATACACCTGAGTATGAAGTGTATTGCATAGAGGATTTATCCTATTGGAATGTACTGGAAAAATATAAAGTTGAGGAAGACAGAGAATCAGTTGATATTTCAAAATATTATAGCAATATAAAAAATGCCAATTTAAAATATTCTGAAGATATCGGATTATATTTATAGAAATTAGAACAATGAATCTCGTATTTCAAGACAGAATTGGAGGGAATAAATGGTATTGGTAAAAGAAATAATAACAAAGTCATATCAATATGAAGAAAATGGAAGTTGTACTACTTTTGTGGAAGAAATTGAACAGTATCATTATAGGAATGAAGAAGAAAAGAATGGACATTCACAACGTATGAAAAAAAGAGGATTTGAAGATAGTGGTCAAGTAAAAGAGAATATTGGAACGATATTGAAACCTAACCATGTGTGGTTTGGAAGTTATTATAGATATAATAGATCTAAGTGACGGAGAAGATTACAAATATAATAAAGAATTGTTTGTGTCGGAAGTTAAATAATAGAATGAGTGATTGGAGGAAAAGACATGGAAAGATATGAGGTAGAAGACATAATTTTAACAATGGCAGATATTGTTAGAGAGAACAGGTATTTAAGAAAAGAAAATAATAGACTTAGCAAGATTGAAAAAGAATATCAAAATTCAATTTTTGAAAGAGCAAAAGAAAGTGAACAAGCAAGTAGGAATATGTTAAATGCTGCACTTGTTGGAATTACACAAGGAAAAGTAAATTTAGCAAGTGAATTATTAGATTATCTTTAAAATTCGCATTTTAAGACAACAATATGAGGAGGTGTTATAATTGTCAATACTTGGAGGAATAATCTTTTTAATTATTGCTTGGTTACTTGATTAAAACAAAGGTTAAATGCCACTGGAATTATCTGGTGGCTTTAATTATGGAAAAATGTTATAATATAGGAGTTTAGAATATGGATAAAGAAATTATATTAGATTTTATATGTTATGGAAAACATATGGTTGTAGTAAAATTAGAGCATGGAACACATGTTATGTATATAGATGAATGGAAACGTACATCTAAAAAACGACATTTAGAACATCGAGATAAAAAACGAAAATATAAAACAGCTTAATTGATAATATTAGGAGGAATTAATATGAAGACTTATGAGAGAAAGTCTTTTCCTAGAATGGCAAGAGATTTAAAGGTGATGTATGATAAGGGCAATTTATCTTTTGATAACGCAGTACAGAGATCATTTGTGTGGAAAAATACTTCTAAAGACAATCGCATGAGTATATTGATAGACAGTATGATGAGAGGGTTTCCAATTCCTGCAATGTATTGTAATTGTATATTTGAAGATATCAAAAATAAAACATATGATTTCCTTGATGGAAAACAAAGAACAACGACTGTTATAAAATTTTTGAATGATGAATTTCCGCTTGTAAATACTCCCTCCTTTGAAGATGAGGATGGAATTGAGCATGATTTTAATGGATTGACATTTTCTCAACTTCCGGAAGATATAAGGGACACTATTAAAACATATAACCTGACTATTTATTATTATGAAAATATGGATCAGGAAGACGCCGAAGAAATGTTCCGTAGATTAAATAATGGAAAATCGCTGACGGCAATAGAATTGACAAGAGCAAATGCAATCTCTAAAATAGAAATTAGTCAACTTGCAAAACATGAAATGTTTAATGTTGCTTTATCAGAAAAGTCATTGGCTGCATATGCAAATGAAGATGTTGTAATTAAGACATGGATATTGTTATATGGCACTAAAAAATCATTTGAAACAAAAAATATACGTCCTGTAATGCGGGAAACAGTAATTACAAAGGATCAGGTAGAAGAAATTAATAGAATATATGATGCTTTTCTAAAAGTTTATAAGATTTTGCAGAATGCCGAACAGTTTAAGGTTGTCAAAAAGATTTTAGGAAAAGTTCATTTAATTTCTTTAATGTCTATATTGAAAAAAACTATTCATGAAAATATAAATATTGAATTAGTCGAAAAATGGTTGATTACGTTTTTTGGAACAGGAACTAGATTTGTATCTATTAACAACAAGTATAATGAATATTCAAAAGGTCGTGTTGCAGTTACGGAAGAGGCGGTTGAACTGAGAGGGAAAATATTGTTAGAAAATTTTGAGGAGTTTTTGGAAGAAAGTAGTAGCGAATAGAAGGATTATTTCATGGAAAAATGGAGGAATTATAATGAATAATATGTATGAAACGTATAATCTGAAAGAAATAAAAGAGATAATAAATCAAGCTATAGAATCAGAAATGGGTTATAATAGATTGTTTGAGGAAAGGGAACAAGAAATTATTAATAGTTTAAAAGTTAGACTGTTAGATATGTTTGGAATTGAAGATTAAATAAAATGATTGTTTCAAGAGGGAAAGGAAAAAATATGGAGATATTTATTTACAAAAAAAAGGGAAATGAATTAGTTTTTGATAAATCAAAAGCAAAATATGGTGGAATAAACAATGATAGTATATATTATAATCAAGATATAGGTGGATTTCATAGCAGGATTGATGCAAAAAATATTGGTAAAGTAATAAATGGTATGTGCTATCTTTTACAGAGAAATGACAATCAGGTAATTATGCTTTTTTCTGAATATGATAACCAGAAAATTGAAAAACTTCAGTTAGAAATTCAAAAAATTCAAGAGGAAAAAGTAGTAAGTAAAGTAATATGGTTTAGAAATGGAGAAGGCGTTTTAGAAGAAACCGTTTTATGATATTGATGAAATTAGATATTTAAGGAAGGGATGAGGATAAATGGATAAAGAACAATTTCTCAAATGGATAGAAAATGGTGGAAGAATATATAAATATACATATGAGGTCGAAGCAGGAAAAGAAGATTTAAGAAAAAGTGAATGTGAAGTAGACGCAGTTTATGAAGACGGGTTTAAAACGTTCGGCTTTGGATATCATATCCCATTTGATTGCTTTGAAAAATGGAAAATGCAACATTGGAGTTCAAATTCATATGAATATTTTATCTTCTTGACTAATGAACAGAACATAGATGATTATTTGGGAGAAATAAAAAAATGTATTGCTGAAGGACTTCAAAAAGAAATAAGAGATTTGCAAAGATCATTGGCATTAGTGATATAGTAGGCACGACAATGTGATATTTAACTAAATACATTAAGGTAGTAAAGCATTTGGAAAATAAAAATCCAGATGCTTTTTATTATACAAAAAATTACATATTCAAGGAGGTTCCAGTATGAGCACAGTTGTGGCAATGAATGAGGAAACAAGGAGGATGGAGCAGTTCAATGACATAGTGGCAAATATCAAGCCACTTATGACTGTTGGAAAAGGTAAGAATCAGAGAGCAATTACAGGGAGTGCAGTTGTTCCGTTGTCTTGTTGTTTTGTGGATTCAAGGTATCAGGGCATGAGAACACATAAGCATCTGAATCGGTTAAAGAATAAATGGGATGAACGAAAGTTGACACCTATTATCTTAGTACCACATCCAGAAGAATCCAGATTTGCGGTTGTAGATGGTCAGGGGAGGTGTCTTGTGGCTCCTGAGAAGGGTATGGATCGTCTTAATGCAATCATTCTCATGGATGCTCCTGAAGATTTGGATGAACGTCTGAAATTTGAAGCTGAGTATTTTATCGGACAGGATTCAGAAGTGGAAAATGTGAAGCCTCTTGAAAAGCATCTTTCAAGAGTGATTATTGGTGATAATGCTGCCGTTTCTCTGGATAAACTTTTAAACAAATATGGAATTAAATTTGTAGCCACTAAAGGAAATAGAGGAGAGTCTATACTTGGAAGTTATACAGATGCGTATTCAATTGCGAAAGTGCATGGTGAAAAGTGTCTGGACTTTATTTTTTCTATCGTTGATAATGCTGGGTGGAATAAAGAGACAAACGGATATGCGACATTTGTAATGAGGGCATTAAGGGAGGTTTGGATTGCCCATCCGAATGATAGGAAAGAAATACATAGGTATTTGTCAAAGGAATTAAGGCAGATTGATCCTGCGTTATTCAGTGCAGAAGCAAAATCAAAATATCCGAAGCGTGACCACAGAGTATCTTGTGTTCTTTATGTGGAAGATTTGGTATGTGATGGACTTGGAATAGAGAAGAAGATATATGTAGAGAACGGGAAGAAAGTTAAAATCTCAAAATGATTTGGTGAAATGGAGGAAATGTCATGAAGATAATTAAAGGTGCGGATCGTGGAAGAACAGAGTGGACAGCACGGAAACTTGTTGAATTAGTGGAAGATGGAACAGTGAATTTTAACATTGATATTCAAAGGGGTTATGTGTGGAAAGATAATGACAAGAAATCTGCTTTGATTCGCTCTTTGATATTGGATAGACATGTTCCTCCTCTGTATTTCAATAAAGTGGAAGATGTTTATGAGGGCGAAGATGGGAAACAGCGGACATTAACTATCATCAAATTCTTGAATAATGAGTTTGAATTGAGCGGACTTGAAGAATTTACAGTTATAAATGATGAGAGCGAAACAGAGGAAATTGACATCAACGGGTACAAGTTTAGTGATCTTCCTGAATGTTTCCAGAACGCTATTAAGGAGTATTCATTCACAATTTGCTATACGGACAATGCGAATCAGGAAGAACAGGCGGATACATTCTATAATCTGAATAATGGTCAGGCATTAAACGCTGCTACGATGAACCGTGTAAAAGCAAAATCAAAGGAACAGATTATCAATCTTGGGAAGCATAAGTTGTTTGCTGATGCTTTAAGTCAGACAGCTTTAGATGGACATGTGAATGAAGATATGGTGGCCAAAGCACATGCAATCTTAAATGACAGTGAAGTTTCTACAGATGCAAAATGGATTCGTCCTTACATGAGAATGGCAGATATTACAAAGGATGATGAATTCTTACTTAGCGAAGTATTCGACCGTATTTACAATATACATGCCATGATAGAGGATAAGAAAATTGCAAAGAGGATTTATGCCAGGACGCATATGATTAGTATTGTGCCGATTGTTGCAGAGTCGCTTAATGACGGATATTCTGACAAACAAATGATGGAATGGTTTGTAAATTTCTTTAGCGGAAAGAAATCTGCTACAACTTCTAAAGCATATAATGACGCTGCCGGAAGAGGAACTGGAAAGAATTCTGCTGTTATGAAGAGGGTGGAGGAAATCAAAAAGGATTATGATAGGTATTTTGGAAATACGAAATCTTTGGCCGAAGCAAGTTGAAAGTGTATATGATTTGATATAGATTGTTTCATGCTGTATATGCATGGAATCGTGTTCTATACTTCAACACGAAAAAGAGAAGTAGTTTATATAAAACGATTTGGAGGATAAAATATATGGCATATATTTTGCAAAAAGACGCTTATTATTGCTATCTGGATGGCAAACATACAATATGTAAAACACAAAACCTAAATTTGGCAACAAGGTTTGAAACACAAGGTAGTGCCAGAGCTATGCTAAATAAAGCGACAAAGAAATTGAAAGACTATAAGATTGTTGATATGGAAACCATGCAACAGGTAGGAGATATTCATAAAATTAAGCGCAAACAATTTTCGTCAGAGGAAAGAATTAAAATTTATAATAAGGGTAAAGGGAGATGTGCAATATGCGGAAAATTTATTCCATATGACAGTTTTACAGTCGATCATATTGTTCCTTTAGCAAAAGGTGGAACTAATGCAATGGATAATCTTCAAGTTGCCTGTAGCGTATGTAATCTTATTAAACAGGATATTTTACCAGAAGATTTAATGAAGAAATTAACGGAAATTATCTTATATCAAATGAAGAAATCATATGATGATGACTTATGGAAAAAATTATATTACATAAGGCGATTGAAACAGAAAAATAGATTTTTAATAGTAATGAGAAGAATTTTAAAACAGACTTGAAATCATCGTTTCAACTTGTGATACATAGTTGCACAGAATATTGTACAAAATATTGACAATACTAAGAATATAGAATATACTATATTCAAAGGAGTGTGATTGTATGATAGCAACAAATTTTTCAAATGTAAGGAATAACTTCAAAGAAGTTTGCGATCGGGTTGTACATGATTCTGATATCGCAATAATTACGAGAAAAAACGATGAAAATGTTGTGCTTATGTCTCAGGCACAGTATGATAATCTGATGGAAAATCTTCATATAAGGGAAAGTAAAGCGAATTATGAGTGGTTGAAAGAGTCTATCAAGCAAGCTGAAGATGGAAAACTTGTAAGTTTTGATGTGGAGGATTAGTCTATGAATGTATCTTTCACGGAAAATGCTTGGGAGGATTATCTTTATTGGCAGAAGATGGACAAGAAAATTGTAAAAAGAATAAATGAATTGATTAAAGATATAAAGAGAAATCCATTTGAGGGACTTGGAAAGCCAGAACCGCTAAAATACGATTTAGCTGGAAAGTGGAGTAGAAGAATAACGGATGAACATAGGTTAGTGTATCAAGTGGAAGGAAATAATTTGATTGTGTATACATGTAGATATCATTATTGATAGTTTAGAGTGTGTTGAGAAGCATTGACGGAAACGTTAGTGCTTTTCTTTTTGAATGTAGAAGTATAATGTAGAAAAACATAGAAAGGATGGATTTATTATGTGTTATAAGGATGAAATTCAGAAGAAAAATGCGGAAAAATTACAAAGGAAAATGAATGAAGACAATATACCAATGTTCATACAGTTATATCTTTTAAACAGAAAAAGTAAATTAGGTGCATTAAATTATTATTCTGTTATTAAAAATTTGTTACGATGGATGATAGATAAAAGGCTGATTCAAAAGAATAGTATATCAGAAATTACACCGCCAGATATGGAATATATAGAGTCAGCTTATATAAATATGTATTTAGAAGAAAAACAAAATGAAGGAATATCGCCGACAACATTGAACACAAGGAAAAACATTTTTAGAAGTTTTTGGAAGTCTATGGTTAATTCTCCTAGTGTACCTGTAAAATGTAACATTATTGAAGATGTAGCATATGAAGGTTTGGATTCTGGATATAATCGCTATGTTAAAATGCCATCAAAGGACGATCTGGAAGAAATGAGGAAAAATATTAATCAGAAAAAGAAGAATGACCGTTTTGTAAGGGACAGGAACCTGCTTATACTTACAATCCTGATGAATACAGGTTTGAGGGCATGTGAACTTATAGAATTAGAATTTTCTTCATTATTCTTAGATGGAAACGAAATAGAAAAAACGCCACATATCAGAGTAATGGGAAAAGGGGTATATTATTCTGCACTAGGAAGAAATATTTTGCTTAATCTTACCGCAAAAGATGCATTTTTGAAATGGCTTGAAGTCAGAAATACAATAAATGTCATAGATGACAGAGCTATTTTCTTAAATAAGACAGGGAAAAGAATGCAAGAGTCTGACTTGAGAGCAATGTTTTTTGTATATAGTGGTAAAAAACTTACTCCACATATGATCAGGCATTGGTATGGAACTGTAATAACAGAAAAATATGGAGTTGCATTCGCACAGCAACAGTTAGGGCATAAGAATGTGAATGTCACAGTAAATACTTATGTAGATGGGGGATATGGTATTAGAGAAAAACTAGCACTAGAATAGAAAATGTATGGTATAATGGGAAGTGGGTGAAACATAGATGAATATTGCAACATATCAAACAACACCAGAAAAGCATGGAGATGGAACATTTTTCTTTACAGATTGTGGACACAATATGTATTCTATAAGAGATATTATGGCGTATCATGGTTGCTTGTGTCCTGGCTGTTTCTGAAAAGGGATATATACAACATTGTATATTAGAGGTTCCGAAGAAGCAAATAAGTATTGGAATGAGAAACGCAAGAAAATGGAAATGAATGATTGATTTTATTGGAACGGAGGAAATATTATGAATGATTATAAAGTAGAAAATACGCAATTTGGAACAAAAACAAGTCATCCGAGTTACGGAACGTTGGCTTTTGGTAGAAGAACTGGTGGGAGAGGTACGTCTTTATTTGGAAGTAGTATAGAACATAGAGACACAATTGCAATGACTTTGTATCATGCAGATATTACAAGAGGATTGCATTATGATTCTATTTATGGCGATAAAAAAATTGTAGAAGTAGAAATGAGTTATTCACAATTTGCTGAAGCTATTACATCTATGAATATGGGGAGTGGTGTTCCTGTTACTGTACGTTGGACAGAAAGAGATGGACGTATACCAGATTGTGATTTTATTAGTAAGAGAGAACAATTTGCTGATGAGTTTAAAGAAAAAAGAAAAGAAGTGACTATGGAATCACAGCAAATTATTAAAGATGTAACAGAATTATTTAATCAAAAGAAAACACTTACTAAATCAGATAAGCAGGAAATTCTCAGTAAATTGAATAAACTGAGTATGGAAATCGGGTGTAATATGGATTTTATTGCAGATCAATTTAATGAACAAATGGATAAGACGGTAATGGAAGCAAAAGGTGAGATTGAATCTTTCTGCCAGAATAAAATTAATTCCATTGCAAGTGCAGCTTTAGTAGAACATAGAGATGATTTTTTAAAGTTGGAAAATCCTGTTGATATTAACATGGAATAAGCAGTTGAATACTTGATTTTATTGGAGGATTAAAACTATGAGTAAATTAAGAGTGTGGTGGATTCCGCAAGTGGGAATAAAGGAGACTTTCTATATACCAGTTAATAGTGTAGAAGAAGGTAAAAAGATGATAGATGTATTGGCAGCTTATGATGCGTTTCAGTATCAAAATAGAGTTAAGCCAGATTATTGTAATGTTGGTGGTTTGCAGATGTTTGACGAATTGGAAGGCGAGTGGAATGATTGGTATTTAGAAACAGGTGATGATTATTTTGATGACGTAGATAAGTATTGTGAATCTGATAGTTGTGCTCAGAAGGAAGAGTTAGAATTATTTAGTAATAGTGTTATGGGACAGGTTGATTGGAAAGAAGTTATGACACGATGAATGTCTGATTTTATTTAGTAGTATGGAGGTATATATGGTAGACAACAATAATGTTTTTTATAGTAAAACTCATGAAGAATTAATCTTATTATTTGAGCAGTTTTTAGAATCTGAGAAAACGGGTTCAATTCCAAATAATGAGTTAGGAAAAATGCGTGATGCGTACTTTGATAAATTGGGTGTTGGATGGCATACAGTATGTATGATTGATTTATTGAGAACAATTGCTTTTAGATGGGCAGAAAATATTTAGGAGATTACACGATATGATCACTTGGAAATGTTTATATAAATTAGACAAAGAAGAATTGGCAGGAATAGTAAATGATATCAAGAACGGTGAAAGTTATACTGTTTCTGGATGGGAAGATACATATCCAACAGATAATGATATTTTGAAATATGCTACCGGATGTGGTGTGAGGTGATTGTATGAAATGTGAATGGAGATATTTTATAGTTCTCAATAATGATAAAGAGGATATTGTAGAGGGTAGAGAAGTTCCTGGTGATGGTATTCCGGTGTGTAATGATTTTATGGTGGCAAAATATTTTCTTAGTACAGAAGAGTTAGTAGAATGGACAAAGGAAAATACGTCATTGGTTTTGGAAGATGGAGAATATCACATAGAAGGGCATTATTTACCTTGTAATGTATAGATTGGAGGACATAAGCATGGATAAAAAATTCAAACATGGCGATAGAGTTTATCACAGAAATTTAAAACAGTATGGTACTTTTGTTGATTATGCATGGGAAACTGAAGAAGAATGTGATGTTGAATTTGAAGCCGAAGATGGATATATAGAACAGAAACATGTCAGTGTGAATTGGTTGGAACCAGCACAGAAGACATATAATAAGAAAGTTATGGAAGCCCTTAGGCAGCGTAGAGGATTAAAACCTGGCGATGCGTCACAAGATAGTGATATTATGAGTATGGCGAAACAGGATGTGTTTAATGAATATTGTGAGTGGGAAGGATTGCTTGGTGGGTACGGATACTCATTGCTAAATGTTGTGGAAAATATTTATGATATAAATTTGCAACAGTAAATTTTTAGATTGGAGGATATCATGCTTGATGTTGGATTAGATAATGGTAAATATACTTCGTGTTTAAATTGTAACGAGAAGCAAGATGAATATAGAAAAATATATTCAATTACTATAGGAAATTTGAATCCATTAAAAATAAATTTATGTACCGAATGCATGGGCGTGTTGGTTTCTAAAATGACATATGCGTTTAATATGGAATTTCCAAATAATGATAAGACAGATTACGATACTGAATTGGAAATTGAAAGCAAATTAAGAATTTTACTTAATAAGAAAATTTCTGGAACTTGGAATGAAGATTGTCAAAAGGAATTAGATTCTCTTAACGAAGAAAAAATGTGCAATTCTCATAGATTGCTTTATAGAGATGTTTGTAATTGGTAAATGATAGTCTTGAAATCCGGTTTTCATGGCAAAAAATTGGAGGTAAACAGATGGAACCATACGCAATTATATATGAAACTAGAAACATAACACAATTAGAGATAGAAAGACATCTTGAAGATTATTTGATGGAATGTGAAAAGGATTGTGTGCCAGGAGATATAATTGATAATAAAATCATAATGGGATGTGGAAGGATAGAAGATGAAGGTTTTAAAAAAGGACATAAAGTTATTGCAATTCCATTGGATTTAATACAAGACATAGAAACGAGTAATCAGGATTTGGAGGAGTATGGATTTGAAGCAATTAATATTATTCCCTTTCGTGGCAAGAGATATAGAAATAGGAATCCATATTAATTAGGCAGGTGACGAATATGAAAATTATCCGCTATTCAGTAGTAGCATTTGAACCAAAGGAACAGACACATCATGCAAAACATATCCAGTATCATCTATATGATTTTGATATAGAAAAATTTCCAGAATTTGCGAGGTGGCAGATTCAGTGTATCCATGAGCAAAAGGTGGTTTTCTATAAAGAACACTTGGAAGATTTTAAACGTGGTATTTGGTGTTTTGTGGATGGACATAAGAGCAATCAATCATTGAATCATCTGAAGAAGAAAGTTCCATGTTGGGAAGCTGATGTTCCTGATGACATTGAGTGTTATGATTGCAATTGGGAGAAGTTGATAACTATTTCTGACTCTACTGTATTATGGGGAGGGTGCTATATTCCTGAGAGGGAAATGTGGAAAATCAGAAATGTTAGGAGAAGAAGGAAAACTGCATAATTATAATATTGGAGGTTAATAACATGAAAACAATTTGGTATGCTGTAGTTGATTCAATAGAAGTTCCAGATGATATGAGCGATCATGAAATCGATAATAAAATCAATAAAATAGCTGATGGTAAGGAAGTTATGTGGTCAGAAAAAGACGATCTTATTGATATTCGTCAATGGGATTAAAAATGCCAATAGAATGTTGCTTTCAATAGGAGGATAAAATGGATATAGATAATATTATGGACATTGAAGTTTTGCGAGAAGCTGCCAAATATGGTAGAGTAAAGATGAAAAAAGATTGTTATTCAACTGACGGGCATATATTTATATTTAAAAAAGATATGTGGTATCATGTGGATCAAGATGAATCTGGCGTTACAATCACATCAGATGATAATGAACATTACTGTGATTTATCTTATGAAAAATCTGATAGATATTTGTATAAAGATTAAATGAAATGCTGTTTCTAAGTGGAGGTTTTGAATGTTTAATAAAAATGGGAAAAGAGTAATTCAAGTTGCGATTAAACATATTATTGAATTGCCAGGAAATATTTCAGATGATGAAATTGAGAAGTTTTTAGAAGAAAAGTATAAGGGAAAAGAATATCAATGGTGTGACGGAGATCAAGATGTTTTTGGTGATTTTTAGCAATGAAAGGCTGGATTCAAGGGTATTTAGGAGGGATATTGTTGAAATCTGAAGGCGTAAAAGATGTATTCAAATGGTTAGATAAAAAATGCAAAGAACAAAAAAATGTTGTTGAAAAAGCTGAACAGAATTTTCAAGATACGAAACGAAGTTGTTATTTTGAAGATGAACAATGTTTGATAGATTCAGCGGAAATTGAATTGGAACGAGCGAAGGAAAGACTAAATGCGTATGTAGATATAAAGATTAGTGTAGAGAAATATATGCGAAAATTAAGACATCAAGGAGAGTAGAGCATTGAAATTCTAGTTTTGTGGTATAGGTAGGGATAATATTATGGAGAAGATAGCGAGGTTTAAGGATATTCCGCAGTTTACGACAAGTGGTAATTGGCAGTGCGATTTTGAACCTGTTGGTTTGATAAAATTTATAGATGAACAAGTATCCGAAGAAGGATTACAACTTAATCCTAAGTTTCAAAGAGGACACGTCTGGTCAAGTAAACAGCAAATAGCATACATTGAATATTTTTTGAAAGGTGGAAAATCTGGAACAGTAATTTATTTAAATAAACCTGATTGGAATATTAATATGCCAGTTGGCGAATATAATGAATTTGTATGTGTTGATGGTTTGCAACGTATTACAGCATTTCGGAGATTTATAAACAATGAAATTAAAATATTTGATTCGTATTTTAGAGAATATACTGATAAATTGCGAATGAAATTTACAATTAAGGTTAATATAAATGATTTGAAATCAGAAAAAGAAGTGTTACAATGGTATGTGGATATGAATGCTGGCGGAACACCACATACAAGTGGTGAGATTGAAAAAGTAAGAAAAATGATTCAAGAACTTGGATAATTAATGATATATGCGAGGTGCAGATATGAATAATCTTACGAATAAAGAGTTTTTATATTTCCTTTTAGAAAGATTCAAAATAGAAAGACAAAAATTCGATAGATCTGGTGTGTACGCATATACACAACGTTTACTTGCTTATAACTCAAATAAGATTGAGGGCAGTACACTTACTGAGGAACAAACGTCTTCGTTATTTGACAACGGCACTTTGCCAAAATCAGATGATTATTATAGGGCAAAAGATATAGAAGAAATGAATGGTCATTTTCTCATGTTCAATAAAATGTTGGATACACTGGATGAACCGTTATCACAGGAATTGATAAAACAATTTCATTATGAATTAAAGTCAGGTGTATTTGAGGATCGTGCTAACGGATATGCAATCGGTGATTATAAGCAGCGTCCTAATATGATTGGAATGTATCAAACTGTAAGACCAGAAGATATTGCCCAAGAAATGTATTTACTAATGGACTGGTATGATGGTCAGGCGATAAATATTTCTGTATTAGCCGAGTTCCATGCAAGATACGAGAGCATTCATCCTTTCCAAGACGGGAACGGTAGGACAGGAAGATTGATTCTCTTTAGGGAATGCTTGAAAAATGGTGTTGTGCCGGTTGTGATTGAAGATGCAAATAGAAATGAGTATCTGGAAGCGTTGAAAGAATATAGAGAAGAAAAAAGTCTGGATAAATTGATTACACTTTTTGAAAAAGAACAGCAGTTTTATTTTGAGAAGTGCAAATATTTTATGTAGGATTTGGATGTTGTTCAGCTTCAATGGGAGGTAAAATGATAAAGTATTCTGTTATTTTTAAAGATTATAAGATTGATAAAATTGAACCATATGAAATTCTTTTAAAACGATATTCATCATTAAAGGAATATGTGGAACATGAAGTTGGTGAAAATAGTTGGAATTATGTTTCCAAAATATATGCTATGCATGAAAGCATAGTTGGTATTTTTAAAACATATGAAGTGATAAATTGGGAAACTTTAGAGGAAGGTAATAGCTATGTTTATACTGATATGTATGGGAATTTGATTAAATAAAAGTGAAATTTTAAGTGTGGAGGAATTATATTTGCTTAGCGTTCAAAATATAGAAGAGATATTAGATTATTTAAAGAAAGAACAAAAGACACATCAAAATAATTATGACTTTGTACACGAAGATGCTTTATTACAGGGATATGAAATGGCGATAGAAGATCTTGAAAAATATTATGAGAAAATAAAGTAACTATTTAAAGGCAAAAGCGATACTGAACACTGTATCGCTTTTATCTTATTTTAGAAACCATAATTCTATTGTATATGATAAAAATATAACATAGAAAAAGCCTTATTTCTATGCAAAAAATATGGAAGACTTGGATAAAACTGTAAATTAGCTATCAAATCAAAAAAATAAAAAACATAGGAAAATAGGCATTTTTTTAACACATCATATACAATAGAATTATGGTTTTATTTACATAAGATTTATTGAATTGTTATTTTATAATTAGGATTAACGAAGCGCTAGTAAACGTTGCATTTTTGGATCATCGGAAATTAATATGTCTATAGGAGAACACTCTAGTTCCTTGCAAATTGCTTCGAGTATTTCAAATTTTATAGATGTTGATGTTCCTTTATATATATTGTCAATAGTCGGATATGTTACACCAATACGTTTTGCCAGTTCATATCGTGTCATTCCTTTTTCTTTTAATTTGTTTTGTATAGAAATTTTCATATTAACCAACCTTTCTTTATATATAGTATCATATATATAAAGAAATTAAAATATAAAAAATATTTGTAATAATAGTTGACAATATATATTGTTAAGTATATAATTGATAATATAAAAGTTGATTTACTACATAAAGATGAAAGGAGGATGCGAGATGGAAATAAAAAGATATGACATAGTACAAGCCGATTTGTTTGGAACAATTGGTTCTGAACAAGGTGGCATTAGACCTGTGCTTATTATTCAAAATGACATTGGCAATTTACATAGCCAAACAACTATTGTAATGCCATTTTCAACGAAAATTTTTAAGAATCCTAATCAGCCTACGCATACTCTGATAAAGAAAAGTGCTGATACTGGGTTGAAAATGGATTCTGTTTTACTTGGTGAACAAATGAGAGTAATAAGCAATCAGCGCATAAAAAGAAAAATTGGCGTTGTAACAGACGAGAAAGAGAGAAGAGAAATACGCAGGGTGTATGATGCCAATTTTGGAGAATAAATGGAGGTACGGTGTAATGCGGTATGTAGAAATGACATTAGAGGAAGCTGTTAGAGAGTGCAATAAGAATACAAAGGTTTTAGTTGCGTTGCAGAACTTGGAAGAAAAAGACGACATAGATGTTATATTTGTTCCCAAAAAGAAAGAGGAATACAGAAAGATGTTTGAAGATGTTAAAACAGCAGCTTCATTATGCAATGATTTTGTAAAACAATTAAATTTATTCACTGAAGCGCAAGATATATATAATATAAAACCACATGGATTCCAAAAAATAGTATTGTTACGAGAATAATCCACAATTGGAATAAAATGCAAACGTACGTTCTCTGAAAACTATTGACAAGGAACGTACGTTTGTTGTATAATTATCAACAGAAACACAAAGACCTATCCTCAAACGGTGTTGGCGCACCATCGGATAGGCCTATACATAATAGAGCAGAACGCTCACTTGTATTTTACATATTATAATCATTTTGGTCAAGTGGTAAATTCAGGCGGTTCTGCAAAAATTCAAGAATTTAAAAGGAGAATAATTAATAAGAGATATGGATCTGAGGCTCAGTTGGTCAGAGCAACTGTCTCATAAACGATAGGTCTTGAGTTCAAGTCTCAACAGATTCATTAGATCAGTGTTTAATGACACTGTATTTTTTGCACCTATTTTTAGGAAATGAAAAGAGAAAAGTGTTAATAATGTTTGATTAAATACCAAAATAAAGAGGAGGGATAGAATGGATTATGTGATAGCTAATTCAAATAAAAAAGTATATATCCGCTTGGATAAGAATGGTACACCAGAAACATGCACAAAGCAAATGGCACAGAAATTTGAAAATTCTAAAGCAAGGAATATTTTAGATAATTTACCTAAAACGATGAAAAGATTTCATTTTAAAGTAATTCCTCTTCCTGATAAAATTTCGGCTGAAGAGGATAAAGGTGAAGAAAAGGAAGAAATTATTATCAGTACGTGTTACACCGTACCAAATACAGTAACCAACTGGATTGAACGGGTAAAGAATTGTAATGACTTGGCCAAAGATGCATCTGTACGAAAAAATGAATTGTTGCAAATGCTTACTAATGCCGATAGAGATTTGTCAAATTGTTTACATAAGATTGAATTAACCAAATGGAAAAATGGATGTGACGGATATAAAGAATACAAATTAGTGAAAAATGTACTTGAAAAAAGAAGGAAAATAAAAGATGAATTAATAGTTGTACAATCAATATTGGAATCAAACTTAGAAAGTATGGCGGCAAATAAGGTAGAGAAAGTGGTGAAAAGACTTAGTAATAGAATTTTTGAGATAAGAGAGGTGGAAGATTATGGTGATTTGTAAGAAATGTTTTGTCCCTATGGTGGGAGTTATGTCATTTTCTAAAGACAAACATGAGAAGTATTGTAGATGTCCTAAATGCATGAGAGAAACAAGGCATCAAACAATGAAAGATATTGATTTGAGTTTTGGAGAAGTGTTGCGTAAAACTTATAAAATAAAATAGTTCAGAGAGGTGTATCAAGATGGAAGAGATATTAAATGTGTACTATGCTGACAATGCAAAAAAACTTCATAAAACAGTTGATAAAATATTATTCAAATTTGGAGGACTATCAAATAAGGATGTCGATGATTTTTATTCGCTTGCTAATGAGGTGTTTGTGGATGTAATGAGAAGATATGATGCATCTCAATCATTTGATGGATTTCTTTATTCATGTTTATCGAAGAAAATAAAAACAGAAATGACAAAACGAAATAGAGAAAAACGTAAAGCAGACAGAATGGCTGTTTCAATTGATGCACCTATTGGGGAAGATGATGGTTCTACATTGAGAGATGTTATTGCTGGTGATTTTACTATTGAAAAAGAAGTGTTTGAAAAGAAAAAGAGGGAAGAATGGAGAAAAGAAGTAGAGGAATATCTTAATAATTTATCTCCATTGCAAAGAAAAATAGCTTTTTTGCTATCTGATAATAGTACACCTGATGAAATATGCGAAGAATTACATATAACGGTAAAGCACTTTAAAAATTCTATGAAAAGAATTTTGGCAGATGAGAGAATAAAACCACTTAGGCCGTTGGTAGAAAGGATTTGAAGATTATGAAGTTATTGAGAGATAAGATCAAAAGAGACACTTATATGGTGTCCAAACTTTGTGGGATGATTGGCAGAGGGGATTTAAAAGATAATCATCCACAACAAAGAAAATCTGGACAATGGGATAATAGTACTCGTGATAATTTTATTGTTACTGTTATCAAAAATGAAGATTTTGATCCAATCAAAATATGTGAACAGCTCACAGAAGATGGAGTAATTCTTTGGTTGATTGACGGTCTTCAGCGTTCTACTACCATTGCAAATTTTAAAGCTGGTAAATTTGCGTTGGGGAGAAAAATTGATCCATATGTAATTGAATTTCAAGAAGCAACAAGAGATGAAGAAGGTAAAATAACATATAAAAATATTTCTTATGATTTAAGAGGAAAGGGTTATAAAGATTTACCAGAAAAGTTAAAAGAAGATTTTGATAATTGCCCTGTTGATATAAGGAAGCATTTGGATTGTACAGATGAGGAAGTGGGCAGACATATTGTCAGGTATAATTCTGGAAGGCCAATGGTGGTAGCTCAGAAAATATCAGCTTATATGCATAATACAGCAAAATATGTGAAGAAGTTGTCTGGACATGCTTTCTTCAATGACTGTGCTAATTATTCTGAAACTGCTGACAAGAATGGAACAGTTGATAAAGTGGTATCTGAGACGGTTATGGGATTGAATTTTTTTGAATCTTGGAATAAACAGGCAAAAAAAATAGGTAAGCATTTGAACGAAAATGCAACAAAAGATATGTTTGATAATTTTTCGTTGTATTTAGACAGGTTATTGGAAGTGGTTACACCACAAACTGGAGTGTTATTTTCTGCGAAAAATGCGATTATATGGTTTATGCTTTTTGATAGGTTTGATAAAAAAGGATTCGACGATAATAAATTTCAAATGTTTTTAGAGCATTATGAAGAAATAAAAAAAATAAAAGTAAAAGTCAATCATGAGTATGAACTTGTTAAAGGAAGTGGAGAGTATACAAGCAATATTTCGTTTGCAGAACTTGATGGTTGTAAATCTACTAAAGATAAAGGGGTAATAGAAGATAAATTACATATTTTGGAAACTTTACTTAATGATTTTTTACATATAAATAAATCTGAATCGCATTTTGATTTAGAATCTTTTATATCTGAAAATTTAAATATGGATGTAGAAGAAATAAAAGATGATATCGAATTTTATAATGAATCATTAGATGATTTGGCAAAAAAAACGATTAAAAATGGTTCTAAACTGTTGCAGATTGAAAATAGACCATCTTTATTAGCAATGGTGGTTTATTCATACAAAGAAGATATTGATTTGGATGAATGGCTGACAAAATATGCAAAAGATAACAATACATATTTTGTGGATCAAAAAAAGAATTTCTTTTTTATGAAAAAGGATTTTGAACATTATTATAGAAAACGAAAACTGAGTGCATAAGGAGGGTAATTGTTATGAAATATATTAGTGATGATGGAAGGGTATTCGATACAGAACAGGAATATTGTAAACATGAACAACAGATCAGAAAAGCAAAAGAGGATGAGAGAATTAAGAAAGAGAAGTTAGAATCTGAACGCAAAACTTTGATGGATCAGATTTGTCAGAAGTGTAAGGAGTTAAGTGAACTTACACAAACTTATTATGACAAATTTGGTATAACAATGGGAGAATATCTTCCATTTGGAGAGTTTTTAAAAATTTTGTATGAGTCTTAAAAGTCGTATTTTAATTATAATTAAATAGGAGTAGAAGAGATGGATAAAAAGTGTTTTGTATATAGGTGTAAATGTTGTGGCGCTACATTTTTTATAAATGCAAAAGATATAACTGTAGCAGAATCTACAACATTAAAAAAAATAAAAAATTAGATAAACTTCAAATTCATAAATGTGATGAAAATACATCTCTTGTTGGAATTGGAGAATTAATTGGAGCAACAGATATTATAAGATGAAAATTTGATTTTGTGGTGTGAGGTGATAGGATGACGGAGAATGAAGCAAAGAAACTAATTGCAAAGTTTTGTGAAGATAGAATGAATTTTGCTAGGGGAAAGGATATGAGCGATAAAGAATTGGAGGATTTCTGCAAATTTTCGGATGCACTAACTCTTTCCATATCTTCTCTTGAAGAAATCCAGCAATACCGAGCAATCGGCACAGTCGAGGAATGCTGGGAGACAAGGGAAAGGCAGAGGGGGAAGAAAAGGGTTTTAGATTCATATTGCGGTTTTAATAGTTATGAATGCCCCGTTTGCGGCACAGAGCCGGTCGGTGGGAGTAATTATTGCCACAAATGCGGTCAGAGATTGGAGTGATACCCAATGACCTACCAAATAGCAGACCAAAGACACCCATTCAGGGGGCTTGACAATAAAATCTGCAAAAATCCTACATATTGGTGCAGACTACATCAGGTTTGGATGTCTGATGATGATGTAAAGAAGAAACAATGTAAATGTAAACAGACTTTTGACATGGTTGGTACATATTGTTGCGGAAATTTAGTCAAGAAGTCAATAAAATGAAACTTTCAAGTGCAAAAAGAGAAGTATATATTAAACACACAAATAGAAAAGGAGAGATATTATGTGTAATTTTAAAAGTGGAATTATTTTGAAGAACAGGGTTGTTTTAGCACCAGAAGGAAATGAAAGTCATTTGGATTTGTTAGAGAGTCTTGGGATTGAGGATACTCACATGAATGCATCTAAAACATTTGTAAGAGCAGAGTTAATTCCTAAAAATAATGATAAAATGACCAATGTAAAAGACTGGAGATATAAGGTCGATCAGGATATTGTACCTGATTGGTACGAAAGAGACCCAGAGAGATATGAGCAGGATTTTAGAAATGCAGTTGAAGAATATATGAATGAGTGGAGAAAACAGTTCAAATTCATTTGCGGGCATTATTGGACAAGTGTACAGGATGGAGATTGTACATATTACTTCATGAATGGAATTCTTAAAAAGTCAGAGTTTGGTAAAACAAATAATTATGTAGAATCTTATGTACGAAATGATCTTATTAATAGTGAATTGTCTGAGGATTTAAAGAAAGAATTTGGAGATAAACTTGTTCCGATTTCTCTTGATTTGACTTCTATGGATGGATTTAAAGATTATGGAAGTGTTGAAGGTGATATTTTAGCAATCCCAAATATTCAGTTGCTTATGAAGTTTGGTGAAAGTATTCCATTGATTGATAATTGGTATTGGCTTGCTAATCCTAATCAGACACCGAAGAGAAACGATGCCCGCTATGTTCGGTACGTTATCTCCGATGGCGATGTGCGCTGCGGCGATTGCGGCTGGAATGACTGGGGCGTGCGTCCGTTTTTCATCCTTCAATCTTAAATCTTTGAATCTTGCAAAAAATCATCGGGTAGCCAGTAATCAGGAATGCGTCAGCATCCCGTAGGCAGCCGATGAGCGACTGAAAGGAGCGGGGAAAACCAGTGAGCGAAGCGAAACTGGATGTTATTGTAAAAGCAATAAATCTTATGGAATATACTATGACAATTACATCAAACCGAAAGAGGTATTCAGTTAAGCATTTAACATTGGTAAAACGCATCCAAAATCGCTGTATGGATATATATGAATATTTGCTTGATGCAAATAGGCTGAAATTGGATACTTCAAAATCGGAACGCCAAGAATTACAAACAAAAGCAATTTCATGTTGTGATAAGTTGTCTTGTTATGTGGAACTTTCTATGAAATTGAAATTAATTGGAAGTGATACAGTAGGATATTGGCAGAAACAAATAAATGATGTGAAATATATGAGTATTGCATGGCGTTCAAAAGATAAAGAGAGATAATTTTAGGTTGTTTGTTGTATGACCCACTATGTTCAGTACGTTAACTCCAATGGCAATGTGAACTACAACGATTGCAACTGGAATGACAAAGGCGTGCGTCCGTTCTGGATCGGAAGACGAATGAAAGTAAGAGAAACACTGAAATTAGAGTCCCGATATCAAAAGAATAAATAACCTTTCCTGATTCAAAAATGTCAGGATAAATACAAAGGAACAAAATACTATGATAGAAGATAAAACAGATTTTGAAAAAGTAGTAGATTTCGGTAATTTATATCAAGCATATTTAAAATCTAAATCAGGTAAAGGTTTTTCAAAAAGCAGTCAAAAATTCCAAGTATTAGCTCTTGATGGAATTCATCAAATAAAGAGAAGATTAGAAACTAAAACATATCAAGTATCAAAATACAATGAATTTATAATATATGAACCGAAAGAGAGAGTCATTAAAGCATGTTCGTTTGTAGATAAAATTGTACAGCATAGTTTGTGTGATAATGTACTGATTCCAAGATTGAATAAAGAGTTTATTCAAACAAATTATGCTGGACAGATTGGCAAAGGTACATTGTATGGATTGGATTGCTTAAAAGCTCAGATGTATCTTGCATATCAGAAGTATGGATATGATTGTTGGATTATAAAAGCTGATGTTAGCAAGTTCTTTTACAATATCAATCACGATATTTTGAAGGATATTTTGAAATATTTTATAGAAAATAAAGAAGTGTATTGGCTGTGTGAGAAGTTTATTGATAGTACTGAGGGAGTAGGACTTCCATTAGGTAATCAGGTTAGTCAAGTATTTGCACTTTTATATTTATCAGTGTTAGATCACTTTATCACAGGAGAACTTGGAGTTAAATATTATGGTAGATATATGGATGATTTTTATTTGATAGTACAAAATAAAGAATATGCGAAATGGTGTTTAGCAGCTATTTATGAGTTTGTGTATTCATTAGGTCTTGAATTAAACAGTAAGACTCAGGTCATTCCTTTTAAAAATGGAATCAAATTTTGTGGTTTTCATACATATGTGACTTCAGGTGGTAAAGTAATCCGAAAGCTGAAGAACGAAAATAAACGTGCCGCTAAAAAGAAATTTAAGAAAATGGTTGGATTAGTGAGGTGTGGAAAACTTAGCAAAGAGAAATTTTATGAGAGTTACAATGCTTGGAAAAATCATATATCACATGGCAATTGTGTGAAATTTGGATATGAGATGGATAGATATATAGAAAAATTATTTATAGGAGAAAAATGATGGAATATATTTTGTTTTCATTTATATTAGCTGGAACACCTGCTTTATATACTGGATATTGTAATAAATTGAGAGACTTAATTCGATTAATTTTCATCATAACATTTATCGTAATCTATTATATTAATAAATGGGAAACCGCAGATATTAATGTGGGATTATTCGTTTGTTGGTGTGCAGTATGGACGATATTTTGGGATAATTTATATAAGAAACTTAAAAGGAAATGAAACACGAGTTTCAAAGAAAGGAGAAATAGAACATATGGGAGAAACAAGATATCCGTTAGGAGATAAGAAAGTGGTTAGGTTTGGATATGATGACTATAGATATGGTTGTTTATGCACATTTCCATTCAATTATCAGGATCATAAATTGAGTATGGGAGATGTGGAGTCTCTTGCTCTTTTAGGGGCTACTTTGTGTATGTATAGAAATGGAGGATTACAAAAAGTAGAATATGCTGATAAAGATGAGTATGTTATTCCTGATTGTCTTCCGTTGTGGGTTAGAAATGAAATTAGAAAAGTATTGGGTGATTATCCAGAAAAGTTTGATAGTGAAGAATATGATGTTGACCATTTGCCAGCATCTATAAATGAAGAGGAGCGCAAAAAAATTCTTTTAAAGAGATTTAAGGATATAAAAAAGTGGGCGAAAAAATCTATTAAAGAAATAGAAAATGAAGAATATGAGTTGTAGATAAAATTTCCGTTTCAATTGATGAGAAAGGCGAAAAGATGAAAGTATTAAAAGAGAATAATTTTTCTGGGACATTTCCTATGAAAATAACATGTAAAAGAGTCGTAGATGAATATGGATTTGCATATGGAAAGAAAGAAGATTTTTGTGGAAGTGAACTTGAAATTGATTCAGATGATATAAAGAAACATAGGTGGAGCAAGTATCCAGATTATAGTGGAACAGATTATGGAATTATTTGTCCTGTGTGTGGTCAGTTTATCTCTATTGATGAGAATAAAATACCCAAATATGTTATTGAAAATGTGGAAGAAATTTATATTGGATGAAACGAAGGTTTCAAGTAAAAGTGAGGTGGTAATTTGGAAAATATTTTAAGTAAAAATAATGACGGATCAATAGATGTCATGGACAGATATGGATTTACGGAATATACAGTTGCCAAGAATGAAAATGGTATAGTAGCTAGATTGGCAAATCAGTTATATGAATATGAGAATTTCTTTACAGAAAGGCTTAAAGATGTATTGATGAATTACTTTGATGTTCCATCTGACACATATGCGTATAATCTAACAAGACATAAAACTGCTTTTTCTGAAGGAACCATATCTCTTGATGATTTTGAAGAATTTGATGAAGAAATCATTGATGATATTGTGAAGTATATCAAAGACAATATTTAGCCAATAGAAGAAACATTTTAACTGGAGGTGATGATTTGGTATGAAGATCGCTATAGAAATACCAAAAGAATATGAAATTGATTTTAAAGCAGATAAATTCAAAGATTTCTTTTCAAGAGTAATAGCAGATATGAATTGTTTGTGTGGTAATTATGAAACAGAAATAGCACATATGCTAATTAAAGCGTTTAATAATGGAGAAATAATAAAATAGGCATCCTGATACTTTGGCGAGTGGGCAAGATGCCTATAAGCAACAAAACGGATAACCGCTTTGATAAGTCTTAGTATATCAATTCTATTAGATTTAATCAAGTCGGTAATTCCACAAATAAAAAATAGAATATAGGTGGTGATGTAGTAACGATTATTAATCGAATCTGGCAAATGCCAAACAGCAAAACTTTTTCAATCAAACCGATTGAAGAACTTATACATAAATATGCGTATGGGCAGATTATAGATCTGTTTGCAAACAGTAATAAAATAGCAACAATTACAAACGATTTAGACACACAATATGATACTGATTATCATATGGATACATTAGATTTTCTTAAAATGTTTGATGATTGTTCCGTTGATACTATATTGTATGATCCACAATACAGTGCTCGCCAAGTATCGGAATGTTATAGAAAATTGGAAAGAACTGTAAATATGCAAACAACTCAAGCTTCATATTGGTCAAAACAGAAAGAACAAATAGGAAGAATTGTAAAGAAAGATGGAATAGTTATTACTTGTAGCTGGAACAGTGGTGGCATTGGAAAGAAATATGGATTTGATATTGAAGAGATATTATTAGTGCCACATGGAGGATGGCACAATGACACGATTGTTGTTGTAGAGAGAAAAGTAAAATAAAGTATTCCTAAAGAGTAAAACGATAGGATAGTGGTTGTGGTTCTCAGCCGTTGTATCAGAATTTTTTTGATACATAAATGGGTATTTTACCCGATGAATTAAATCTTTTATTGCCATAGATGGCAAAAATATAAATACAGAAAGGATACGAATGTTCACTGGTGAAGAAAGCTGCGCAGCTACTAAGTAATGGTGAACAAAAATTAAGGTATTAGAATTATTCGCAGGTACAAGAAGTATTGGTAAAGCATTTGAAGCAAGAGGTCATAAAGTTTTCAGTGTTGAATGGAATAAAGATTTTGAAAACATCGACCTATATGAAGATATTAGTAAAGTTACAGCACAAGACATTTTAAACAAGTTTGGAAAACCTGATGTTATTTGGGCGAGTCCTGACTGTACGACTTTCAGCATTGCGGCAATTAGTCATCACAGAAGAAAGAATCCAGAAACAGGAAGTCTTGAACCTATCAGTGATTATGCAAAGTTCTGTGATAAAGTAGATCAACATGTTATTTCGCTTATCAAAGAATTAAATCCTACATACTACTTCATCGAAAATCCCCGTGGTGGCATGAGAAAGATGTCTTGGATGCAAGACTTACCACGATATACGGTTACATATTGTCAGTATGGCGATGAAAGAATGAAACCTACTGATATCTGGACTAATCATCCAAATCCTAAGTTTAAACCCATGTGTAAGAATGGCGATCCATGTCATGTATCTGCTCCAAGGGGAGCTAAAACAGGAACACAGGGACTTAAAGGTAGTATTGAACGAAGTAAAATTCCATCAGCATTATGTGAGCATATTGTTGATATTTGTGAAAAAAACATTAGGTAATATTTCAACGGGAGTCATGAACCCATGAAAGATTCACAAAATAACAAATTAGAGAAAGGATATAACAAGTAATTCCGGATAAATTAGCGTTGCAACGCCTTGTAGATAAGGCATTTGGAAAGTAATAATAAAAGATTTAGTTTATCAAAAAATTGGAAACTGGTAAATTTCTGTGAGTTTGATAAGTATGCGACTAAAAGCTATTGTGCAATTCACAGAGTAGATGAGAATTTAAACCTTGGTGATATTACTGAGGTTGATGGAACAAAATTAGAAGATTTTAATATGATTTGTGGAGGGAGTCCTTGTCAGGATTTCAGCGTAGCTGGTAAACAAAAGGGTTCTGTGTGGACTTGTAATGGTTGTGGACATGAATATAACCCTCTAACGGTACATTGGAGTCAGAGAGATAAATGTCCTAATTGTGGAAGTAATAATATTGAAAAAACAAGATCGTCACTTCTTGTTGAGTATTTGAGAGTAATCCGAGGAAATAAACCTAATTTTGGAATGTATGAAAATGTTAAAAATATTGTGGGTAAACAATTCAGAGATACTACATTCAAATTATTTGAAGATGAGTTACATGAGTATGGCTACAATACATATTGGAAAGTGCTGAACGCAAAAGATTATGGTATTCCTCAAAACAGAGAGCGAGTATATCTGATCTTTATCAAGAAAGACTTAGACAACGGTAAGTTTGTGTTCCCTAGAGAATTTGATAATGGAATTCGTTTGAAAGATGTTTTGGAAGATGAGGTAGATGAAAAATATTATATTTTTGATGATAAAGTGCAGAGATTTTTAACAAATCTAAATACTAATACTTCTTTACTATATGATCCGTGTCAGGTAAAAAGAGAGGGTAAATCAAGGGAATATAATGATTACTGTCCAACTCTCACTTCAAGAGACTATAAAGATCCCAGATTGGTAAATGAAAATGTAGTAAAACAAGTCGGAAATATTTCTGATTGCAATGGGAATTGGAAGAATCCACAAGTGGGGAGAATTTATGATCCCGATGGTTGTTCACCGACATTAAATACTTGTGGCGGAGGTAGCCATGAACCTAAGATTGTTCAGGTTGGTAATGTAAATCCATCTGGTAAAGGTATGAATGGTAATGTATTTTCAGAAGATGGACTAGCACCAACTTTAACAACAAATAAAGGTGAAGGAAATAAAATTTTAACAGGTATTAGAATCCGCAAACTAACGCCAAAAGAAACTTTCAGGCTTATGGGATTTTCTGATTCGGCATATGACGCTGCAAGCAAAGTTGTTAGCAACAGCCAGCTTTATAAACAATCAGGGAATTCAATAGTAGTAGATGTTTTATATTACATATTAGTTGAGTTATATAAGGCAATGCCGTACCTATTTGATGATTTAAAACTGAGCAGTTTCTTCTCAGGTATTGGTGCATTTGAGGCTAGTTTGGACAGATTGTATGAAAGCATTAATACTGGAAATTTTACCAAACCACAAGCGGAGTAAATTCTGCTTGTGGCGAAGAAGTAATATGTATTGATGATACACAAGGTTTTGATGGTGCTAGATTTTACAAAGATTATGTTCCAACATTGCGAAGTCAAAGAAGCGGATTAAAAGTTGCTTGTATTAAAGATAAAGAATATTTAGATATTTGTATCAACGATAGAGGAAAGGTAAATAAAAAACCACAGATAACATATGGGCATTCGCCAACACTTATTTCTGAATTTCATGGGAATTTACCAAAAGTTGTTGAGGTAAGAGGTGCCGCTATGCGTGGTAGGTACAATTCAGATGGAAAAACAGAACAGAAAATAGAAGTAAGAGATGATGAGTTGTCTAATGCAATTACAACTGTACAGAAAGACTCGTTAATTGTAGAAAATAAGTCTTGGTTCGAAAAGAAATATACAGAGTTTTATGAGAAATATGGTTATATTCCAGAATATTTTGTTCCATATAACGGAACTGAATGTAAAGATTATGCATCGACTTTAACTGCAAATTCTAATACAAGTCCAACACATTCTGGGACGATTTTAATTATGGAGATTGGCAAAGAAAAGAAGTCTTAAAACCCACGTTTCAAAGGAAGGTGATTAATATAAATATTGAGCATAATTGGATAGAAACATTTATAACAGAAAGTAAGAAAAAAGAATTAGAAATAAGAAGGAAAATTGATAAACAAAAAACAATCATGAAAACAATTACTAATGAAGAATCTAGCGTTGTGGATGATTTTTGCATGACTTTACAAAGACGTTCTTCGAGTTGGGGTGATTTTATTGTAAGTTTGGATAAAGTAAATGAAGCATTATTAGCTGGAATACCATTAAGAGAAATAATTTATAACTATTTAGAAAATAAAAAATGTTCAAGTTATGGAGGAGAGAATATGATGGATCATTATGTCGGAGCATTTAATACAGAAATGTTACCAATTGAAAAAATTTTAACATGTAGAGAGAAAGATATTAGAATTGTAGATGTAAATCTAATTGTGCCAGACAAGGTTGTAGAAGTTACATTTGCAGATGGAACAAAAGAGAAATCTGTATGTAGAGAACCTGATACATTCAGTTTGGAATCTGCAATTTCTATCTGTATTTCCAAGAAGATTATGGGTGGATCATCTGCTTATAATAATGCGATTAGACGTGGTATGAAGGTCTATGAGAAGAAGTTAGAGTATGCAAAGAATAACACAAATCTTCCAGATAATCCAGACTACAAGCGGATCAATGAATTTGTAGCAAGTGTGAATGAGAGAGTTGTGAAAGGAGAAGTATGAAGAGACAGATTAGAAGAAATGTTTTTGAAACAAATTCGAGTTCTATGCATAGTTTAACAGTTATGAAGAGAGATGATAAATATACTCCAGAAGAATTTTTAGACGGAATATATTTATGTAAAGACGAAGATACAGGCGAGGAATCTTGTGTTTGGGAGCCTTGGGATCACGATTTGGAATTTGGTAGGAGTCCATTTAGGGCTTTGGGAACATTTACAGATAAATGGTTGTATGCGTGTGCTTCGTTGGTTCATGACTATAATGATGATGTTTATAAAGAACTCGTTGCACTTGCATTGAAATATATACCAGGTCTTAAAAAGATCAAACTGCCAATGGACAGTGATAGTATTGCAGATAAAAATGATGAAGAACATAAAAACGATGACTATTATCAGAAGTATGGTAAGACAGAAGATGAACTAAAAGAATATTTATCACAGAAAGAAAAGGATTGGGGTTTTGAACTTGAGTATTGGAAATCTTCAAATGGCTGGTGGCATTATGACAAACCATGTACAGGATATGTTGATGAAGATATTCTAAGTGGATTTTTAGAGCATGAAGGTATTTCTCTTGAAGAATATCTTATAAATAAGAAATATGTCGTCATTCAAGACGGTGATGAATATTGCTATTGGGACAATATGAAGCAAACAGGGCTAGTAAATATGGATATGATTGATCATGAATATCCAAGAGAGGATTAAGGGATCAATGAAAAGGAAGATTAGAAAAGGTGTATTTGAAACAAATTCGTCTTCGGTTCACAGTTTGGTTATTTCTAATGAGGGCAGGGAACCGAGTGAATTCAAACTGAATAAGGATGGAGAAATAGAAATTGATTTTGGACAGTTTGGAAAAGACAAACGTATTTATACATCACAATATGACAAACTTTCCTATCTGATTACTTGTTTATATTATCTGTCAGGATATGATATATCTGATATTTATGACAAGTGGGAATTTAGAGAAATTCAGGATGCTATTTGTAAATATACAGGTGCGACAGGAATTAAGATTTTAGGAGAACAGGAACCAGAGATTGATCATCAGTCGCAGCCCTATGGCAATATTGAAATTGTCAATGTTTATGATGAGGATGCGGTTATCAATTTTGTATTCAATAAGTATGTGTCATTAAAAACAGATTGTGATTAAGGAGGAAGTTTATTTTATGAAGAGGGAAGTAAGACGTGGAGTATTCGAGACAAATAGTAGTTCAGTACATAGTTTAACAATGTGTTCTGGAGAAGAGTACAAAAAGTGGGAGAACGGCGAAGTATTATATTGGGAAGAGGAAAATAAATTTGGAACCAAAGAAGAAATCATTGAAGAAATGAAAAAAATGAAGTGGCATGATGGAACACCACGATATGAAAAGGTTAATTGGGAAAATGAGGATACAGTAGATGATATTTTTTCAGATGAAGGAATCAAAACTTGTGAAAAATATTTTGAAAATGATTGGTATGAGACATATGAGAAAAAGTATACCACTCAAAACGGTGAAGAAGTTGTAGCATTTGGATATTACGGTCACGATTAAGAAAGGATGGTAGAAATGAATCTGTTGGGAATTTATAAGAATGGGAATTTTACCACTAAGTTATTCTCAGATGGAACCAAGATTAGAGAAACAGAAGATGATGAGTTTATCCCTGATTTTGCAGAGAATATGGATATCAAGATAAGTAATTATTGTGATATGGGATGTAATTTCTGTCATGAGGGTAGCACAAAGAATGGTAAACATGGAGATATTCTGAACCAGAAGTTTATTGAAACTTTACATCCGTATCAGGAGGTTGCGCTTGGTGGTGGTGATGCAACGAGCCATCCAGATCTGATTCCATTTTTACATAAGCTGAAGGATAGGAAAGCCGTTGTAAATATGACCGTAAACCAGCGACACTTTGAACAGAAACAGGAATTGATTAAGAAGTTGGTTGATGAAAAACTAATATATGGTCTTGGTGTATCTCTTGTAAATCCAACAGATGAATTTATATCACTAATTCAGCAATATCCAAATGCAGTTATACATGTGATTAACGGTATTCTCAAGCCTTCAGACGTAGAAATGTTATTTGATAAGAATTTGAAGATGCTTATCCTTGGATATAAGCAGTTAAGGCGTGGTGGTGAATGGTATAGTGAGGATCACGAAAATATCATTATTAAGCAAATGTGGCTGAAAGAAAATCTTGGTGGAATCATTGAGCGTTTCAAAGTAGTGAGTTTCGATAATCTGGCTATTGATCAGCTTGAAGTTAAGAGATTAATGAGCCAGGAAGAGGGGGATGAGTTTTACATGGGGGATGATGGCAGCATGACATATTATATTGATATGGTTGAACAGAAATTTGCAAGAAGTTCTACTGCCGATTTTGATAAGAGATATGATTTATTGGACTCTGTAGATGAAATGTTCAAAAAGATAGTATCTGAACAATAAAAATATACCATATATAGTGTTCGGTTGGATGAATGGTTGCTATATATGGTATAGAAATGAAATCGAGATTTTAAGGCAGAAAAAGAGGTGATAGATAACGAGAGTTTACAAAGAGAAACAGTTCTTAATATTTGATTTTGAAGATGGAAGGACTGTCAAATATGATTTTGCCACAAAAACTTGTATAGGGATCAAAGGTAAACCAGTAAAAGGATTGCAGAGCCAATTATCAGGCATAACAATGAATCAGATAATTGAGTATTGTGCTGATGAAAAATATGCTAAATTTCTCAAATTTGTACAGAATAGATACCCAAATTACATATCAAATATAGGTACAATTCTTTCAAAAGTTCCACAGTATTCAAAATTTGAACAGATATTTTCAGCAGGATTCGATAGTATTGTAGATAGAAATTTTACAAAAACAATCAATGATATTCCAAAATCTTTAATCAAAATAGCGAGAGATAGACAAATAAAAATATCAGATAGATTTTGTGATTATTGGAAAAGAAATCCTGATGCTCATTTTCTGGCGTATCAGCTTGATTATATATCTTTAACAGATGAAGACATCAATAAAATTTTAATGAGAGAAAGTTATGATTATGTTGATGGGATTAGTAATTACTTTTCCTATTTTAATAAGTTGATTGAAGAATATGGATATAATCCGAAAGCATTGTTGCTGTATCTTGACACTCTAAAAACTTTTGAAGCAATAGAAGATATGCGTCATTTACTTGGTGAATTGGTAGATTATGCAAGAATGATGAATACGATCAGTCCAAAATTTGATAAATATCCACGGAATTTTCTTACTACACATAAGATTGCATGTAGAAATTATAATAGATTAAAGAAAGAATTTTCTGAGGAGATATTTAAGACAAGAATAAATAAGAATTTGGAATGTATATTTGGGGATTATCAGTTTATTTATCCTGATAGCACACAAGAAATTAAAGATGAGGCAGTAGCACAAAATAACTGTGTGGCTTCTTACATAGATAAAGTTATTGATGGAGAATGTCATATTATGTTCTTGCGTAAGAAATCTAATCCTAAAGAGAGTCTTGTCACTATTGAGATACGAAACAATCATATTGTACAAGCCAGAAGAAGATTTAACGATCCTGTAACATCAGAAGACCAAGAAGCAATTGATAAATGGAATAAAAAATTTGCAGATAAAGAAAGGAAAACAGCATGATTACAAAAGGAAATGAGATTAGGCTGATTAAGCCGATGGGAGTATTTGATAATATCGGAGAAGTTTGCGAAGTGACAGATGTATCAGAAGATGGCGTTATCAGTTTTAAATTTGGTGGCTGTCATCTTGGGTGTATGTCTTATAACGAATTTGAAAAGTATTTTGAATTAGTAGAGAAGGAAGTATCAGAAGAAGAAAGTGATGAAGATGCTGATTCTATGGCAGAAAATAAAGAAGTGTATGACTTAATTGAGTGGTGTAAAGAGAATGATAAACCATTTTATCTAAAGCTATATTTAAATGTACTGGAAAAGAGAAATGGTATTACACAGTCAATTCTTGGAATGTATAAAAATAGGTTATGTTTGGTGCAGTTTAAGAATAAAACTTTCAAGGATTCAGATTTTAGTGGATTAAAAATTATGCTTTAATAGTAGCATTGCGAACATGATTATAAATATTACTGAATTTTGTTGGTTCAGTTTGTTGTGCGGCCACTATTAAACCCTGAAGTCTCTTTTGAGAGTGTTCGTCATTTGGATTATTCTTATAATTACGCAATTCATTCATTACTTTATGGCTTAATGAGTTAGGAATATTGAGGTTCCCATTAGGAGAAATGATAGTTCCAGTAACAGATTTTGGATAAGTATTTGTATAGTATTTTACTTTTGATCTTGAAAGCCTATATAAATATTTAGAAATAATATTATAAATTATTTCTTTGTGCTTGTGTGAAATTTCGTGTTGTGAAGAAAAGGTAATATCATCTACATATATAGACATAATTATCTCATTTTTATCACAAAAATTTTGTAGTTCATCAAACATATTATGATTCGCTAAATAAGATAGAATTTGACTTGCAGGAGAACCGGAAATTAAATGATTTGTAGTTTTTATTCCCTTAGATAAAAGGAATTGCTCAATAGGTTCTGATTCCTGAATATCACATAAAGTTAAGTCAATAGTAACAAAATTAGTGAGAATATTGGCTATATCAGAAGGTGTTTTTAAATCAACTTTAAAAAAATTATACACTGTTTCACGAGTTATACATGGGAAAAATGCTGTTAAATCTATTTTAAAAAGAAAATTGCAGTTTTGGTGTATAGCAGCATTATCAACATAAGATTTTCCTTTTATACCAGAGAATGCATTTGAAGGAACTTCTATTTTATTTAATTCGCATTTTATGTTTTTCTGAATTTTTTTAAGAGAATCCGAAGGAGCTTCAATTAAACGAGGTTTTGGATTTGCTTGTATATATGGATTAATCTGCTTTGCAACAAAATTTTGATTTAGATATTCTTTTGTAGGAACTTTTAAAAGTATCATTAAATATTTTTTGGTGGATAATTTATACAAATTTGATTTTGTTGGATCTATCATAAATAACCTCAATATTCAAATAAATGCTGGTGTTAGTTAGAAACAATGCTGATTAACGAGCGAATAATATCAGCTAATGTTTCAGAACTACAGTTAGACATAATCAGTGCAAGTAGAACAATTAATGATACAGAAATAATCACCATTTTTTTAGTAATACGAACCTTTTTGTGGATGTCAATAGTGATTTCAAATTTATCCGCCTTTTTCATTGGCTTCACCTCCTTGTTATTATATTGGCTCCATAATGGAGTCTCCCCAGTCCTCAAATAACAAAGAGATATGATTATAGCGTATATCTACCTTACACCAGCAAAATTCTTCTCCCCGTAAAAGCACTTTATTATACTTCTCTTGAAAGAAGTATGTAAAGAGCATGTGATGACCTGTGCTGTCGGGGAGGATGGCACAGGATGATACCGGTGGTACAGAGCCTGTCCATCCTAAAAAATGCTCATAAATCATTGAGCATCCATTCGTTATATAAAATAACGAACCAAACGGGAGTAAATCTGCTATATAACACTGATACCTATAACTATATACCAATTTGTACCAAATGTCAATGAAAAAACAAACATAAGTTCTACAAAATTTTTATAAAGAGGTGACAAATTATGTGATAAAAAAGGATAAAAACAATTATAGATAAGAAATATAATATACACTTGGCTATCTACCAGAGTGTTCAATCACTCAATCAGATAAATTTTGTTGTTTTCATTTTAACCTCTTTTTTTTGGAATGTTCAAGTTTGTGGCTTGAGCATTCTGATAGGTAGTCAAGTGTGGAAAGGAATATATGGAGGTGGTATAACGGACAGATTAGGCGAAACAAAAAGTAATAATAAAGGTACTTTAATGAAAATAGTTTCTTATAGAAGTAGCGAGGATCTTGATGTTGAGTTTATAGATGATTTCCATCATATAAAGAAACATCAAACATATGTAAATTTTCGAAGAGGACAAATCAAAAATCCATATGATAAAACAGTATTTGGCATTGGTTATTTAGGTGCAGGAAAACACAAAATGCAATATCTAGATACAAAGACAAATACTAAAACATATATGTCTTGGAAGAATATGCTTGATAGATGTTATGGAAAACAAAATAGAGATTTACATCCAGCATATTTCGATATATCTACTGTTTGTAATGAATGGCTCAATTTCCAAACATTTGCTGACTGGTATGAAGAAAGAGAATATAAATGCGATGGCAGATTACATTTGGATAAAGATATTTTACATCCAGGGAATAAGGTATATTCTCCAGATAACTGCATTTTAGTTCCTCAAAGAATTAATATGCTATTTGTAAATAAACCAAATAACCGTGGTCTTCCTAATGGCATTAAAAAGTGTGTCAGAGGATACTCTGCAAAATATAATCATGAAGAACTTGGTAGTTATTTGACACTTGAAGAAGCATATTCTGTTTATGTTAAAAAGAAGAAAGAAGATATTATTAAAATTGCCAACGAGTACAAAAATATTATTCCTGATTATGTTTATGAAGCACTTATTCAGTATGAATTCAATATTGAAAATGATAAGAATTACTGCAAGATAGCATGAGCATAACCCAAGGAAAAATCTGTTTTATCACAAGTTTGGAGGTGATATAAATAATTACAAGAGAAGTAGATATTGAAATGAATCCACGAGAATTAGTTGAAGAATTTTGGAACATGGACTCAGAACAGCAAGCGAAGTTTTTTAATGAATTAGCAAATATTATTGAAGAAAATCAAGGTAGAGGTGTAATGCAATTAGATTACATATCATTTGAGCCTTCATTGTATCCATATGGAGCAAGACTAATCAGTATGTTGGCTGAACGAGTAAAAGAAGGAAATAGAAAATCTAAATAACACGGAAAGGAATAAAGGTGCTGCTGCCGTGAGATGATCATACCTTTCTGGGTGAAGAAAATAAAATACGTTGGAAGTAAAAACAGAATAAGCAAGTATATTGTACCTATTATTCAAAAGTGTATTGACGAAAATAATATAAAAATATATTATGAGCCGTTTGTTGGTGGGGCCAATATGATTGACAAGATTAAATGTGAAAATCGTATTGGTAATGATATACATAAAGAATTGATTGCAATGTGGAATGAAATTCAGAATGGTTGGGAAATACCATTGCATATTTCAGAAGAAGAATATAATAAAGTTAGAAATAGTAAAAAAGATTATCCAGATTATTATGTAGGTCTTATAGGGTTTAATGCAACTTTTGGGTCTAAATATTTTGGTGGGTATGCAAGAGGATTTAAAGCAGACAAAGTTACACCAAGAGACATCCCAAATGAAGCATTAAGAAACTTATCAGAACAAATTCCCAATATACAAAATATTAAATTTTTATGTAGCGATTATAGAAACAATGAGTATGCTAATTTACGGGATGCAGTTATTTATTGTGATCCTCCGTATCAAGGTACAACTAAATATGCTACAGATTCATTTGATTATGATATGTTTTGGGATTGGTGTAGAAAAATGAGTAAAGAAAATTGGCTTTTGTTAGTGAATATAATGCTCCTTCGGATTTTGAATGTATTTGGTGCAAAAATGTTACCACAAGTTTAAAAGTTCATGAACATGAAAGCAGAGTAGAGAAATTATTCACATATAAGAAATAGAAATATTCCTTGAAAAGCCAATTTCATCGGTAAAATTATCATCTGTATAGAATGTAAAAGATAGTAACCAAAAGAAATTATATTTTTATTGGCAGTTGCAAATGTTAATAAAAATCAGCAATTCAGCAAACTATGAAAGGAGTTATACAAGTAATTCTAGGTAAAATGTATGCGCATACCTTGTAAGTACAATAATTGCAAGGAAAAGATAAAAATATAAATTCAAAATCTGCTGATCTGATGGAGTTAATCAGTAATGCTCCACAAAATCAAACAATAGGAGATAATTTAGTAAGAGCGTGGTCAAAGATAAACAACGATAAATACAAGAAAATTGTATGTGCTTTATCTGGCGGATCAGACAGTGATGTAATGGCAGATATTATTTGGCAATGTGATAAAGATGGTAAGGTAGAATATGTTTGGTTTGATACTGGTTTAGAATATCAGGCTACAAAAAACCATCTGAACTTGTTAAGAGAGAAGTATAATATAGAAATTAAACCATATAAAGCAATCGTTCCTATCCCTACAAGTTGTAAAAAATATGGACAACCATTTGTTTCAAAAAATGCTTCTGAAATGATTGATAGATTACAATGTCATGGATTCCAATGGGAAGATGAACCATTAGACATATTATTGCAAAGATATTGTGAATGGAATACAAAGAAACAAGATTGGGTTGGATGTAAAGGTGCGTTAATGTGGTGGTGTAATGCAAATGAATCAGTCCAATTTAATATTGCATATAACAAATATCTAAAGGAGTTCATGATTCAAAATCCTCCAAAGTTCAAAATTTCTTCAAAGTGTTGTAAATATGCAAAGAAAGATGTATTACATAAGCTTGTTGCAAATGAAGGATATGATTTAAATGTATTTGGGGTTAGAAGGGCTGAAGGAGGTATTAGGCAAACAGCATATAAATCCTGTTTTGATGAAAATGGAGAAGGCTATGATAATTACAGACCTTTGTTTTGGTACACAAATTCAGACAAAGAAGATTATGAAAACCATTATGGAATTGTACATAGTAAGTGTTATACGGAATATGGGTTAGAGAGAACGGGTTGTGCTGGTTGCCCATTTGGAAGAGATTTTGAGCAGGAGTTGGAAGTTATAGAGAAGTATGAACCAAAGCTATTTGTTGCTGTGAATAATATTTTTGGTGACAGTTATGAGTACACAAGAAAGTATAGAGAATTCTGTAAGGAGATGGACGAGAAGAAAAAATAAATAAGTAAGGTAAGTGGCAATGAAAATTTCGATTCATTGTATGTCAAAAAGTAGAAGCAAAATAAGCATATGCAAAAATTAGAATAATAAAACCAGGAGGAAATGAGGTTTCTGCGCAGAATAAATCATGATTTACTCCTAAATAAGAATGGAATATCAAAAGAAAATCAAATGTGAATTATATAGGGACTCTATGCAGAATTATAAGAAGTATGCAATTCCACCTGCTCAGTTAATTATTGCAGATGTTCCATATAATGTAGGAAATAATTTTTACGGTTCAAATCCGATGTGGTACAACGGAGGAGACAACAAAAAAGGTGAAAGTAAATTAGCTGGTAAAGCAGCTTTCAATTCTGATTTTAATTTTAATCTATATGAATATTTTCATTTTTGTTCCAAGATGCTTAAAAAAGATGATACTAGACCTGTTCCGAGAGGACGCAGTAGTGACTCACCTTGTATGATTGTATTCTGTTCTTTTGAACAGATTCAGACACTTATTAAGGCGGCAGAAAGGCATGGGTTCATTCATTACATACCACTAATCTTTTGCAAGAATTATAGTCCACAGGTACTCAAAGCTAACATGAGGGTTGTGGGAGCTGCTGAATACGCACTCCTATTATATAGAGATAAATTGCCAAAATTCAGAAATGGTCTTCAAGTTGATGAAAATGGTAAGAACATTCCAGGAACAGGACATATGATCTTTAACTGGTTTGATGGTGGAGATGAGGATGAGTGGGGAAGAACTTATCATAGCAACAGTACATATATGATGTGGGAAAAAGATAAGTCTAAGGAAGTTCCCAAAATCCATCCGGCTCAGAAGCCAGTAGCAGTTCTGAAACGTTTGATTGAGATATTTACTGATCCTGGTGATGTGGTTATTGATCCATGTGCAGGTTCTGGTACAACACTAAGAGCAGCTTATGAACTTGGCAGAAGTGCTTTCGGTTTTGAAATTGACCGTAATTTCTACCAGAGAGCAAAAGATGAAATGTTGAATTTTGCAAAAGAAGAGTAGATACATATAGACTTAAAACATCGGTTTCATTGGGAGTTATCAGTTCATAACTGGTAGTTCTCATTCGGGAGATAGTTGCCTTACCAATTCTAACGACTCCCAACAAACGGTAGGAATGGCGTTTACGACAGGCGGTAGTGTAGCTCCTTCCTTGTACGAGAACAAGGGCAAACTACATTAAAGAATATTTGGAGGTATAAAATGGATAAGAGGGAAATAGATGGTGTAGAAATTAATGGTAAAAGTATTATTACTTCATTAAAAATTATTAAGCAGGTTTGCAAGGACAACCTTAATGAGAAAGGAAATTGTGGTAATTGTCCATTTTTTGTAGACCAAAGTGATTGCTGTGGAATCGAAAATATGACACCTGATAATTGGAAGATTTTAGAATATACAAAGTTTCAAGCATTAGGATAAATTTTTCATTTCAAAGGAAGGAGAAACAAGTAATGAAGGTTAATCTACACAGAGTTAATTATGATGGTTCAGAGAATAGTAATGGAAATTGGTGGGTATGGAAAGAGATATGTGATAAATGTGGAAAAACAGTTTCAGACGAAGATATATTACACTCGTTTCCTGGAGATGAATCAGAATTAGATTTTTGTGTAGATTGTTATCATTATTTATTGGATAATGGTATTTCATACGAACAGGCTATTGGTTTGTATGGTAAAAACTCAAACGGTTAAAACAACTCTTTCATTGGGAAAAATTTAAAGAAATGAGGTCATAAAATGATTAAGAAAATTGATAAGAAGAACAAATTTATATCTATGTTTAATCCCAATACAGGATTTTACATGAGAAGTGGAGTTATTGAAGATGGCAAAGACACAAGCAAAGATCCTTTTATGACTTCATTTCCAGAATTATTAGACATAGGAGTAATGGGACATTGTGTTCATGGAGACAGTGGTCTATGTATTAAATCTGGCGTTCAGTGTTATCAGAATGGTTTAAAGACAAAATATCCAAATATGTCTTTTGAAAATTTCAAGAGAATTGTGGACGAGTGTAAGGGTAAAACTTTTCAGTTTGCTTTAGGTGGTAGAGGTGATGTGGATCAGCATGAAGATTTTGAAAAGATTCTAAGATATAGTAGAGAAAATGGTATCGTGCCAAACTTTACATCATCTGGTCTTGGATTTACTGTAGAGATTGTTTCACTTTGTAAAGAGCTTTGTGGAGCTGTTGCAATCAGTTGGTATCGTCAGGAACATACATATAAAGCAATTCAGATGTTGTTAGACGCAGGAATTAAAACTAATATTCATTATGTGTTAGGTAATAATTCTATTGATGAAGCAATTAAGAGATTAAAAAGCAATGATTTCCCTAAAGGCATCAATGCGATAATTTTTTTGTTGCATAAGCCGGTAGGATTAGGGCAGGAAAATAATGTGTTAGATATAGAAGATAAAAGAGTAAGAGAATTCTTTCATATTATTGATACTCAGCAGTTCGATTTCAAAATTGGTTTTGACTCTTGTACAGTTCCAGCACTTATCAATATGACTTCAAATATAAATGAGGATAGTTTTGATACTTGTGAAGGTGGTAGATGGTCTGCTTATATTACATCAGATATGAAAATGCTACCTTGTAGCTTTGATAATCAAGATATGAGATGGGCATATGATATTTCAAATGATACAGTACAGAACGCCTGGAACAGTAAACAGTTTGAGGATTTTAGAGATCATTTTAGAAATTCATGTAGTGGTTGTAGTAGGCAGTGTGAATGTAGGGGAGGTTGTCCTATTAGAAGACAGATAGTTTTATGTGACAGGAAGGAGAAAGATTTATATGAAAGTACGCAGCGATTTTGTGACTAATTCATCAAGTAGCAGTTTTATAATTGCAAAAAGAGAAAATTGCACTATTGATGAAATAAGAAATAATTTAAATGAGAATAAAGAAAATATTAAATACATATTGGAAATGTTTGATATGGATACTGATGGTAAATCAGTTGAAAAATTCATAAATGATTTATCCAATCAGTTATTTAGAGAACCATCAGACTTGCATCTTGGAGATTGGATTGCATCAGCAGTTGAATATTGCAATGAAGATGATGAGTTTGGAGCGTTTATGTATGATTATGGATATAAACTTGGCACAGAAAACTTTAAGGTGGGATAAAAAATATGAAGATAAGAACTGATTTTGTTACAAATAGCAGTAGTTCTAGTTTCGTTTGCGAAATATGTGGTCGTACTGAAAGTGGGTGGGATATGTGTTTGTCAGATACAGAAATGATGGAATGTGTTAATGGTCATACATTTTGTTGTGATGAATCTCTTCCAAAACCTACAAAAGAAGAAATGGTTAAAATGATTATAGAGAACGAGTGGAACAAAGACGCTTGGAGTTCTGATTTAAAAGACTACAAAGATTATTCGGAAGATGAATTACTTGTAATGGAAGAAGATGAGTTATGGGGATTTTGCTGTGAAGATAGTGGATGCTATGAAGTTCCTGAGTGTGTATGCCCTATTTGCCAATTTATTGAATACTCAGAATATGATCTTAGTGCTTACTTATTAAAGCAATATGGTGTACCCAGAGAGGATGTATTTGCAGAGGTTAAGAAACTGAATAAAAGAAGAAAGAAATTATATGAAAATGAATATATTACACATGTTTGTAAGCAGTTCAATTTGAATCCAACAGAAATCGTTGCAGGGTGGAAAGAAAAATTTGGTACTTATGAGAAATTTAAAGTGTGGTTAAATGAAAAATAGTCTTGAAATTTTGCTTTTATTGGATGAGGAAGGAGGAAATATTGGATAGAGAAAAATTTATTTCTCAGCTACCTATAACTGAGAAAAATATAGACAAGCAATGGATTATGAGTGTAATGAAACAGTCTGTAGATTCCAATTTACATGATGGTAATCCAAGAGGGCATAGAAACTTAATTATTGTCATGGAAGAACTCGCTGAGTTAAGTAAAGAAATTTCAAAAGAACTTAGAGGGAAAGGCGATCAATATAATATTCTTGAAGAATTGGCTGATGTGCAGCTTAGTATTTATTATGTTCAAGAAGTTTGTGGTGTCAACAATGACGACTTACATAAAGCAATGAATATTAAAATGAGAAGACTTGAGGAAGTTTTGAATAAAAAAGGGAAGTATCAATAAAGAACAAAGAATAAAAAAACATGGGAGGCAAAGAGGTTTGTCATGACAGAAAAGTGCGCTTTACTCCTAAATAATATTGAAAATAGCAATTATAGATGCGGATCTGATAGGTAGGGACAAGCACAGGTTTCCTAATCTAGTTTGTATGAAACTATCAGGTTATTATAAAGAACTTGGTGCTGAAGTTGAATTGAAAATGGATTATGAAGAATTAGCAGCATGTGATAAAGTATTCATTTCCAAAGTGTTTACTGACACACCAATAGATGAAGAGATTTTGAAACTTTCAAATGTAGAATATGGCGATACAGGATTCTTTTATGACAAAGCTCCGAAACTTCCTAATGAAGTAGAACATCATATGCCGGATTATAATTTGTATGATGAGTGGGTGAATGACAGATTAAACGAAGGTGGTAAGAGAAAGGATTTTACATATTATCTTGATTATTCAATTGGCTTTATGAGTCGTGGATGCATCAGACAATGTAGTTTCTGTGTGAATAAGAATTATAAATCATGTGAAGTTCACAGTCATTTATCTGAGTTTCTGGATGAGAGCAGACCATATATCTGTTTGTTGGATGACAATGTACTGGCTTGCAAGGACTGGAGAAATATATTTGAAGAACTTATTGCGACAGGTAAGAAATTTCAGTTCAAACAAGGTTGTGACGAGAGACTTCTTACAGATGAAAAATGTGAGGTTCTGTTTGAGAGATCAAAGTGGATAGGGGACAGGATATTTGCATTTGACAATATTAAAGATAGAGAAGTAATAGAAAGAAAGTTACAGATGATAAGGAGACACACTAATGATCAGATTAAATTCTATACATTTTGTGCGTACAATCATGATAACATAGGTGTTTATGATGAGGAGTTTTGGGTTAAGGATATAGAAGATCTGTTTGAGCGAATCAAAATTCTAATGACTTATGGGTGCTTGCCTTATGTAATGAGATTCAAAGATTATGTTCTGAGTCCATATAAAGGGATTTATATCAATGTTGCGAGTTGGTGTAATCAGCCAAGTCTATTTCGTAAGATGAGTTTTGCTGAGTACAGTATGGCGAGAGGTATGAGTAATGAAAACTACAAAAAATATAAAATGGATTTTGATTTATACTTAGCAGATGGCAATAAGAAAGGTTCGTCATGGAGATATTACGAAGAATTCACACGCAAATATCCAGAGATTGCAGAGAAGTATTTTCATATGAAGTGGAATTATTCAAATAGGAACAGTTAAGATGGAGTGAATTATGTCAAAAGTAAATTACAGAAAATGTGATATTTGTGGTGATATTTTAAAGAAAGATATAAGAGTTTATGGTTTTGTTAATGGTTATAGGATCTGGAATAGGTTATTCAACAAATTAGACATCTGTAATTCATGTATGAAAAAAATTAGGCATCTTTCTACAGATGTTAAAGATGAAAAAGAATATGTTGATGAATTGTTTGACAAACATGAGCCATACGAAAATTGTGATAATGAATCGGCATATTTGCAAGGTGCTGAAGATATGTTGAATATTCTTAGTCATAAAAGATTGAAGAATATTAAAAAGTAATATTCCACACGGAATATAAAATGTATTCCGAAATTCCAATTTGGATATCGGATAGGCGGTTTTCTAGCCCGTTACATACGCATATGCCTATGTAGAATGTCTTTTAAAAGGCAATAGAACCAGAGTTTCAAGGCAGATACCATAATTTTGATTTATAATATCTGCCAGAAAAAGTTTGTTTATATTAGCTGTTTAAGGTATCTATTTTTCCCTCAATAGTATGAAGTAGCCTGCGAAAATCAATTATGATTGGAATTTCATAAGGATATAATTCGTCCTCATTTAATGGTAATTTTATTTTTAAAAGCATATCATGGATGTCTGATAGTTCTTGCAATTGTAAATTATTTCGATCAATATAGCAAGACACCTTATTTGTTAAATCAGTGAGACCAGCAATATTACCATAACGAAGGATATCAATTTGATTGACATATTCATCTGATTTTGGTAGAGAATTGTTCCAACTAATTATTTGTTTTTGACTTTCTAATTCAGCGTTAATTTTTGCTAATATTTGAGAAGTATCAGCATCCTTTTCTTTTAGACTTTTTTCAATTTCTAAACGTATATCATTTTTGGATTTTTTGTTACTTCTGTAACTTATGTATGCCACAATTATTGGAGAAATAATAACGAGAATATCCTTTATTGCAGTTAAATATGCATCCATATGTGTTCTCTCCTTAATTCTTAATTGGATTCTCAGTGTTTATAGAATTATATCACAAAAATGCATGGAAATCTATATGAAATAAAAATTGATTAAAATGGAGAAAAAGAAGATGTGAGAAAAAGAAAGTAATAAAATTTTTGAATTGAGATAAAGAATAGAGGTGACAAACTATAAATAATTATATTCCAATAAATTTTACATATTATGATCCACGAAGCAGTTTGTTTAAGTCTGGTAGAAGTGACAAAGAAAGGATTACAGTTTATACTTGCAATAATTCAGAAAATTGTGATGCTTGTAAGAGAAACAAGTGTGTAATGTTAAATGGATTATATTCGCATTCTTGTCCTTATGGACAAATGAGAAGAGAAGAAGGATATACAAAAGCTGCAAGAAGATGTGGTGATTTAATACGAAAGAGAAAAGAAGAGTATGGAGATGTTGCACATTCCAAAGGAGATTTAAAATTTTTGTGTTACATTGGTGACTATGTGTTTCTTCCATTACCACATTTGATTAATTATTCAAATTCAATTAGAGATAAAAACTTCTTTAAAGGTGACGGAGATATTATTAAAAAGGAAGATTTTACACCTGAGTTTATTGTAGAACTTATAAAATATAGACCAGAGGCATTAATGGGTGGCGAGATTACTTCCTATCAGAAGAAAGAAGTCCCTAAATTCTGTAACCAGCTTAAACGATATATGTCAGATATGTATGAAAAAGTAAAAACGATATATCCAGAGATAGAAGATAGAATTGAGGATATAGATTATAGAGATAAAATGGCAAAGGTGGTTACATTGCTTCCTGGAAAGGTAAAACTTAGCACAAAGATACTGGAATGGGACGGAAGTGTAATAAAAGCAGAGGGAAACCAACTTACATTTTGGGGACTGTCTAGAGAAACTGTTATAATTACTCCTGATGAAAACACTTATGTTCAAATTGTAGATAATGCAACAGTTACAGACGATACAGAATTTAAAGATGAATGAGGCAATAAAAGGTTAATTTTAAGGAGAAATTATGGATAATAACTATACAAGAGTTATTAATGTAGAAGAATTTCAGCAAAAGATATTAGATTATAAATCTTCTGATGAATTAGATAAAACGATTAGCAACACTGTTTTTGTTGGGAAACCAGAATGTAAGAGTGCGGTTGCTCACGGAATGGCACTTGCTTCAATGCTAACAAGCACTTGCGAAACAATGTATGTAAAAGACAGAGAGGATAAGGAAGAACAAATGGAAGAAAATAAGAAAATAAATACTGTAGCAGTGAGATGGTGGGATGGATATAAAGAAGATTTCAGAGCAACAGAGATACGTTTTGGATCAGATTTACTCTGGATGAGACTTGAAGATGGAAATAACCGTCACATTCCTTTAAGAATGGTTCGTTGGTTTGGTACATCTATTGAGAGTCATCAAAATACAGGGATGTAAGATATTTTGATATGGATAGAAATGACTTATTAGTAGAATCTTCTAATGGCAAAGACCCAGAACCATGTAGTGATTATGATAAAGAAACTGGTTATTGTAAAAGTTTTGGTAAACCGTGTGATGCATGTTATGAAAATAGTTTAAAGAAATGGTTTTATTACTATTGAAATCTTGGTTTCAAGTGGCGGGAGGTGATGCAATAACTTGAACACAATATATACAGTAATGGTAATGACAGATTTGACTTATGATGAACAAACGAAATTTCCTAAGTTTGGTTCTGAAAATCTTGTTGGCTGGTATTTTGAATTTGAAGACGCTTATTCATCTGTATCTGGAAATTGTTGTGATATAAATGAAACTTGTTATAAGTATGCACTTATTGAAGAATGTAAAGAAGGTTTATATAATCCGGCAAGCAAGAGATGGTGGTTTGAATATAATCATGAAAAAGATAGATATTTCCAGATTAAGGAGCCTGATTTTATAAAAGGATTTTGTGGATTTACTATTGGGTAAGAGAGGTGATAAATAATTAGTAAGATTAAAGATTTATTTTCAACAATTGAATTAAAAGCAAAAATAGAAAAAGAGTTAAAAGTTATTACTAATAAGCTAAATTCACAGGCGAATAGTATAGATATATCTGAACTAAATGACCATACATATGAGGAATGTAGAAACTTATATAAGCATATTCAATATTACATTGATGATAAAAATTTACTGAATCAATTATCTACGATCGTTGAGAAGAAAAGATTGAAAAAATATCCAGAATTATTAAAACCTACATATTATCCAGAAATTGATTCATTAGATATTTTTGATTCAGAGAAGATTAGATTAGACAAAGCTGCACGATGGAATGTTAGAAATTATATGAATGAAAATAATATCAAAAAAATGACATATCCATTATCTATTGAAGACTTGGAATTGTTAAAAAGTATTGATATTGTTGAAAAGAAATATAATTTCAGATGTAAAAGTTGTGGAAGTTCATGCGATATAATTTCCGAAAGTGATTTAGAAAAGTACAAAATATTTTGGGAACTTATTGAACTTGAAAAACAGAAGAAAATCACGAGTGAGCAATTAGATGAGTTGGATCAGTTAGAAAAAGATGGATTTTATGAAATCTATTTGTGTTGTATGGACGAAGACGAGTGTGATGATGTTGAAATCACAAATGAAAAAGAATTATCTGATTACATGAGAAATGTAGAAATAGTTTATAAGGTAGTAAAGAGTCCGAATCTAACATATGAGAAATTATAGAAAAAGGAGAAGAAGTAGTATGGATAAGAATCAGATATATGAAACAGCATTTGAAACAATTAAAGAATCTACAGAATGGGGATTAGAAGATGAAAGTAAAACATATGGACACTAGATCGATGGTGTAGTGGCGATGACAGATAATCTTATTGATAAACTTAAAGAAGAAAAGAATGGTAGACCTGTAGAGAAGTATTAAAAGCACGATTTCAAGGTTTGAGGGGTGATATTATAGAAGAAAATATAAACAAGGCATTTAAACCAATGAAGATGATAGCAGAGAAAATACCTACTGTTGCTATTTGCGGGATGGGAAAGTCAATAAATAATTTAGCAAAAGAAATTATAAAGGCTGAAGAAGAATATATAAAAATGGAACAGATGAAGGTTTTGGGCTTAAATGAGGAAATATTGAACTGTAGATCCGCTCTAACGTTAGAAGAATTGAATAAAAATGTTTTCTGAAATTGATACAGAAATAATTGACACAGAGAGCATTTCAAATCTTAAAAAGAGAATAAAGTATTGCAAAAACCCTATGGAACGAAAACAGTTAGAACAAAGATTGAATGTTTTGTATAAAGAGCAAAAAAGGAAGAGAAAAAATGTTAAAAACAAGTGAAGTAATCAATCATATAGAAAAAATGTATGATATTAAATTGATGGATTATCAGAAAGAATTTGTTAAGCATGTTATCCAGGGAGATGTGATTTATACTCCAAGATGTTTTGGAAGAAGCATGATTTATAATGGTTATGCTGATTATTTGAAAAATGTTATCGGCAAAGAAACCGACTATTCTATAGATCCAAATGATTTTGATAAGGTTTATACATATAGGGATGTACCAAATGGTACTTTATATCCAAGCGAGCATATTGAAAGTGCTATGAATAAAAATAAGAAACTGTTTGAAAAAGAATATGAATGTAACTATGGATTAAATGTGAGGTCTTAAAACCGAAATTTCAATGTAAGAAAGGATTATAAAATGGCAGAATTACATTTAAGAGGCTGGCTAGTTTGTGATGATGGAGTAGCAATTCAACCAGTTAAAGGAATAAGTTGGGGTGATATTATTGCGAAAGAAGTTGCAAAATTTTTAAATGGTACATGGTCGGATTATGGACTTGGTAAAATGTGTGCAGTTCATCCACATTGTAGATTGAGAATATGGTATTCAGATTTTGAAGGGACACTTGAAGAAATAATGGAACAGTTTGATATGAAGTTATATGGTGGCAAAGTAGAATCTGAATATCATCAAACAGGTTACTCAGAATATACAATTACAGGAATAGATGTTGATAACTTTACTATTGGTGGTCATGACTTAGAAACGGAACTGTCATCTCATATCGGTGAGTTTTGTCACTTTATTTTAGAAACTGATATAGAGTAAATGAATGCGTTCTTTCATGGCAAAAATATAAAGAAAAGGAGAAAATAGATTGAAAGTTGGGGATAAGGTAATTGTAAAAGATAATCTGAAAGACGAATTAAAGAAATTAACATTTGATAATGGCACTTGCGAAAGTATGCACGAGAGATTTGTAAATACAGAACAAGAAATATTCGCTTTATGGAAAAATGATGATGGACAAGAGTACGCAACAGTAGATTTGTGTTGTGAAATTCCAGTACAGTGCTTAGAAGTTATTGATTGAACCAAATTTTATTGAAGGAGGAATATATGTTTAAGTATTGGAAAGTTGGAAACGATGGAAAATATTATTATGTGTACAATGAATCCATTGAAGAAATAAAGGAAGAATTTGATATTCAAGATCCGAATTTCAAATTTATAGAAAGTGACGAATGGACTGCCGAAAATTATGCTGAGATTCTTAGTGATGAATTAGAGAATGCAAATTATCATAGATGGACAGAACTGCCATGTACTATTTTAAATGCTTTGGAGAAGTCTAATCTTTCAAAAGAAAAGATTGATTCAGTTATGAAAGAGATTGCGGAAGGTATTTATAAAATGATATAAACATATATGAATTTTGAAAAGGAGAATAGCTAATTGGGAATTATAAAATTGATTAAAAAAGATACAAACATATCAGAACTTAAAATGTCAAAAATGCCGTGGGATGTAATGCTTTATGGGAAACCATATCAGGTTGTGAGTATTAAGGGGTATGTTCATACAATCGGGGGTAGACGAGGAGAAAATGATTTATGGATGTATCCAAGAGATGAGAGTCCTACATATGAAAATCTGATTGAATTTCAGTGTGAAGACTTTGGAGTATGTTGGGGAATTAAATATGAACCACATAATTATGTAAGAAATAAGTGGGATGAATCAGAATGTTATACAAGCGGCGGTGCTATGATTACAAGAAATGGAGAAAACTTCTATTTTTGCAGAGGAGGCATTGATGAAGCTGAATGGAGAATAAAACATTTAGACGAGCATCCATTAGACTTGAATGAATATGGATATGCAGAGAAAATGATTGGCAGAAAGGTTTGGTGGCGAAGCGAACCAGCAATTATAACTGATTGGATTGATGATGGACAAGCATGTGTGATCCTTGAACCTGATGGTATTGAAAAATTTACAACACCTTCGGAATTTGCTGAGGAAGAAGGCGATGATTATTATGAAGATGGTTTTGTAAAGGCAGAAATTTTTGACCAACATATCTGGTGGCATAGAGACTGAAATGTACACAATATATAGCGTATAGCGGATAAAGCAAACACTATATATTGGCATGATAAGCTGTTGAAATTCTTATTTTATTGAGCTAGTTAAATTATTGTATGAAATAATCTTCTGTGGTATGATTTTTGTAATATATACTATGGAAGGAGAAAAATTTTATGAATATACCAATTATTTTAAAAGAATTAGCAAAAACAGGAGTTGTTGTATTGACTGAAGAATCTGTGAAGTCTTTTGTTGAAACAAAAATTAAACCTATATTTGCAAATTGGGGAAAGGATGATTTAAGATCAGTCGAATTAGAAGAATGTTTGAGTGAATACTTATTAAGGTGTTATGGTAAGAATAATATTATGACAACAATAGTATTTGGGAGATTGCAGAAGACATTAGAAGATTTGTATATTCCATTGACTGTAGAAGAATATAGGAATGAGGATGCAAAATGGGTTATAGATGAAAATTGTTATAATATCTTAGATAATTATTCTAGGATACTAATTGTTGATATGGCAGGCATGGGGAAATCTACTATTGTAAAATATTTTGCTTGTCAAGGAGTTAATTTAGATAAGTGTATTCCTATTGTGATTGAATTAAGAAAATTGGAGAAAAATCAGTCAATACTAGAATATATACAAACACAAATTAATTCTTTTGATAAAAATATAAGAATAGAAGAAATAGTAGATATATTAAAGAATGGGGATTTTGTGATTTTTTTTGATGGTTATGATGAAATTGCAAATGAGAACAAATCATATGTTTTAGATGAAATTCAAGAATTCACAAGTAAAGCAACCAATACAAAAATAGTAATTACATCAAGAGAGGAGGATGATTTAAATTCATTAGGAGAATATAAGTGTGTAAATATAAAGCCGTTAACTAAAGAAGAGGCGTATGAGCTAATAAAGAAGTATGACAATGGTGGAGATATTTCTAAAAAATTGATCAAAAGGCTAAAAGAAGATTCGTCAATGAAAGTTTTGGATGAATTTTTAAAAAATCCGCTGTTGGTGTCATTATTATACAAAACATTTGAATATAAAGAAGAAATTCCCTATAAAAAGATAGATTTTTATGAACAGGTATATGCTGCATTGTTTAATGATCATGATAAAACAAAAGGTTCGGCATATGTTCATGAGAAGAAAACAAAACTGGATAGATTTCAGTTTGAACAAATTTTAAGAGTATTTGGGTTTTTAGCTTTAAAAGCTGATAAGGTAGACTATTCTTTCCAATTAGCACATCAACTATTAAAACAGTCAATTGAAAGATTTGGCTGGTTGAAAATTAGTGTTGATGATTTCCTTTATGATATAACACACACGGTTCCATTTATTCAGAAAGATGGGAACGAGTATAAATGGGTTCATAAATCTTTTATGGAATATTTTGCAGCTTGTTTTATTTGTTATGATAACAAAATATTTTTAGAAAGAAATCTTAACAAAATGATTTATTGTAAAAATCCATTTAAGTATTATAATGTGCTAGATTTTTGCTATGATATGGACACAATCTGTTTTAGAAGATATGCCATATTACCATTTTTAGAAAAATATATTGACTTATATGAGAATATGTTTGAAGATTCCTATTTCAATAAATTTAAGAAAGAGGATATATATTTAGCAAAGGAAGTGTCAGCTATTGTTGATTATGCAAAAATATCACATGAATTCAATGGACTATCTGAAAGAATCGAAAGTATTACTGAATTTAATAACAGAGGGGATAATATAGTAATATGGTTTAATACTAGAAGTCTTGCATTATATATAATTATTAAAGATAAATGTATAGAACTATTAGAGCCTACAACACAAAATGGAAATAAAATTGATAATATTAAGATTGAAGGCGTAGTTGATTTTAATGATGATATTAATAACTTTATGAATAGAGATGATGTAATATTTAGTATAATTGTAAATATGGTTTATGATTTTGTGATTAGAACGGATAATATGAAATTTAATTATAGTAAATGTAAAAAAATGATAGAGGAACTTAAAAAAGAAGAAGAGTTTATGAATAATACTATTTTTGATTTATAATTATAGTCTATCACAAGCCATTATAAAGGAGTTTTGTAAGTAAAAAATTCTTCTAATCTACTTTGCAGGTATATAAGCTTGCAAAGTAGAGAAATATAAAGTGTAAACATATAATAAATTCTAAGTAAGTTCGTAGACAATTCCAAATAATTACAACTGAACAGTTATATCCGTTTTGGGTGGTGAACAGCATACCCTTAGTTAAATTACGCCTAATTTAGCCATAAACCACTGATTAGCATAGATATTGACATAAAGTTACTATCCTATGTTCCAGTCTGAAAAGGCTGTTGAAGTTATATATGATGTGAAAATATTTTAATAATTTTATTTTACAGGAGGACATTTATTTAATGACAGAAACGAAGAAAAAGGGAAGACTATTTGATTTACCTGAGACAAAAGGATCATTCCAGTTGAAGGGCGTTGTTAGTGGCGTAGAGAAGGAAAACTTCTATAAGGAAATTAAGACCAAGAGCAACAAGGATATGAGAATGATTAACTTTGGAGTTGGATACGCTGAAGGCAGCACACTCTACGTTAATTTACAGGGTATGGAGCAGGAAAATGTGTATTTCTCAAAGAAGGCTGAAAGGAAGGGCGATAAGCCTGAAACTGCAAAGGTTCCTTGGGCAGATAGATTTTCTTATAATCGTGATGGATTTCGTCTTATCGGTAAGAACATTGGAGTAAAGAAGAAGGTAGATGAGAATGGTAAGACCGTTAATGATAAAAAGGTCATGACAGACTTTGATGCTTGCAAGGAAGTAAATGACAATCTGAAAGATGGAGCAAGTGTATTTATCAGAGGTAGTCTTGATTATAGTAGCTTCTTGGATAACAACGGTAATAAGAAGACATTTACCAAGTTGGTTCCTAATCAGATTTCACTTTGTTCAGAAATTGATTTTAATGATGAGAACTTCACTCAGCAGAATGACTTTATCCAGGTAATTGTGTTTATGGGTATTGAACAGGAAAAGGAAAATGATAAACCGACTGGAAGATTTATTGTATCCGCAAAGGTTATTACATACAGCAACATTGAGGATGTTGAGTTTATTATCGAGAATAAGGATTTGGCAAATAAGTTCAAGAAATCCTTAAAGCCATATAATGCGATTCAGGTCAGCGGTCATATGGTAGCGTCTACACAGACAGAAACAGTTGAAGATGATGATGACAACTGGGGTGAAGAAGTATCTATGGAGAAGGTTCTTGCACCTACTAAGAGGGAATTTATCATTACCAACGCAAAGGGTTCTACTGTTGACAAGGAACTTTACACAGAAGCAAATGTTACAGAAGCTATGTCGAAGATTGCACAGGCAAACAAAGCTGAAAATGATTTTGGTGGCGATACTGACAATGATGATTGGGGAGAAGTCAATCTTGATGCAGACGATGATGCAGCTTGGGAGTAATTCTTGGACTAAGGAACGTCAGAGATGGCGTTCCACAACTCTTAAAAATAATACTATTTCGGAGGTAATTTAATGGCAAAGGCTAGAAAAGCGTCAGTAACACAGAGTAAGTTAGGAATGATTTTATATGGAGAACAGTTTACAGGTAAATCTACTATGGCTATGCAGTTAGCATATTTCAAGCGTCCAGACGGAAAGCCGTTTAGGGTACTGTATCTTGATCCTGAGACTGGTTCTATTGATGATTATTTGGGTGAATTAGAAGCAAACGGTGTAGACCTTGAAAATATTTATATCGTATATACACAGTCTCTTGGAGAAGTAAGGGAGTACATTGCAAAGGTAAAAAATGGTGAGGATTTGTATGTTCTTGATGAAGAGACTGGCGATGAAACAGATGAAGTTCTTCTTGATGCAGACGGTGAACCTTTTAGGGCAGATGCGATTGTTGTTGATGGTACAAGCATTTTAAATTTGACAACCAAACAGGGATTGATTGAGTTTTCCAAGAAGAGAAATAAGATAAAGGCTGATAAGGACGGTCTTGTAGGTGATGCTCGGCTTGTAAAGATTGAGGGAGCCGGTATGGAACTGAAGGATTATCAGACTATCAACTTTAAGGGACAGGACTTGATTCTTGATTTGATGGCATCTGGTGTTCACTACATTGTAACCGCAAGAGAAACAGATGAGAAAGAGACAATTAAACAGGCAGATGGTTCTACTATGAGTGTTACAACGGGTAGAAAGATCCCTGATGGCTTTAAGGGTATGACATACAATGTCAAAACAGAAGTTCGTATGTTCAGAAATGAAGATGGTGTCGTATGCGCTCATGTCAAGAAGGATAGGACACATACGCATGAAGACAACATTATAATTGAAGATCCTACGCTGGTCGATTGGCAAGCAGTTATTGATAAGACAGCAGATAAAAAGGCATTTGTTGTTAAAAATGACTTGACTAAGGCTGTTGATGTTGAGCAGAACATTTATAGTAAGGAGATTCTTGGTAAGGTAGGCGAACCTGCAAATGAGGAGTCTGCTGAAGAAAATAATTCTGGTGTAGATATTGAGGCAATGAAGAAAGAAATCATTGCTAAACGAAATGCACTACCACCTATGGAAAAGAAAGCAATGAAAGAAAAGTTGGAAGCAGAAGGACTACCTACAGCATATAAGAATGTGACGGATGCTACTGTTTTGCAGAAAGTTCTCGATATGTTTCAGTAATCAATTTTTTATGTAAAGGTGGACTAATGCGGTATATAAAAGAAGAACAACACATGGGAATAAAAAGAAAATGCGGATGTTGCAAAGAATACTTTTACATAAACAATAACAATATTGACGATGCAATCTACTATGATAAACAAACATATCATAGTATTTGCTTTATCAATATATGCAACAAACGCTCAAAAATGAAGAGAGAAGATATTTCACAAAAATGGACATGGATTCTGGATCATTTAGATCAGATAAGAAAAGAATCCTATCAACATTTAAGTTTGTCAGTTACGAAAGAAAATGTTTTCGAGTTCATAAAGGATGCATATGATGTCACAATTGTACCAACAACTGTATGGCAAAAACTAGGTGAAATTTATAATGGTACATTTAAGGGAATGTCCGTTGGAATACCGCCAGAACATTTGCTTGATATGTGGAAAAGAAAGATTGATATGTTGAATGGTATTGAAGATAGGAACAAAACAAAAGGAATCGTAATGAGTTCTGATAAGCGTATCAACTATGACTTATCAATTTTGATTAATAAATATGACAGCTATTTAAAGTGGCTTGAAAAACAGAAGATTATAGCATCAGAAAAAGAAATAGAAAAAAGCGATAATATTGTTGGTAAAAGTATTGGATATACCGCTTCAAATAAATCTGGAAAAAATGATTCAGACGATATATCTGCTTTGGTTGATGATATTTTCGGATGATTGGTGGTGATAATTGATTGGCAGAAGAACATAGTGCTTCAAACATACAAGCTGAGATATGCTTCGTAGGCGCACTACTAAAAGATCCTGATTCATTTGTTAATTATGGTAATTTTATGAGAAGCAAATACGACTTCTCAGATCCGGCAGTAAAATTCTTTTATGACAGTTTTGAAACATATTATTTGACTTTTTCACAGACAGTAGATGAGACAAAAATGAATGTGTTTATGAGTCAGAATTCAGAAAGATTAAGCACATATAAACAATACAAAGGTTGGAAAACTATACAGCAATATATGAATCTTGCAGATGAAAACGACTGTAAGAATTATTTTGATACAGTCAAAAAGTATTCTCTTGTAAGGGAATATGGAAGAAATGGATTCCCAGTTGAAAAGATTCTGTCTCATAAGAACTTCGATAAGATGTCACCCAATGATATATATAGAATTATCCGCACAAAGGCAGACAAAATACACACAGTAATCAATGCAGGAGAAGAGGCAGTAGAACTTACAGATAATAACACAATACAGATTGATAAGTATCTTGAAAAGCCAAATTTCGGTTTACCGTTTCCCTGGTATATGTATAATGAATATTTCCTTGGTATGAGAGATACAAAACTGTTATTTGAAGGTTTCTTGTCTAATGAGGGCAAAACAAGAAAACTGGTATTATTAGCAGCCTATGTTGCGCTTGTACAGAATGAAAATTTTTTTCTTATGAGTAATGAAATGGATGAAGAAGATTTGAGAAGCTGTTTAATAACAACGGTAATCAACAATAAGGAATTTCAGGATTTACATGGTGTTGTACTTGAAAAGCCAGAGAAAGAAATTGTTCTTGGTGTGTACCATGATAAAAAGGGAGAAATCATTAGAAGAAAAATAGATGATTTTGGTATCTATATAGAATCTAATGAAGAATATATTAAAAGAGTACAGTCAGAATCAGACGAATATTGGCAAGTAAAAACTGTAACAGAATGGATCGACAGCTCTGACCGTAAGGGTAAAGTGCTGTTTAAAGATGTTGGTAATGATTACAGTCCAGAGCAGATTGAGTTTGAACTGCGTAAAGCAAAGATGGTTCAAAACATCAAATATTATGGATATGACACATTAAAAGGGTATAACACAGATGATTGGTCACAAATAAAACAGTTCGCCACAAGACTGAAAGAATTGACAAAAGAATTAAGAATGAGTGGTTATGCGGTATTCCAGTTGAGCGATGATACTGTGTTTACAGATATTTTTAGTCTAAGTAGTAACAATATTGCAAATGCAAAGCAGATAAAGCACGTTGCTGACATCTTGAATATTGGTAAGAAACTGAATAAGGACGAATATCACAAATATCAAATGGTTGCTGAAAATGATAGTTGGGGTGAGCCTGTTACAGAAGATTTAGACTTAAAAAAGCAATACTTTTGTATTAAACCTGATAAAAACAGGGCTGGTAGTAAAGACAAAGTTATGTTGTTTGAAATAGATCTCAATTTTAATATTTGGAGAAATATAGGTTATATCATTAAAAAACCGAAAAGTACAGAATAATTTGGAGGGTGGCACTTGGATGTAAAAGAATTAAAGAATTACATATATGAAAACAGATATGTTGAGCAAATCCTAGAATCCATTGGTTGCCACCATATCAAATATCATGCTTCAAACGGCTATTGGACTTGTGCAAACGCAACAGGAGATAACAATGGGGCAATTGTTTTATATAACAGCGAATATTTAATGTGTCAGAACTATACAAGACAGATGATTAGAACTAATCGAAAAACAGATATTATTGATTTGGTGTGTTATACAAAGGATTTAACTTTCCCTAAAGGTTTGCAGTTTATATGTGATGAAATTGGAATGTCTTATTACCACGACTTTGAAGAAGACATTCCAGAAAGTTTTAAGATTCTGAAAATGATAGATGACATGAGTTCTAATACAAATATAGAAAAAGAGAAACCATTAAAACCAATCAGTGAAAGTGTGCTTTCCTATTATAAAAGATATGGAAACGATTTGTTTTATGAAGATAACATAGATTATTCCACGCAAAAAGAATTTGAGATTGGCTTTGATGAAGAAAGTAACAGATACACAATTCCTATTCGCTCAGAGCTTGGTGATTTGGTAGGAATTAAAGGAAGATATTTTTATAGAGAAGTTCCTGAAGGAGAAAACAAATATATTTATTTAGAACCATGTGCAAGATCGAAAATTATTTATGGATTATATAAGACTATTGATTATATAAAATCATCTGGAAAGATATTTGTAGGAGAAAGTGAGAAATTTTCACAACAGCTATGGAGTTATGGATATAGAAATAGTGGAGGAACTGGAGGCAAGGAATTATCACAACATCAGATAGATATGCTTGTTAGGCTTGGAGTAATGATTATTTTCTGTTTTGATAAGGATGTTACAAAAGATGGATTGGAAAAGTTAGCTGATAGATTTCCTGATGGGGTTCCTCTGTTCTATATATATGATGAAGACAATGTTTTGAACGAACATGAATCACCTTCGGATAACCCTACAAAGTGGCAGTATATGGTAGAACATAATGTTTACAAATTGAGATAGAGAGGTGTGAATTTGCAATATAAATTATATGAAAACGGAAATAATGATACTTCTAATGTGTTAGCAGAAGTTCTTAAAAATAGAGGAATAGATGATTATAACAGATATTTAAACTTAAATGAGAGTGTCGTTGAACCATATCAGAATTTAGACCATATTGAAGAAGCAGTAAATCTATTCATGAAGCATTTTAATCAAAAAAGTAAGATTGGAATATTGGTGGATGAAGATCCAGACGGATTTTGTTCTGCAGCAATGATGTATTTATACATCAAACAAATGGATAGTAAATATCCTGTTGGTTATATATTGCATGGAAGAGCAAAGGCACATGGGTTATCAGACGATGTAGTTATTCCTAAAGATATACAGTTATTGATTATTCCAGATGCCGGAACAAATGATAATGAGCAGTGTAAAGAATTATCTGGGAGTGGTATTGATATTTTGATTTTAGATCATCATGAAAAGGAAGAAAATAATCCATATGCACTGATTGTCAATAATCAAATGAGTAATGATTATTCCAATAAAAATTTGTGCGGAGCTGGAGTTGTATATCGTTTCCTTCAAGCATTGGATGAAGAAAATTGGGATGAATTTGCAGATGATTATTTAGATTTGTGCGCATTGGCGAATATCAGTGATGTAATGGATATGCGTTCTTTTGAAACACGCTATTTAACAGACATGGGGTTATTAAATATTCAAAATAAGTGTTTTAAAGCTCTTATAGATGCACAGGATTATAGTATGAGTGGCAAAATCAATGTGCATAACGTACAGTGGTATATTACACCTATCTTAAATGGGATGATTAGAATCGGTTCCCCAGAGGAAAAAGAATTACTATTTAGAGCATTTATTGAACAGGATGAGTTTTTTGAATATAAGAAACGTGCCACTAAAGATAAACCTGCTGAAACAATACAGGAAAGTATATATGATAGGGCAGCCAGACTTTGCAAGAATGCAAAAAGTAGACAAGATAAGCAAAAAGAAAAATGTGTATCACAAATTGCAGAGATTGCACGACATATTCCACAAGAAGATAAAGTTGTTATGATTGATACCTCTGATATTCTTGATAATGGCTTAACTGGCGTTGTTGCTATTAAAATTGCTGAAATGTTTAATAAACCATGTATCTTACTAAACAAATTTTTAGATAAGAAAACAGGGAAGATTACATATGGCGGTAGTGCGAGAAATATTGATAACAGTCCTATTGATAGTTTCAAGGATATAGTCAACAGTACAAATATATTGGATGGTAGAGGTCATGCCAATGCTTTCGGTGTTGTCGGTTTAGAGATAGATAAAAAAGATGACGCATTAAATAGACTCAATGATATTTTGCGAGATGTCGAGTATGATTCTACATACCGAGTTGATTTCATTATGGACATTGATGATGTGAATATAAAAATTGTTACTGAATTAGCAAGGCTTGAGGATATTATTGGACAAGGTATTGAGGAACCAATGCTTGCTGTTGAAAATATCAGCCTTGCAAAAGAACAGTTTGAGATATTTGGTAAAAATGAAGATACCATCAGTTTTATGATTGATGATATTAAATATATCCAATTCAAATGTAAAGAAGGTAATCAACTGTATGACTGGCTTCAAAATGCCTGGGATGAAAATGATAGTGTTGTCTTTAATATTGTGGGGAAACCATCAATTAACGAATATAACGGTGTCATAACACCGCAAATAATTATAGAAGATGTTGTGGTGGTAAGTACGAATAATTCAGATGACGAGGAAGAATGGTAGGTGATTGATTGTTTACACTTTTACATATACATACAACTAAAGGTTCTCTGTTAGATTCCATATTGACTGTTGAAGAGGCTGTTAAATTTGCAAGTGAAAACGGTATGAAAGCTATGGCTATAACGGATCATGGGAGTATGGCTTCATTTGTAGATTTTGTTAAAGAGTGCAATAAATATAATATTAAACCCATAATCGGAAATGAGATTTATGAAGTAGATGATATGTGGAAAAAGGCAGATACAAAAGAGTACACTCAGCCACGCTATCATTTAATTTTACTTGCAAGGACTCAGGAAGGATATAAAAACCTTATCAAAATCACATCTGTATCAAGAACAGAGGGTCTTTATAAGAAACCAAGAATTGATATTAAGTATATACAAGAAAATGGTCTTGGGAAAGGTATTATCTGCTTAACAGCTTGTCAAGCTGGGCGGTTGAGTAGATACCTTGTAAATGACAAATATGAAGAAGCAGAACAATATATTAATAAACTGAAAAATACATTTGATTATGTCGTTTGCGAACTTCAATCACATAATACAGAAGATCAGGCAAATGCAAATCAACTGATTTATGATTTCTCACAGAAACACAATCTGCCATATACGATTACGACAGACGCACATATGTTAAGTGATTCCTTCAAAGAATCACACGCAATGTTTGTTGAAATAGGGGAAGGGAGAGAAGTGGGAGAAAGTTATACAGACTGCTATTTACAGACTGAGAATGAGATATACGAAAAGTTATCTGACCAATTTTCAGAAGACATTATAAGAAAAGGCATTGAAGAGTCTGTAAATATAACAGACATTATTGAAAACATTGATATTGGTCTGAATAAAGGTAACATCATGCCAAAAATAAATATTGAAAATGGCTATGATAATCACGAAGAATATTTGAGATATTTGGTATTCAAAACCTTTAATGAAAAATTTGGTCATATGTCTAAGGAAGATCAGGAGATAAGAAGACAAAGGCTTGAAACAGAACTGCCAGTATTATATGCAGTTGACTATACGGATTATTTCATTATGCTGTATATGCTTGCAAAAGAGGCAAGAAAAAGAAAAATACCATTGGGGTATTCCAGAGGTTCAGGAGCAAACTGTTTATGTCTATTTATGTTGAATGTGACACAGATAGACAGTGTTAGATGGGATTTAGACTTTTCACGTTTCGCAAACCTTGGCAGAAAATCTATGGCAGATTTCGACTGGGACATATCAAAGCGAAGAAGAAAAGAAATGGTTGAAATATCTGAGGAGTTATTTGGGAAAGAAAACGTGGCTCCTATTGCTACATTCAATACACTAAGTACAAAAGTTGCAATTCGTGATATTGGAAAGGTATTGGACGAGAAAGACTATTCCCCATACTACAAACAGATTCCGTATAAATTGCGTGACGAAGTTGCAAAGATGATCCCTACAATCAAGACGCTAAATGATTTAGGAGAAGAGGAAGAGAAAGACGTTCTGCTCAAAGATATTCTCAATAAGAATGAAAAGTTGAAAGAAGTATATGAAAAGTTCCCACTTTGGTTCAAGTATGTCATGGATGTTGAGGGTTTACCTAAGTCAATGGGAAGACACGCAGCAGGAACACTTATAACACCTACTCCAGTTACAGATTATTGTCCATTATGTTATGATTCTGAAAAAAATATTATGATCGAGTTAGAGATGCATAATGCTATGGATGATTTGGGGCTTGTCAAGATGGACTATCTTGGTCTGGAGACTCTTGATATTGTTGATGACACGCTAAAAATGGCTGGTATTACATGGGATGATGTTGATATTAACCATTTGAATTTAGAAGATAAAGAAGTTTTTGAAAAAGTATATAAGAATGGCAATACAGTTGGTATCTTTCAGATGGAATCGGCAGAAGGAAGACGAATGTGTATTGAAGCAAAAGCGGATAATGTAGAGGATGTTATTGTTGTCAATGCAGCCAATCGTCCAGGAACAAAAGAGAGTTTTCCAACATATTGTCAAAATAAACTAAATCCAGAAAATGTAAGCATTTTGCATGAAGATTTAAGAGAGTTGTTTGGAAAAACACATTATATATTGCTGTATCAGGAACAGGCATTGCAATTATTCAGACACGCAGGGTTCCCAGAAGAACAGGTTGATAATGCAAGAAGAGCTATCGGTAAGAAAAAGAAAGAAGTAATGGAACAGCTTGAAGTAGATTTCAGAGCTGGTCTTACTCAAAAAGGATGGAACAATGAACAGTTGATTGAGATTTGGCAGTTAATGCTAAAACAGGCAGAATATTGTTTTAATCGTGGTCACGCTGTTGCATATGGTCTATTATCTTATCTTACTGCATATTTGAAAACTCACTACACAATTTATTTTATGGCAGCACTACTTACATCTAAAAGCGACAAGGTACAGAAAATTAGTATCGTAATCAACGACTGCAAGAGATTGGGTATCAAAGTGTCTCCACCAAATGTTAATAAATCAGATATTGAGTTTACTGCCCTACCAGAAAATAATGAGATTTTGTTTGGATTATTGGCTGTAAAAGGTCTTGGCGAGTCTATTGTTGATAAGATTATTGAAAATAGGCCATATCAGAGTATGAATGATTTTATTGAGAAAGTTGCTGATAAGACAGCAATCATTACACTAATTAAAGCTGGTGCTATTCCAACAAAAGATAAAATGCTTTCTTTGAAGAAATATGCAAATAGACTTTTTGAAAGAAAAGAATATAAGCCAGTAACTACATTGCCATCTCCATATTCAAAACTTATACCTTTTGGATTGAATGTTGATGATTACAGGGACGGTAAAAAAGTAAATAAGGAAGCATTACTGATAGATTATAACAAAGCAAAAGAGAAATTATTTATAGAAGAACAGAATCAAAAATATAAGAATCACATGATAGAGTTTCAAGAAAAATATGCAAAAGATGAATATATGTGGGAATTTGATACATTGTCTATGTTCCTGACGAATGATCCTTTGAAAGATGCCTACAAATATACAAAGACAGATTGGGATATGTTAGAGGACGGAGATAAGATTACATTGTTCTGTGTCATTGTTGATATTAAAAGAAAGAAAGATAAAAATGGAAATCAATTTGCATATTTAGACCTGTATACACCATTTGGTATTGTTGAAGCAACTATATGGTCAAGCCAGTTAAAACAGTATAGCGATGATATTAAGAAAGGAAATTGTCTTGCAATACTTGGAAGAAAGAGGGAAGAGCATTTCTTTGTAGAGAAAATAAAACCATATAATACTTGGTTGGATCAGATGAGGAAGAAAGGAGTGGCAGTATAAATAGATAATTATAAGGTATATGCTCATGTCAATAAAATAAATGGTAAATTATATATTGGTCAAACTGGACAAGAAAATATTAAAGATAGATGGGATAGTGGACACGGGTATAAAAGTTGTGTCGCGTTCAATAGGGCTATAGAAAAATATGGTTGGGATAATTTTCAGCATTTAATATTGTTTGAAAATTTATCTCTTCCAATGGCAAATATTATTGAAGCAGAATTGATTAAAAAATATAAAACTACAAATAGTGAATTTGGATATAATATTACTTCTGGTGGAATGAATTATAAAATGAGTGCAGCAACAAAAGAAAAAATAAGACAAGCACATTTAGGGAAACATAATTCAGAAAAATCTAAAGAAAAACTAAGAAGAACATGGGAAATTAAAGGACATCCATTGCAAGGTAAACATCATACAGAAGAAACTAAAAAGAAAATTGGTGATGCCAATAGATGGAGATTAAAAACAGAAAAAACTATTGAAAAATTGAGGATTGCAATGACTGGAAGAAAAGGCGCAACACATACAGAAGAAACAAAGCAACTTTTATCTGAATTAGCAAAAGAGAGATGTTCTAAACCAGAAGATAATCCGTTTTATGGAAAACGTCATACAGAAGAATCAAAGAGACAAATGAGTGTGGCTCATAAAAACATTCCAAAAGAAAAACATGGGAGATATGGTAAATCAGTATCGCAAAATACAATAGAGGCGATTAGGAAGGCACATAATAAACAGGTTTTACAGTATGACAAAGAAGGTAAATTTATTGCGCAATATGAATCGGTAGTAGAGGCAGCGAAAGCAATAGGATGCAGTAAAAGTGCAGTTAGTAAATGCTGTACTGGTATAAATCATACATGCAAAGGATACATATTTAAGTTTATGGAAGAGGTGACGTAATTAGTTGGATAATGATGAATTATATACATTTAAAGTAATAATTAGTACAGAAAAATATTACAACGAAGACACGACTTGGGGATCATATATAGGTTATACAGATGATGATATACCATTCTGTGTAAGAGAAAGTAATAATTCACTTATGGAAGATAATTTTAAGCCCAAGAATTTTTGTAATATTGTTGGTAAAATGCAACAGTTATCTATTGGATGTGAATATCAGATAAAAGCCAAACATGAATTTAATAAAACATATGGACATCAATATCAACCAATTACCATATATGCAATAATGCCACAAACAAGGGATATGCAATTACTGTTCTTGAAGACAATTATACCAGAATGGATGGCAGAAAATTTAATAGAAGCATATCCTAATTTGGTTAATGATGTTGCTAATGGAGAATTAAAAGAAATAGAGTATGACAAAATAAAAGGCGTAAGAGAAATTACATGGCGAAGAGTTAGAGAAAAAATCATTAATAATTTTTTAATATCTGACATTCTCATAATGCTAAAGCCAGTTGGTGTTACATACACAATGATTAAAAAACTTTTATCTGATGAACCAAACCATATTCTCTTAAAAAAACAATTGGAAGATAATATTTATTTGCTATGCAAAATTAACGGTCTTGGGTTTAAAAAAGTCGATGACTTGGCATTAAAATTGAAGCCAGAACTCATAAATACAACTGAAAGATTGGTTGCGTTTATAAAATACTATTTCACAGATTTGGGAGAAAGTAGTGGTCATACTTGGTGTTCAGTTAAAATTCTAAAGTCGGCAATAAGTAATAGTGTTCCTGAGTGTGCCGATAAAACGGATTGGTTATTGGAAAACAATGAGTTTTTACACATATCAGAAGATAGAGTAGGGCTGAAATATTATCACGATATCGAAATGCAGATTTATAATATACTGCTTGAAAAGTCTAAGAAACAGACGGACATTAATATCTCTGATGAAAGAATAGAACAGGCGATCAGACATGCAGAAGAAGAACAAGGATTTCAATATGTAGTAGAACAGCTTGACACAATCAATAAAAGTTTACATAGAACAATCAGCCTAATAACTGGAAAAGCTGGCACTGGTAAGACTTCCATTATGAGAGCGATTGTAAAAGCATATACAGAGAACCAATTTACATTAACGGCATCTGCTTTATCAGCTATGGCAGCACAGAGAATAACTGAAGCAACATCATTTCCTGCTATGACGATTCATAGGACATTAGGATGTAAAGGTTTGAATAAGTTTGATTTTAATAAGGATAATCACTTGATTACAAGCGTTGCATTTCTTGATGAGGGAAGTATGGTAAATGCCAGTTTATTTCTCCATTGGTTAGAAGCTATTGATGATAACACAAGAATTATTATTTCTGGTGATCACAAGCAGTTACCGCCAATAGGATTTGGTAATGTATTTTCAGATTTGATAGAAATGTTTGATGATACAGTGGTAAGCAAATTAGTGAAACCGATGAGACAAGCTGAGAAATCTGGTATTTTAGTAGACGCAAATCTAATCCGTGAAAATATCAACCCTATAACTGAAAAGTTACAACCGAGAATTATTCATGGTGAGTTACAAGATATGTATTATATGTTCCGTACAAATAGACAGTCATTGTTTGATATTGCAGTTAAGACATTCCTAAAATCAGTAGAATCTGATGGAATTGATAATGTTGTTATTGCAGTTCCACGAAGAAAAGATTGCTTGAATAGTACAAATGAGTTAAATAAAACGATTCAGGAAAAGTTGTTAGGAGATGTATTGCAAAGTATATCTGGTTTTGAGATGACATTTAAATTGGGTGCTAAAGTAATGCAGACAGTAAATGATTACGATAAGAATGTGTTTAATGGAGAAATAGGATATATAACAGAAATCAGTGAGAGACAAAATGGTAAAAAGAAAGAAGAGTATTGCGTAGTAACATATACTGATATTTTTGGTAAGGATAAATTGATTGAGTACACAAAGAAAGAACTGGCAGCTTTGGATCTTGCTTATGCGATGACGGTACATAAGTTACAGGGAGCCGGTAGAAAGATTGTGATTGGTATTATTGATAATACGCACCATCAGCTTTTAGACAACTGTATGTTATATACACTACTGACAAGAGCAAAGAAGAGATGCTTATTATTGGCAGAGCCACAAGCATTTTTACAGTGTATTCGCACAAGTCATAATAAACGGAACACATGGATGATGTTAGAAGAAAAAGTAGCATAAAAATTGTCTATATATAGCGGTTTGCAAAACTCAAAACCACTATATATAGACTGAAATGGCAATGAAATAGGACTTTTATGGTATATATTTAAAAACTAATTATTTATTGTATTTTTAGATTGAAGAAGATTATAAAATGATTTTCCCAGTTCTGTAAGTACTAACACTTCTCTTTCATTTATTACTTTTCGTTTGATTAATTCAAAATTGCAATAATAAATATATATATTATTTAGAAAATATTTTTTTAAGTTAAGAATTGGTAAAATTAAGGAAGGAGATGGTAATGGGATACCACTAATAAAATTGTCATAATTTAAAACAAAAAAATCAAATGCACTAACTGAGTGTATAAATATGTTGTCGGAAGTATAGGGAAATTTTTTCTTTTTAAATAGTTCTATTATTTTGGTAAAATAGTAGTCTCCATATTGATCATTTTCTATTAGTTCCAACTGGTTTTGTAGGACAAGTATTTCTTTGCTTAAACTTTGTACTTTCCTATTTAATAAAGAATTTTCTTTCATTATAAAAACATTATCTTTTAGTAGTTTATTTGAATTATTTTCGTTGTTATATCTTGTCCAGCCAATTAAATCATAAGAATTGAGAAATTCATTAAGGGTAGAATGTATGACAAGTTTTATATCTTTACAATCATCAACCATACGAATAATTTTTGACATAACCAATGATTTAAAAGATTGATATTTATCAAGTGCTTTTTGTTCCATTACATCAGATAAACCAAATAAATTAATTTTTGTGGTCAAAAATGATTCACTTAATACAACAGCAAAAACGGGGATACCTTTGTATAAAGCATATTCATATTCAAGTTGGGTATAACTTTTTCCTGATTTAGTTTCAATAGTACCATAACGTCCACCAAGAATAAGCATATATACATCGGATCCATCAATCCATTTATAAATTGTTTTCAGTTGTGATTCATTCCCTGCTTTAAATAATTCCATGCCAGCAGGAATATGACCCGCATCAAGAATGGCTTCAACGGCAGCTTGACGTTCTTCTTTTAAATCATTATATGTAGATGAAACAAAAACTTGTAATTTTTTATTCATTAGTATTACCCCTTAGATATGATAGGAAAATTATACCACAAATGCAGAATGTAGTAAATATAAAAACATTTGATTGGAACAACGCCAAATTAAATGAAAGATAGGTTTCAACAGTAAAAACAAAACGAAAGGAGCATAGAGATTTGTGCGCACAGAAAATCATGGTTTGCTCTAAGTAGTTAAAATGACACAAAAATTAGAAATTCCTTGCAGTTATCAAGGGGTAAACAACGATTAGCAAAACAGATTGTAGATATATTTTTTGATGAAAATAAAATTGATGATAGTACACAGTTTTATGATATTTGCTGTGGGAGTGGGGCGATTAGTATAGAACTACTTAACCGTGGAATCAAGCCACATAATATACATATGGTAGATAAATCACCTTGGGGATTAGTTTGGCAAATGATTGGTGATGGGTCTTTTGATTTATCTGTATTTAAATATTTTACCGAAACTATTCCAAAAGATATTACAAAGATAAAACAATATGCATCAAATATCATTAGTAATCCAGTAAATAAAAGTATGTTACCTTATCATTTCTTGTTTTTACAGGCTTGTGCTTTTGGGTCAACAGCAACTTGGGTAGAGAATAGTAAATGGTGTAAAGCAGGAGGTTTAAGAGATTATTGGCTCCCAACAGAAGCAAGTAATAGAAAAAGTCCAGTAAATCCTATGATGCCAATGCCGGATAATTTATATAGAAGAGTGGAATTGTTATGTAATCAAGCAAAAGGGCTATATGGATATTGTATGGATGTTTTTGATTTCGTTTATGATCTTGATGAAGAATGGGACATTAAAAAGAATAAGAACATTGTCATATACATAGATCCCCCATACCAAAATACACAACAGTACGGATATTCATTTAATATTTATGAACTTGAGGGTCAAATATGGAATAATGCACCAATTTATATATCTGAAGGTATTCAATTACAATGTGCTAAAAAAACGTATTTACTTTCAAAAGGCAGAACAAAGGGAAATATTAATGGAAATAGTAAAAAGAAACCAGTGGAAGAATGGTTAAACAAATTTTAATGCAAGCAATGAAACGCTCGTTTAAAAGGATAAACAAAAAAATGTATAAAGAATTAATTTATGAAACTAAAGAATTTGCAATACTAAAAATTCATGAACGTGTATGTTCAAAAAATAAGATAATTACGTCATATCCGTATCAAAAAGGTAGTTTAAAGGTTGTTTTTTACATACCAGATAGGGGAGAGGTGGGAATTGAATATATTACAAAGATAGACAAACTTCCGTCTGTTTCTAAAAGTAGAATAAATATGTGGTGAACTAAGAGAAGAATTATACATAGTATATCAAAAGTTAAAATGAGGAAGACGAGATAGAGCAAAGATATAATGACTATGATGACATATTGGAAAGTTTTGACTGTTTGAATGAACAGATAGATAAATTGAAAGAACACATCAATAAGAATGCTGATGAAACTGACTTTACGGAAGGTACGATAAAGGTATTTAAAATGATTGAGAGGTAACACAAAATGTTATGGTCATGGAATGAAACAGAAAATGAAACTTGGACGCATGGTACATTTGAAACAAAAGAAGAAGCAATACAGGATGCTTTAGGTTGCAAAGAATGGATTGAGAGAAGTTTATCTACAGATAATCCAACAATTTATCTTGGTGAATGTGAACTTGTTCCTTTGAGAACTGATCCTGATCCAGATAGGATTATGGAGGAGTTGAACGAGGCATATAGGGACGATTCTGGATGTGATACATATATTTATGATGGTGTAACAGATGAAGACAGAAAATGGTTAGAGGATAAGCTATCTGAATTGATGTTTGAATTTAATCAGAAGATTGGTTTGAATCCTGGATGGTTTAAAATTGTTGCTATGGAAGAAATTAATTTGAAAGATTATAAGGAAAAGCAATAGAACCACGCTTTCAATGGAATATATGAGGTGAAAATATATGTTTAATCCATGTATAGAATACTGTTATAACATACTTGGAAAGCAATATTCATCTGATTGTGATGATAAGTGTGAGTATGCAAAAGCCGTGAAAGAACGCAATTTTTTAAATGAAGAGTTAAATACTCGAAAAATTACAACACTAGCAGAATTAGCCTCTCAGTTTTGTTGTTTAACTGAATGTGAAAATTGTCCTGTAATGATTCATGAATACGAAAGAAGAACAAAATTAGATAAAGAAATATTACATGAGCCGTGTTGTACTAACTTATATAAATGGATTATTGAACAAGGAAAACTAATTAATAAATAGTTGAATCAAGTCTTTTAAAGATAAGGAATGATAAATTTAAAATGGATGAAAAACAAACAAATCTTATAATGTATAGATATATTAATGCTAGAAGTATGAAAGATCAAACATTAGCAAGAGAAATTTGTAAAAAAATTGGTATTGAATATGATATACCGATTTTAGAAAATGACGTAATTAGTATATTAGAAGATAATATTGCTGCTGTGAAAAAATATTCGAGGTGTAGGTATTGTGAACAGATCGGAAATTATAAGAAGACAATACTCAGATAGAGGTCAATCAGAATTTAGTCATAGATATGCTTGCTGGGCGAATAATCATAACGGCTGGGCAAAGATGAAAAAGAAAAATAGAAGATTATTCAAAAAGAAATTCAGAGAAGAAACAAGAAAAGAAATAGACTTACAATTATAAGGAGGAGAAAAGGAATAGAAATAAATAAAATTTATCAAAGTGATAATTTACAACTAATGCACTTATTAGGTGATAACAGTATAGATTTAATCTATTGTGATATTTTATATAATACTGGAAAAAAGTTTGATGATTTCAATGATAATCTTGGATCAAATGATGAGGCGATTCAATGGTATCATCCAAGGTTTTTAGAAATGAAACGAATTTTGAAAGAAACAGGATTGTTATATATACATTGTGATTGCAACTTATCACACTACATAAAAGTAGAATTGGACAACATTTTTGGAGAAAATAATTTTAGGAATGAGATTATTTGGTGGTATAATTCAGCACCACGAAAAAAGAAAGACTTTGGTAAAAGGCATGATACAATCTTCAGATATAGCAAATCAGACAATTACTATTTCAATGGAGATAGTAAATATATAAGACAAGAATATTCAAAAACAGCTCCTCGTGGATACGAAAAAGAAAAATATTATGATGATCGTGGCAAGATTATGGATGATGTATGGAAGATAAATATGCTTGGTCAAAATGATAAAACAGAGAGAATTGGATATTCAACGCAAAAACCAAAAGAACTATTGTATAAAATTATTGATTCAAGTTGTCCCATAGATGGGGTTGTTGCAGATTTCTTTTGTGGAAGTGGTACAACGTGTGTTGCAGCAAAAGAACTTGGAAGAAAATATATAGGATGTGACATAAATCAAAAAGCAATAGAAATTAGTATTAACAGATTGGATAAAATAATTTAGCATTTTTACAATAAAAAGTAGAAAATAAAAATGAATGGTAAAGAATATCAGGAATAGCAATGAGAACGAATGATGGGAACGCAACAAAAAAGATTGTTAAACCTAACACTATTAGGAAATGTAGAAAATAGGATAGTAGAAAATACTGGAGCAGTACTAAACGCATGTCTAGATTTATCTGGAGGAGTTGGAGAGTTTAATGATATGATTAAGAAGTGGATTTTTCATGAGAAAGATTTAGATGAGACACATCTCAAAAAGGAAATGGGAGATATTATGTGATATATTGCTATGATGTGTCACGCTTTTAGATGGGATCTGGATGATATCCTACAGATGAACGTTGATAAATTGAAAGCAAGGTATCCAGAAGGTTTTGATGTTGTTAAAGCTAGCAATAGAGAAAATGGGGATGTGTAATATAAATAAAATTACTGCTTAAGAGGGAGAAAAGTGAGAGATATTAAAAACAAAACAATTAAAATTTTAGACGAGTTAAAGGAAAAGAATCCTGGGCAAAAAATTATTGTAGAAACTCCTAATGGAACAGTATCATTGAAGATTTCTGATGCACTAATTTATGAGGGGATAAATGGAGAAATAGTAATAGACAGTGAATAAATTGTGTGTTTCAAAGGAAGGAGAATGTGATTGGATAAAGTAAAGAGAATAAAAGAATTAACCCAACAGCTTAATCAGTACAGAGACTCATATTATAACAATTCTGTATCAGAAATTTCAGATCATGAATATGATGATTTATTTGATGAGTTAAAAAGACTGGAAGAAGAAACAAATATTGTAATGGCTAATTCACCAACATATACAGTTGGATATGAAGTCAAGTCAAAACTTGAAAAGGTGAAACACTCGCATCTTATGCTTTCACTTGATAAAACAAAGTCAGTAGATGATTTAAAGAAATTTGCTGGCGACAAAAATTGTATACTCATGTGCAAAATGGACGGATTAACTGTATTACTTACTTATGAGAATGGCGAGTTAATTCAGGCAGAGACTCGTGGAAATGGTGAAGAGGGAGAAATTATAACACACAATGCAAAGGTGTTTGAAAATATTCCATTACACATAGATTATACAGGACATTTGGAAGTTGAGGGTGAAGCCATTATTACATATAGTGACTTTGAAAAGATTAACAGTAAACTTCCTGAGAACGAAAAATATAAGAATCCACGAAATCTTGTAAGTGGATCAGTTAGGCAATTAGATAGTGGAGTAGCAGCACAGAGACATATTAAATTTATTGTGTGGAAAGTTCCTTTTGTAGAAAAAGAAAAGTATTCAATAAATACAATGGTTGATAGATTTTCTTTAGTAGAAGCACTTGGTTTTGAAACGGTTCCACAGATTATTATAAAAAGTTGGGAAGAACATTATGAGGAATATATTAATTCATTGAAAGAGATTGCAAAAATGAAAGAATTTCCGATAGACGGACTGGTTATGACTTACAATGATATTACCTATGGAGAATCTCTAGGAACAACAGGACACCACCCAAAACATTCATTAGCATTTAAATTCTATGATGATATTTATCCAACAAAATTAATAAGTGTAGAATTTACGATGGGTAAGACCGGAGTTTTAACACCAACAGCAGTTTTTGAACCGATAGAAATTGATGGGACTGTGGTTGAGAGGGCATCATTACACAATTTATCTGTAATGAGAGAATTAGGAGTAGAATTCATTGGTCAAGAAATAAATGTTTTTAAAGCAAATCAGATAATACCACAAGTTTATAGTGCAGAACCAATTTTGCCATTTAAAGACCCAGAAGATAAAGAGGAAATAGAAAGTATCATTATTCCAGATAAATGTCCTATCTGTGGTGATAATACAGATATTCCAAAAGATAATGACACAGAAATTCTTATATGTACCAACCCAAATTGTAAAGGAAAATTGCTTGGAAAGTTATCACATTTTGTAAGTAAAAATGCAATTAATATAGATGGCTTATCTGAACAGACACTACAGAAATTTATTGATTTAGGATGGTTGAACTCATTCAGAGATATTTATTATCTATCAGAGTATAAAGAAGAAATATATAAACTTGATGGCTTTGGTAAGAAATCTGTAGATAAACTGTTACAGGGCATTGAAAAAAGTAGAAATACTACATTGGATAGATTTATTTATGGATTATGTATTCCGTTGATTGGTAGGACAGCAAGTAAAACTATTGCCAAAGAATTCAATAATCAAGCAGAAGAATTTTATGATATCTGGTGTCATGGTTATGACTTTACTAAATTAGATGATTTTGGTGATATAATGAATAACTCGATGCAAGATTTCGTCAGAGATAATTATAGATGGATTGCGGAGCTGATTGTAGAATTTAATTTTAGAGAGTCAGATAATAATGGTAATGTAAAACAAGTGTTAGGAGGTAAAACTTTTGTAATTACAGGGAGTTTAAAGTTTTATAAGAATCGTGAAGAATTAGTTGCCACAATTGAGAGAAACGGAGGAAAAGTATCTGGTTCTGTGTCAGTAAAAACATCATATTTGATAAACAATGATGTTACAAGTACATCTGGAAAGAATAAAAAGGCTCATGATTTAGGGATACCAATTATAAGCGAAGGTGAATTTGTTCAAATGATCACATCTTAAATATAGAAGAAATAAATGTAACTCGTAAACACATCAAATAAAATTCAAATTTCAACGGAGGACAAATGAATATAAAGACTAAAATTTTGCTATCAGTAGTGATAGTTTCTTTAAGTGCGCGTGTCGTCCCCTTAGAGGGACATAGTGAAAATTCAAAAACTGAATCTGTGGCAGTACAAGAAACAGCAATATTCACAGGAATTAGTGCTGAAAATTTTGTAATAGAACAACCAGTATCAATAAATTTTGAAATTGATAATGCTATCGAAGAAATGAATTATGAAATGACTGAAATAGAAACCATCACAGATAAGAAAGAATGGTTCATTGCTTATAAAAATATTATTGAGGAATATTCGTACATAATTGATCCACCTGAAACCATATATGATTATTTTTCGGAAGAAGAATTGGATTTGCTTTTTCATGTTGTACAAGCAGAGGTTGGAGATGAATATTCATTTGAATCTAAAGTCAATGTTGCAAATGTAATATTTAACAGATTTTATCATGAAAGATTTCCTAATACATTATCAGATATTTTAGTGTGTGATCAATTTTCACCTATTGCTGACGGTAGATATAGAGAAGTAGAAGTTACAGAAGATACTATTCTTGCGTGTGAATATGCTTTTATGCTGGAAGATACTACGGATGGATGTTTATTCTTCGATAGTAATAATGCATTAAACTATCAATTTGTATTTGATGATGGAGCACACAACTTTTACAAATATAGGGAGGAGTAAAATTGCAGAAAATTAAGATTAAACTAACAACACCAGAGTTTATTGCAGAATTTATTAATACTTGTTCAAGGTATGATTGTGACATTAATTTATATGATGGAAGAAATATTATTGATGCAAAATCGCTAATTGGAGTATTCGCTATTGCACAAGGGAAACCATTGGAAGTACAAGCAATCAGTTCTGACGAAAGTGTTATTTCATCGTTTATCGAAGATATGAGAAAGTTTGAGGTGTAAAAGTAGAATGATAAAAGCAGATGAATATATGATTGAAACTATTAAGCACATTTTGAATGATGGCTATAAAGATGTAAATCCAAGACCACATTATGAGGATGGAACACCAGCACATACATTGTCAGTAAATGGTGTTGTTCATACATATGACATTAGCAAAAATGAGTTTCCAATTACTACATTAAGACCAATTTATTTTAAAAAAGCAATTGGCGAAATCCTTTGGATATATCAGGACGAAAGCAATAATCTTAATTTATTAAGAGATAAATATGGAGTAGATTGGTGGGATTCTTGGGATATTGGTGATAGAACAATCGGTTCATGTTATGGAGAAACTGTCAGAAAACATAATCTCGTAAAACCTATTTTGGATGAAATAATCAATGATCCATATGGGAGAAGGCATATTATCAATTTATGGCAGAAAGAAGATTTTAAAAATCCTCACGGATTAAAACCGTGTTGCTATCAAACACAGTTCTTAGTTCGTGGAGAATATATTGATATGATTATGTATCAGCGCAGTTCTGATTGGTTGACAGCAGGTAATATTAATCAGATGCAATATGTAGCATTAATGATGATGGTAGCAAGACATTGTGGGTATAAGTCTGGAGTATTCACGCATTTTATTGCTAACCAGCAAATTTATGATAGACATGTAGATAATGCATTAGAAATGTTAAAAAGAGAACCGATAGACTGCAACCCTGTATTAGAGTTGAATCCTGATAAAAAAGATTTTTACTCAATTACGGTTGATGATTTTGTTTTAAAAGGATATGAGTCGAATAAGCCACAATTAAAATTTGAATTGGGAATTTAAAAGGAGAAGATACATATATGATTATTGTTTTACTAGGGGCTTCCGGATCAGGGAAGTCAACAATTGAAAATGAACTGGCGAAACATCATGGCTTTGAAAAGATTATTTTATAGGAGGGAAGATTACACTTTTGGATAAACGTGTTTTTATAATCAATGGTTCTGGAGGTGTCGGGAAGGACACCTTTGTAGAGCTAGTATCAACAGAACTGAATAACAAACTCAAAAAATTTCATACGGTTGTTAATTTTTCATCTGTAGATAAGGTAAAAGAAATAGCGAAAAAAATTGGATGGAATGGAAAGAAAACTGAAAGAGACAGAAAATTTTTATCAGATTTAAAATTGTTAACAAGTGAATATTGTGATATGTCTTTTAAGAGTGTAAAAAATAAGGTAAATGAATTTTTTGAAGACAAAGAAAGTAGATTCTTATTTTTGCATATCCGTGAACCAAAAGAGATCCAAAGGGCAGCAAAAGAGTTTAATGCAAAAACAATTTTAATAGTACGGGATGCGATAAAGCACATCACCTCTAATATGGCAGACGAGAATGTTTTTAATTATGAATATGATTATATAATTGAAAACAATGGAACAAAAGAAGAGTTAAATAATAAAGCAAAAGATTTTGTGAAAGGAGAGACAGTTAATGAAGCGTAGTATATATCTTGCTGGTGCAATGGGCTGCTATTTTAACACAGAACAACACGGTTATCCTAAAAAATGGAGAGACCATGTAAAAAGATATGTAAAGAGATTCTATAGTGATATCACAATCGTATCTCCTACAGATTATTATGAAATAGGTAAAAATTATCATAAAACTGAATCAGAGGTTATGCGATTTGATCTTAGGATGGTTAGAGAGGCAGATATTGTATTATGCAATCTAAGAGATCTACATGCTTCTATCGGAACTTCAGATGAAATTTTGTATGCGTTTATTAGCGGAAAACCTGTAATAGGATTCTTAGAAGATGAGTCAGCAGTAAAAAATATTCATCCATGGAAAGTTGAGCAAATCGATAGAATTGAAACTGGAGAAAAAGCACTGGAAAATGCATTAAGTTACATTTATAGATACTATATAGATAGATACAATTATTAAGAAAGGCAAGTTATTAATGAATTTTCAAAAAGAGAATATTATATCATGCAAAGAATATTGCTCAATAAAAAAGAAAGAATTAAAGTCAAAATTAGATAATGTAAAACAGATTCCAACATTAGCAGTAGTACAAATTGATGATAATAAGTCTTCAAATGCTTACATAAATGGTAAAAAGAAAGATTGTGAAGAGGTTGGTATTAAGTTTGTTCATTTTAAATTAGAGTCTTCAAAATACACACAGGAAGACTTGTGTAATATTTTAATATCACTGAGTAATGATGAGTTAATGAATGGGATTATTGTTCAACTACCAATACCAGAAAAGTACAATGTTGAAGAGTTGTTAGCTAATATAACTCCTGATAAAGATGTTGATGGATTTAGAAAAGACAGTTGTTTTGAATCTTGTACACCAAAAGGAATTATAGAGTGGCTGGAATATAATAAATATGATTTTACTGGAAAACAAGTAACAGTATTAGGACGCAGTAAGATAGTGGGAAAGCCACTTGTAAATATGTTGATCGATAGAGGGAGTACGGTTATAAGCTGCAATAGTCACACGAAAAATATAGAAAAATATACACAGGATTCCGATTTGGTTATTTCAGCTGTGGGAAAAGCAAATCTATTCTGTTGTGAAATGCCAGAGAATGGAATAGTAGTAGATGTTGGAATTAATCATGATATTGACGGAAAATTATGTGGTGATATTAATCGTAATTATGTAAATAATAATATAAAAAATACATATGTGACACCTGTTCCCGGAGGGGTTGGTTTATTAACAAGAGTTGCATTATTAGATAATATTACAAAATCATGTGAAATGAGAAAGGATTAAAATGGGAAATACAATTAAAGTAAAACTGGATAGTATAGAAAATGCACAGAAATTTGTAGAAATATGCAACCAATTTGAAAATATAGATATTGATTATATTGTTGGAAAATATACTGTTGATGCTAAATCTATTATGGGCGTTTTATCCACATCATTAGGACGTGTAGCAAGTGTGAATTTTAATAAAGGAAATCAAAAATCAATTGATTTGTTTTGTGGTTTAATTAGCAATTGGATTATGGGGGAATAGGAGTATGAGAATAAAATTAAATACAGTAAGTGATGTAAATAGTTTTGTTAATGCCAGTACAAAGTACTATGAAGGTGACATTGACGTAGAGCAAGGAAGGCAAATTATAGACGGTAAAAGTATTCTAGGGATATTTAGTTTGAATTTAATGAAACCACTAGAAGTCAATATAAACACTGATAATGTAAATACGGAACGTGATTTTTATAATTTTATCAAGAAATGGGAAGTGAATGATGTGGATTGATATTGAACACCTGTTTTGCTGGCAAAGGAGAGATGATAAATGAAAATCAGTTTATTTGATGGATTTTTGAATTTGATCTTGATTGAAAGACAGTTGTAGGTATTGGAATTATAAATTTTAGGACGTGCTTTATTTAATATGTGAGGAGGGATTATTTTTGACAGTACAAAAAAGAGATGGACGTAAAGTTAAATTTGATAAAGAGAAGATAGAGATAGCTGTACTAAAAGCATTTAGTGATGTAGATGGTAAAGAAACGACTTATGCAAAAGAAAAGGCCAGAAACATTGCTGAGCACATAGAATCTCTAAATAAGAGTATGACAGTGGAGGAGATTCAGGATCAGGTTGAAGAGGGACTGATGGAGAGTGATCGTAAAGATGTTGCAAGAAGATATATCATATACAGAAATGATAGGAACAAAGTTAGAGAAAGAAATAGTAGTGTCATTCAAAAAGTTATGAAAAGAGTTAACGCTTCTGATATAGAAAATGCTAACGCAAATGTAGATGAACGTTCATTTTCGGGAAGAGAAAAAGAAGCTTCTGCTGATATTGGAAAAACAATCGCACTTGAATATGGCGGATTGAGCGAGGAGGTAGCACAGGCACATAAAGATATGTTGGTATATCAACATGATTTAGAGAAGGCAATCTATGGAATGCATAACTGTTTAAATCTGGATTTTGGTGAGATCTTTACATATGGGTTTAAAACAAGAAATGGGGATGTAAGACCACCTGCTTCTTTTAGCACAGCTTGCCAATTAGTTGCAGTCGCATTTCAATGTCAAAGCCAAGTGCAATTTGGTGGCGTTGGTTCTATTCACTTAGATTATGATCTGGCACCTTTTGTAAAAATGAGTTTTGCTAAACATTTCAAAGATGGTCTGAAATGGATTTATGGTTCATCAGAAGAATACATCAAAACCTTTCCTAAGAAGTTAGATGTAGATGATGAAAATGCACTGGTACATCCAAAAGTATATAAGTATGCTATTGAAATGCTCGAATCTGAAGGAAGACAAGCCGCACAAGGACTTTTTCATAATTTGAATACATTGGAAAGCCGACAAGGGTCACAGGTTCCATTTACTTCAATTAATATAGGGCGAGACACTTCAGCAGAAGGGAGATTGGTCACAAAATGGATCATGGAAGCAAGCATTGATGGTATTGGACAACATCATTTGACAAGCATTTTTCCTATCAGTATTTTTCAATATAAAAATGGAATAAATGCAAATCCAGGTGATCCAAATTATGATTTAAAACAATTGGCTTTAGAATCTATGTCTAAAAGAATTTATCCTAACTGGGTTAATGGGAATTGGTCACAAGCACATGAGACAGAAGGGGAACCAGATACTTATTTAAGTACAATGGGCTGCCGCACGTTAATAGGGTATGATCGTCATGGACTTGGATATATTCGTCAAGGAAGAGGTAATAATGTACCGAATACGATCATTTTACCGAAACTGGGCATTGAATATGGTATTTGTCTTGGTAAAAGAAAAAGTGCAGATTTAGATGAATTTTGGAAAGCATTAGATAACGCCCTCCGCATTTGCGAAAAAGGATTGATAGAAAGATACGAGATCATCAAATCCCAGTCTCCTAAGTCAGCACCTTTCATGTACCAAAATAATACCATTAAAGGATCAAGAGAATGTAATGATACTGTTGAAAATGCAGTAAAACATGGAACATTAGGATTTGGGATCATTGGGATGGCTGAAACTTGTGTTGCTCTATTTGGTAAAAATCATGCAGAAGATGAAGAAGTACATAAGTTTGCGTTATCTGTCGTAGAACATATTTACAACTATGCTAAAGACGCAAGCGATAGAAATGATTTAAATTTTGGAACGTATTTTACCCCAGCAGAAGGACTTTGCAGAACTGCATTAACTGCATTAAGAAATCAATATGGTGTAATTGAAAATGTAACAAGTCATGAATTTATAACAAATAGTATTCATGTCCCAGTATGGCAAAAAATTTCAATTTATGACAAATTGCGTGTAGAAGCACCTTTTACAAAATATGCAACATCTGGCTGTATAACGTATATTGAATTAGAATCAACATTCATAAAAAATACAAAAGCAGTAGAGGATATCATTGATTATGCTTTCAATGAATTAGATATTCCATATTTAGCTTTTAATTTTCCTATTGATAGTTGTTTGGACTGTGGGTTTCAGGGTGAATTTAATGATATCTGTCCAGAGTGTGGTAGCAAAAATATTCAACAATTAAGACGTGTAACTGGTTATCTTACTACTGATTATAGAAATTTTAATAATGGAAAACAAGCTGAGGTAAAAGAACGTGTAAAACATAGCGCATATACAGATTTTGGAGAATAAAAAATGTTACATATAGCAGGGATCAACTATGAATCTACTGTTGACGCTGAAGGAGTAGCCTGTACTATCTTCTTTAGTGGATGTGATCATTTTTGCCGTGGATGCCATTCTAAAGATACATGGGATTTTGATTATGGAAAAGTGATATCTAATAATTTAATCAGTATCATCAATTCTGAAATTGATAAAAGGCCATTTTTGTCAGCATTGGTACTTAGTGGTGGCGATCCGATGTATTCAGCAGTAGAAGTTAAAAATTTTATATCCAGAATCCATATCCCCAATAATAATATTTGGTGTTATACAGGATTCACGATAGAAGAAATCATAAAAGACTATAAAATGAAGGACTTATTATATCTATGTGATGTTTTGGTAGATGGAAGATATATAGAATCACAACGCGATATCACACTACCCTACCGAGGAAGTAAAAACCAAAGGGTTATTGATATTAAAAGATCATTACGACAAGGAAAGGTTGTCTTATGGTGCGATTAAAGAAGAAGGATATTTTATATTATGCAAGAACTATTCCCAAAACTAGAATTTATGAAGTATGTGAAGTTATAGTTAGAACTGTAAGAGATACATGGTTTGTTGCTGTGGACAAAAGAGATAAACGAGCGTATCTCTTTAACAACAATGATGTTGATAAAATTATATTTTTTGATAGAAATACTGCTTTGTTTAAAGTTAATAAGGCTGAAGAGTCTGAACCAAAAGAAAAATACGAAATAGATTATGAAGAATACTAAAGGGAGGTGATAATATAGCAAATTACTTAATATCCCATTATAAAGGAAAATATAGGATTAGAAGTGAATATGACAGAAGGGTAAATCAATTTCCCAGAAAACTTGATGACACATATGAAGATATAGACTGCTATATAGATTGCTATAATAATATTAAAATATTTTATTATGGAAAATCTACTTTAGAAGCATATATTCCATCCAAAACAAGGGGACACAATATTATTAGTGCAATAGAAAAAGAACTTGGACAAGATATTATATGTAATAGGGAAGAGAATGATGTGGAGGTATTATTTCAGTTTAAATCAAAATATATGTGTGCACTAGAAAAATATTTAAAACCTAAAACAAGTGGTTCAAATATCAGCCCATTCAGTTCAAGAAATCTACCTAAAAATAGGTCTTATAAAATATCAGATGAGGATTTGGTGAAATACAAAAAAATAGTTGAAAAAATAGATAAAAAACAAATAATAACGCTTACACATACTACAAATAATTATTTGAAATCGTTGATAACAAGAAAAAATACTTGGGAAGATATTAAATCAGATATGGCATTAAAGGGGCTTTCTGGAAAGAATTATATTCATTCAATTGGTGAGTGGGATAGATATATAAGGTATTTAGAAAAGGAGTATATATAGACAACATGATAGATTGTTTGCGGATAGCAGATGAAGAGTAGAGCAAGTGAGTATTACCAACAAGGAGGTAAAAAATGTGTGAAATTGTTCTAAATAAAGACTATAAGACTGATGATTTGATAAAGTATGGATTTAAAAAATATGGAACAAATTATAGATTAAATATTCCATTATATAGATATAAAGATATACCTGCAGTAAGTGCAAACTTTATAATTTCTGTTTCTGATAATTACATAGTATATGATGTAATAGATAATAATTCTGGAGAGATTTATACACATTTTTACAATAGAACATATACAAATCCCAAACATAATAAAGTGTTAAAAGTGGTAATTAAAGAATTAAATCTTAATCTTGAAAAAATGAAAAGATTAAATATAATTTCCGATTACAGAAAGGTTAAATAAAATGATGAAAAGAATTGCAAGATTTGAAAAAATAAGTTTAAATCGGTTTATGAATGATTGGATTGATACATTTGGAAATAAATCTGATGAAATCATTACCGAGATATATAATAATATAAAACTTCCACATAGAGCAACTAAAGGTTCGGCAGGATATGATTTCTTTTCTCCAAAAGATTTTACATTACATCCAGGATGTACAATAAAAATACCAACAGGAATCAGATGTAAAATGGAAGATGGTTGGATGCTTCAATGTTATCCGAGAAGTGGGCTTGGCTTTAAATATCGCATCCAGCTTAATAATACGGTGGGAATTATCGATAGCGACTATTATGATTCTGATAATGAAGGGCATATATTTTTAAAATTAACCAATGATACCAATGAAACAAAAACGCTAAAAATTAAAAGGGGTGATGGAATTGCACAGGGGATTTTAGTTGAATATGGTATTACATATGATGATGTTGTTAGCGATATAAGAAACGGAGGCATGGGAAGCACTGGAAAATAA